CCCAAACCGAAAAAGACGATGTAATTTTTAACAAGAATCATAAACCAGTAAAAACTATGGAAAAAGAAATTCTACAACAAGTAACAGAAACCCTTGAGGCACAAGCATCTTCCAAGAAATTGTCCGAAGAAGCTATCGCTAATATCACTAAGGTTTTCCATGATGCTATCGTTCAGAAAAATGATCAATGGCAAAAAGATAAGGAAAACTTGCTCAAGGAAAAAGAAGAGCTCATTGAAGCTTCTAAAGAATCAGCTAAAGAGCTTGAGTCACTAAAAGAAGAATTGGCAAACGTCAATCAGCAAGTTAGTGAATTAAAGTCTGACATCTGTGCCCGCGAAGAAGCCGACAAATTCACTGAAAGAATGAGTGAGCTTGACGACATTTTTGAACTAGAAGACGAAGATCGCATGATCTTAGCTTCAGAACTCAAAGGTCTTTCTTCGGAAGAATCTTATGCTGAATACAAAGAAAAGCTCGCAGTTGTATGGAAACATAAAACTAAAGCTTTCAAAGAAGAGCAAGAAAAGATCATCGCCGAAAAGATTGAGGCTGAAGTACAAAAACGTCTTTCCGATCTTTCTGAAAAAGAAGAATCATCCGAAGCTAGCGAAGAAGAAGCTGAAGAAGTTATTGAAAGCGTGGAAGCTGAAGAAGCTGACGTAGCCAATAACGATGCCGCCGCTGCTCAAGAAGAACTTTCTTTAAGGGATAAATTTAAACAAGCTTTTACAAAAGAAAGCGTAAACATAAAATACTAATAAGAGGATACTAAAATGGCTAATAGACTACTACCATTCAGACAATATAACGAACACGACGTTGTCAATCTGTTTTCGCTTGACACTTCAAGTTACACATTCACTAACATGACTCACGCTGGCAACGGCGGATGGGATGCGGGTGTTATCGTAAAAGTAAGCAACGGAGATGCGACACAAGCTCCTGTTGAAGTAACTGGCGCTGCCAACTCACTTCAGAGCTATCTCGGTAAAACCGATTACCCCCATGTTGGAGGTAATTTCTACCCAGAAGTTCCTTTGAAAGTTGATGTTGCAGACGGCTCAGACATTCCTTTGGGAATTTCTCTTCGTCAAACTATCGCTTTTGATGAAAACGGCGAAAAACTTCTTTACTACAAACAAAAACTTCTTGAACTTCAAGGCGTACTTCCTGGTGAAGCAGTACCTGTTTTAACTAAAGGTATCATTACTGTGGGTGCTAGCGCTGTAGCCGGAACACCAACTCCAGGAGGAAAAGTTTATGTTGGAGCTGGCCCTAATGCTGGAAAATTTACAACTAATAGCTCAAATTCTCAAGTTGGAACATGCCTTGCAGTTGGAGATCGTAGTGATGTAAAAACTAACGACGATTACTTCGCTGGAGACGGTTCAACCGGAGCATATTACATCATCAAGATTGACCTTTAATTTTAATAAAAGAGAGGACATTAATAACATGAATATTACACTTAAAAGAACAGAAGAACAAGTCGAGCTCGTTAAGGCTATGGCCTCTCGCAATCGCGATGTTGCCTACGAAGCACAACAAGCATTGGCTGAATTTATCGGACCAGTTTTGGCTGAAGTAGTCAATCAAGCTCCTACGTTGAGCAACTTGTTCACTAACTTCTCATTCAACGACATGGACAGTCCTAGTATCCCTTTGGATCTTTACTACGACGTTACTGCTCCAGATTACGTAAAGGTTTATAGCACATCAGTTCCTGGTGGTCTTCCAACCAATACTGTAACTCCTACCGCTTCCGAAATGAAATTCACCACTTATCGTCTCGATAGTGCTGTTGACTTCGATAAGCGTTATGCAGCAAAATCCCGTCTTGATGTTGTTGGTAAATCCTTCACTCGTATCGCTCAAGAGATTCTTCTTCGTCAAGAAGCTACTTCTGCGAATTTGATCATGGGTGCATTATCATCTGCTGAAACAAACGGAGCCGGTCATACAATCTCCGCCAACGGTAGTGATTTAATCCTTGACGATTTTAATAAGCTTTTAACTAAGGCTAAAAGAATCAATACCGCATGGACCGGTGGAACTCCAGAAGGTCGCATTAAAGGTGTTACTGATCTTATCATGAGCCCTGAGGCTGTTCAAGGTCTTCGCGCAATGGCTTACAATCCCATCAATACGAAGCAAGCTACCTCTGGAACAACTTCGATTCCTGCTACCGACGAATTGCGTAACGCAATTTATCAAAACGCTGGTATTCCTGAGTTCTACGGAATTTCCATCATGGAAATCAATGAGCTTGGCGCAAACCAAAAGTTCACAAATGTTTGGAATGGTATTGCTGGTAACAGCGACACCGATTTAGTTATCGGTCTTGATCGCTCTCGTGAATCCTTGTTCCGTGCAGTTGCTCTTGACTCCGAAACCGGAGCTGAGTTCTCGCTTCTTGCTGATGATCAATACAGTGTTCGCCAGCAAAAGATTGGGTACTATGGATCACTTGAAGAAGGCCGCATGATCCTTGATGATCGCGTTCTTACTGGAATTACTTTGTAATTCGGGTGCCTTCAACATATTTGCAAAAAGTCCACCCATAGCGGTGGACTTTTTGTTTACAAAGGTTATTATATAATTGAACAATTAGGAAAAAGGAAATATTATGGCTAGAAAAAAAACTACAAAAAAATCAAAACCCATGGAGTACAGTGATGGCAAAGATCATTTGCAGGAAGCTGTAAAAGAAGCTCAAAGCTTAGAAGATATTCTAGGTATCAAGGAAAAAAATCCATTTGGCACAAGTGAAGCATCCAAATTCGAGCAATCAATAGAAACAATGCAACTGACTGAATTGCAAGAGCTTGCAGTGAACGCAGGGGTATTCCCTTCAGGCACTAAGCTTACTTTAAAGAATAAACTTAAAAAAGCCTTTCAACAGTACAATCATGGTGGATCCTCTAAAATAGTTCAGGTAACAAGGCCAATTGTTGATCCTGAGTCTGAGCAAGGTAAAGCTTTGCTCAAAGTAATAAGGGAACAATAAATGAGCGTGAATCAAATTGGTCAACTTGCAAGCGGATTGCTTGAATACGAATTTGATTATATAACAGGATCAAGTAATCGATCCTCTGAGCTAACAACCATATCTGGCTCTCTGAGCGGAAAACTCGGAGAGCTTAACGTGGTTCTCAACCAATCTTTCACGTTTACAGGTGACGATGGCAATCCCTATCCTAGATTGGGCCAGGAAGAAGGAGATATCCTTCAATTGCTCTACATGAGGGATTATAACTCAAAACAAGCGCAAAAGCTTTTAAGGGGTATCTACGACGCTAATGTGGACGATTCTATAGTTAATGCTAATGGAGACTGGATAGAATTATCTGAAGGAGACACAACGATACGCAGAAGCCCTACAGCCCTCGCGAACTCTCCGTCAGCAAGAATGTCTGCAAGTAAAGAGTTTAAAGAAATGGCGAAAGAAGCTGATGCTCAAATTAAAGATTTAGTTTATCGATATAATATGTACGGAGCTGAACCAGTTCAGGTCGCGGGCAATGATGCGCCAGATTTAGAATTTACAAAAGATTGTGTTTATATGATCAGCTTATATGGAGAGAACGGATCTCAAAGCGTTGTATCTCCAGAACCTCCTTACAAAGAAGGGCAGCATATAACAATAACTGGAACTCCTTTTTCTGGGTATACTTTTAGCGGATGGGAACCTTTGTCTCCGACTAGTTTAAATATCAGCAATAATAGTTTTACTATGCCTGCTGAGAATGTATCGATATCTGGAATATACATTTAAGGTCCTTGTAGATCAATAAGATCTTTCATTGACAAGCTTCCACCTTTTTCTTTGGCAGCTTCGTGCAAACTTTTTCCTCCAGAGGACGCAACCCCTAGATCTTCTAAATCTTCTTTCGTTGCTCCCATAATACTGGAACCACCTGTTGTGTTCTCGGCTAATCTTTGTTTGGCCTCATCTCGCTTCTCAGAGGAGTTTGCATAGTCTAATAATGCATCAGGGTCTTGCTTTGTTTTATCTGGAATATCTGAATGTTGTTCAAAGATATTTTTGAATATTCTAGTGTATAGTATCAAGCTTAATTGAAAATTTGTTAATGCTAGTATTGGTTTGCCAAAAAAGTCTCTTGAGCTTTCAGAAAATGAATAATATATTTTGTAGAAGTCTTGAATCACAAGATGTTTGATGCTGGATTCTTTAAATCTATCATGAAATTCGTTGTAGATTTTAACGAGTTTTGATACTTCTTTTGTGGTTACGTATTCAAATTCTTCTTGAGTATAAAGAGGGATTTTTAATTCAGGGTCTTTGAAAAAGCTATTAAACATATAGAAATCATTTGCTCGATTAAGTGCGTATGTTTCACAGCAATTCGATGAAAGATTGCGTTTTTTACTTTTTAGATCATCGAGTTTTTCTTCTGCCTCTTTGATTTGTTTATTCATTTGCTCTATTGCGCTCTTTAAATAAACATTCTTTTTGTTTTTATTTAAGCTTTCTACATAAAATTCTTGCTGCTCAATTTCTGCATCATCTTGCTTGCTCCACATACCTTCTTTCTCAAGGTTTTCAAAGATTTCTGCTTCAGTGGGCAACCCTTTACTTTGGGCTTTTTCGTAGTAAACCTGATAGACGTCGTCAAAATCAACGATATCATTAATAGATTGATGCTTTATGTAATGTTTTTTCTCGCCAAGAAAGTAAGGAGAAAAGCCTTGGACAATCTCTTTAAGGACTTTTCTATAACCCTTGTCGTCCACACACTACAAGGTGCCGGAATCTATATCTTTTTCGAGGTCTTGAAAATCTTGCTCTGAAGCATTTTGGCTGAAATACCAAAAACTAATGAAAGTCATTAATTTTTCCTTGGCAAGATCATAAACTTCATCATCAGACTCGTCTAATTGATAGTATGCATCTTCCTTTTCTTCTGCAGTTTCTCCAGAGAACAAAGGCTGCTCATCGTCTTCTCCAGATTTAATATAGGAAAGATTCAACATATACCAAAGGATTGTTTTATTTTGAGCCTTTGTGTCGGCGGTATGATTAAATACGCTTTGATAGCTAGTTTCAAGATCAACAATTTCTTTACGAATTGCTGCAAAATTATCAGTAAGTTTCTCTTCTCTTGCTTTCTCTTCATCTGACTTATTTTTCTTGGAAGTTAAGCGGGCAAGATTATTCTGAACTTCTGCGAGTTCTCTGTACAGTCTTACTAGGCTCTGAGAATCTTCTTCAGAAAGAAGTCCGCCGCTATCACTATATTTTTTAGCGAGCATAGCTTTGGTCAAAATTCCACGCTTTATGCATTTACTCATTTCAACACTGAACTCCATGTCAGCATCTTCAACTTGGCGCCTTGATGGTTCGTGAATGATAATTTCGTGAGGGATTTCTTTCTTGACTTTTTTAGTGGTAGTAATTTTTTCTACTTCACCTGTTTCCTCGTTCTTTTTTTCAACAGTAGAGTCTTCGTCTACTTCACGTTCAGTTTTAACTGTAAACTTGTAAATAATTTTTTTATTCATGTATTTTTACCTTATACCTTTGTTGTTATAATAACCTTAAAACTTAAAACTTATAGTAAAATTTTCAAAACTACTTTCTGCATCTCTAATGCTTTCATTCCCCATATCTAGTATTTTTTTACGTAGATATTGTAGTTTGTATTGATCGAAATAGTCAGCCTGCTCGATAAGGGCTTCGTATTCTGAGGGCAAAGCATCTTTGAGTTTCTTGAAATTAATCAAGTGATCTTTATGGAGATCTTCTATTAGAATCAAAAAAGATTTAAATAGAACTTTAGTATTTTTACTGTATAGATTGCTAACTAATTCTTTGTCGTTCACTGTTTTATATTAAATTCAAGTGTATTGTTTTTCAATCATTTAGCTCCACAAGGTGTATAACATATTATGTCGTCTTATTTAAACTCTCAGCAAAAAGCCGCATACGAAGCTGTAATGCAGAATATGCACGATACATTCGCCCGAACAATTTACGCATACAAAGATTCAAAGAAAGTTATCGTAAGTACAGATCCCAATTTTAATTTCTTGTATAATAATTCAAAGGGCGTAAGCACTACTTTGCGGCAAACACAATTTAAATCATTATCTGCAAGGGTTTTATATATGGACAAGCAGAACGAGATAACTTTTGATTCACAAGTAAACAGCCAAATCAAAGTAAGTCACGATATTGGCGAAGTAAGAATAAAGTTGGATACCGAGGGTTATGAATATTTCAAAGACGCAAAAAGAGTAGAAATTGATGGCCGCCTTATGTTCAAAGTAACCGATGTTAAGAAACACGGATTGTTTCGCCCGAAGTTCTTTACATACTATCTCCAGCCCACGGACTAATATGCCCATCAGATATACAGTCAACGCCAAAGGTTTACAGCAAGATTTAATTAAATCATTGTCATTAAAAAATAGCTCTACAGCAATAAAAAATAGTTTAAAATTAAATACTGGAGAATTATTGTCAAAAAAAATTGAAAGATTAAAAGATGAAATGATTAAAGATTTTTTAAATTTACCTGTAACTAGAGAAATACTAGCAGGACCGACCAGCTCAAATATTAGCGGTACTTTGGGTGGTTATGGAAACTTGTTTTCGTTTATAGGTTTTCAAAAGGGTGCAAATCCAATAGACCCAATCATCAATCTGCTGAATCAGACAACTTACGATATATCAAGAGTGTCTCCTCGTGGGCAAATTAAATTAACAATTGTTATGCCTTCGAGTAATGATATTTTTAACGTCACGCCTGTACCCTGGGCCCCTGGATTAAGTTGGGCACAAAGAATAGAGACAGGAATGTCGGGACTTGGAAACTATTTAAATAAGTCTTCATCCTCAAGTAGATCTGGATCAGGTGTACAATCAGGAAATAAAGCAAGATCAGGAAAATTCTTAAATACAAAATATATTAGTCATTTTTTAAAAAAGTGGCAAAGGGTATTCCTGAAAATAGAAAAGAAAATTAGTTTAGCATAATGAAGCCGCAATTCCAGCACGAAGCAAATACAAGTTTTGCACTATGGTTTGATTATCATTTAATCAATAACGAAGAAGCCTTTTCTAACAAAAACGGAAACTTTTATTATTTACCAGACGAAAGATTGCCAAATTATCCAGATGATCCTAATGGTTTTGTGTCGTACAATAGCGAGTACAAGCAGTGGGTTTATGATTCTGATGTTAATGGCGCGAGTATTCCAAGTGGAGTATACATAGATACCGGAGACGGAAACTATAATTTTTGCCCCAGAGGGCAGAGTGGACTGAGCCTTGATTTTGAAAACGGAAGGGTTCTGTTGAGCGGCGCCTACTTTCCAACAAATTATAACACTTTAAATATTCGGGGCGATTTTGCGGTAAAAGATATAAATGTATATCTAGCAGACGACACCGAGGAAAATTTAGTTATTCAAAATAAGTATAATGTAAACAGCAGAACTACCCCAGAATATGGACAAGGAGTAGGATTACCTCCCTACCAGCAAGTTGCTCCTGCCGCTTTTATATCGATGGAAACATCACAAAATCAGCCATTTGCTCTTGGTGGAGAAGACTTAACAACATTAAATTATAGAATAGTGTTTTTTGCTGAAGACTTATATCAACTAGATGGATTAATGTCTATATGCACGGATGCTTACAACATAGGAATTAAAAATATTGGATACGATCATCATCCATTAAATGAATATGGAGACCTTAAGACGGGGCGTTTTAGTTATAAAGATACCGTAAGAAATACGCAAGTCTTGCAGCCCTTGCTTTTTATAGAAGAAGCTAGAGGATCAAAAATAAGCGATAGATTGAGCAACGGAACAAACCCAGATTTATATCTAGGATTCGTAGATTTCCAGGTCAGTCAATCAAGATTTCCACGAGCTTAAAAAAAATATTTCCCAATCATAAAAACATAATGTAATTTTATACAAACAATTATTTTCACAAATAGGAGAAAAAATTATGCCTGTACATAGAAATAGAATCATTTATCAATCAGAAGCTCTTTTCGTGAGCCCTGACTCAACTGGAGCGCACTTCACTGGCGCCAAACTTAGCGCAGATAATCTGGCGGCTCATGGTACAATCGGAACGGAAGTATTAAGTAATATTGGACCTGGGCCATTTGGTTTAGTAACGCCGCCATTAGGTAGTGGCCAGGCTTTTGGTACTAACGCTGGTCAAACCGCTCCCGCTAAAAATCAAAAAGGAAACATTTTAGGATGGCAGGCATCTGACACACTAGCTAACTGGCCAGACTGGAATCCAGAAGGATCTGACGCAAGTTTTGCTCAAGGTCACGGAAGCATCATCAAGCAGCTAAAGCGTATTCAAACCGCTAACTATGGATTTACCGTCAATAGGCAGGATGTTAATCAGTTTGGACACCTCGGGAGACTTGACTCCTTGATTATCGAAGCTCCAACAGTTAATCTTGATTTTAGCTACTACTTGCTCGACGGATACAATGAGCGTATGCTTGAGTTTGTAACTAATGGTCAAATCAATTCATTGAGTGGCGCACTTGCTCCAGAACTTTATCAAGCAGGTAACAACTTCTTTATCTTGACCGTTCCTGAGGCTAGAGACGCAGTTAATGGAGATGTTGCACTAGAAAACGAAAGTCGTGAGAATCAAAAAAGTGTTATCGCTCTTGGAAATGGTTTCATTACTGATTACACGGTTGATATTTCTGTAGGAGCAATTCCAACAGCAAGTGTTACTGTCGAAGGCATGAATATTCGCAGTGATTTTGGTACAACCGGAAGCGATAATCCTGGCATTGATATCAATGACGGAAGTCTTATTAGTAAAGCTTGGAAAGTTGATGCAGACGGAGTAAGATCTGCTTACGATGGAGGATGCACAGGTCTTTATTCCTTGCCTGCCTCTAACAGTGGTTATACTGGTTGTGATGACATTTCTGCGCTTCGTCCAGGAGATGTTGTTGTGAATATGAGTAACAGCGCCATGATATCAAAGCAAACTTCCGGAACCAATGCGTCCACCAATACATTGCAAGGAAGCGCTCATATTCAGTCTGTTTCTATTAACATCCCAATGGCTCGTACTACATTACAGCGTTTAGGAAATACTTTTGGATTCTCTAAGGCTGTTGACGTTCCTGTTAATGTATCAATGACCGTTAGTGCTGTACTCGCAGACCTTAAGGAAAGCAACCTTATCGATTTAATGTGTACATGCGAAGGTGTCGAAGTTGGTGTTGATTTATATCAACCAGAATGTGGAGCATGTGAACTAAAGCAAGGTGACCCAGCTATGAGATATACCTTGAAAGGCGCACGTCTTGAATCTGAAAACTTCACAAGCACTATTGGCGACAACAAGACAGTAGAAGTTACATTTACCGCTCAAGTTGGCGGACCAGATGATCCTACAAATGGATTATTCATCTCAGGAGCTGAAGCCTCACAAGCTGATGCGGTTGGAATGCCACCAGCATGGACCGGGCTTCCAGGAGCAATGGGTAAAGAATTGCCTTCTGATCCAGTTAGCGGCTTCCTTGGGTATCGCGCATAATAAATTAGAAATAATTTAATTTAATACACCACAGTCGCAAGGCTGTGGTGTATTTATATATATGGGAAAGTCGCGAAATGTAATACAGTATAACTCAGTTGGACTATTCCTTACTGATGCCCCTGCCGCAAACCCAGAGACTGACAAAGTAAAATTTTTTAATCGTGTACAAAGTGTTGGCATATCCATCGATGTACAGAGACAAAACATAAAACATATTGGCGGCGAAGATTTTTTAGCCCGAAAGATAGTTCAAGCGCCTGATATTAATATAAATGTCGGATATTTATTGACCGACGGATACGAAGAGAATCTACTCGGATTAAATGTGGCACCAGCACCTATCGTAGTGTCACCAAAGTACGGCGTAATAGATAATGATGAAATTCACGAGGGTACAATCTATAAAGATCTCAAAGAAGACAAGAACATGTTTATGGTTGTTGGTGATGAAGGATTTGATCTAACAGGATACGCAAAACGCCCGCAAGGATATTCTGGAACAGATGCAATTGGTATAGGTAATTGTTTTCTAACTAATTATAATGTTAGTGCAAGCGTTGGTGGATTCGCTGAAGCATCAGTGCAAATGGTAGCATCAGATATTAATTATGCATGTATGGGTTCTGGTGAGGGTGGGTATTCATGGACCCAGCCAATCGAAGAGATATTTGGTTTATTAAGGCAGGTAGACGCATTCGATGAAGACTTTGTGTTGTTGGAGGATGGATCAATTATTGGTCTTGGAGAAGAGTTTGGGGAAGTTAATTATGGCGGAGCCATCACTCCTTCTTTAGATTTAGCTAATAAAGGTGCCGTGATCACTGGAACTGGATTCGTATTCAATCCAGACATGTACAATTCTGCCACTACAGCGATACATCAAGGGGGTATTAATGTTACGGTTAGAAACCTAGATATGGGCGGGCCTATATTAAATGGAATAAATCAAGGAACATGCAACAAGGGAACCGCCAATATACAAAGCTTTGATATATCTGTTCCTTTTGATAGAGAGGATCTTCGCGGATTCGAGTCTAATAATGTATATGGCCGCAAATTAAAAAAACCGCAAATTGGAACAATAAGTTTTTCATTGTTAGCTAACGCATTTACAAGCGGAAGATTTCAGGAATTGTTGTGCAATGATAATGACTATGAGATAGCCATTGATTTAACTAGCCAATGCAAGCTAACTTGTAGATCTAGCGACCCAAAAGACAAGTACATGAAATTCACTGTAAATAACGCTAGATTTCAAGGTTACAGTTTTAATGAACAAGTTGGATCTTTCGCTACGGTTGATTGTTCTTTTTCTTTTGGAATGAGTTCTAATAATGGACTCTTTGTTAGCGGGTGCTTTGAGAACGAAAGGCACAAAAAATGTGTACCATCTACTATGATGGCACCAAGAAACTTAGAGGTTGATAACGTTACCCCGCTAGAAGATCCTATTCGTAACCTACAAATTACAGGCGCATGAAAAAGAAAGCGAGATTATTGATTACTTGGGATCCACCCTTGCACCTTGAAAACATTGATTCGATTGTGTTATTGAAAAAGAAATACGGAATTGATTGCGATGAAGTTTTGGAAAGTGGAGAATTATTGTTTGAAACAAAAAACATTTTAGAAGATAGCTATATTGACGAGTTTGATGATTTTGGGACTTTTAGATACGCGGCTTTTGCAAAAAATGCTTACGGTTATACTCCCTGCACCACCAACTATTACACCATAGCTGCTTCGGTGCTTTGGTTTCAGTATTGCGGAGGAGACTTAGTACAGCTTTATGATTTGCAATATAGTTATCAGCCCGCACTTCAATTATGGGAAGAAATAAATGGGGATTATGTCTTAAGAGATGCTCCTTACGGATCTTCGGATGAATATGCAAAATATTTTGAATTGAATAATGATGGTGATTTGATACCTACCGCTTTCCATAACGAAATAATCAACGACTTTGAAGTTGAGGGAAAAGACCAATACTCTTACGATTGCTCGCACATGGGTGTAGTATTAACGACTAATGCAATAAATGGAACAGCTTCTGGAGCAGGATCTTACGAATATAGAGAGATTGTTCAGCTTAACTGTTTGGCTGGCCCTCAGTACGACTTTAAAAAATGGACAACTAATGCAGGAATAATAAGTGATAAATATTCTCAGATTACTACGATTGAGGTAACTGGAAGTGGGTATGCAACAGCAATATTTGAGCTAAAAAGAATGACGATCCAGCTGATAGGCAATAATGTAACTCTTCAGGGAGCGGGTACATATGAACATGGTACCACTATAACAATTAGCGCTACTCCTGATTCGGGTTATCGTTTCGTCAGATGGATGGGCAATAATATACAGAACACCTTAAGTGCCACAACTACTTTATATGTAGATTATTTAGATGGAGATCAAACAATTGCAGCGATTATTGAAAGTATCCCGTAACTATCGTAGTATTATGTGTAAGATAAAATAAGGTTTTAATCACTCTTCGGTATAAGGTAAAAAATGGCAGGAATTAGGGCAGATGTTTCATTAAATGTAAACACAGCGAATGTTAAGCGTAGTCTTGACAAGGCTACTAATGAAATTAATAAAGTTGTCGGCAAGATAAGCGGCAAACCAGTAAGCTTTAATGTTAACGGAAAAAGCTTTACTCAGCCCCTGGGTAGGATTACAGCCTCCGCCAATGAGTTCACAAAATCGCTTGAGGCATCAAATGCTCGTGTTATCGCTTTCGGCGCTTCTGTTGGTATAATAAATGGAGTAAGTGATGCATTCAGGAATCTCGTACTCGAAACAATAAGGTTTGAAAAAGTACTAAGCGATATCAATGTAGTGCTAGGACTAAGCAACGAATCTATTCAGAGATTCGGTGAAGGCATCTTTGATGTCGCAATGAACACCGCTCAATCATTTAATGTGGCGGCTGATGCAGCCCTCGAGTTTTCTAGGCAAGGTCTAAGCACGGAAGAAGTGCTAAAAAGAACCAACGACGCATTAATACTTACCAGATTGACTAGTTTAAATGCAGCTGATGCGGTAGCGGGGCTTACGGCTGCCGTCAATGCGTTTGGGGACGCTGGATTGACCACAACCGATATTATTGATAAATTAGCTGCTGTAGACGTAAAATTTGCTGTTAGCTCCGAAGATTTGATTAATGGCTTACAAAGAGCTGGTGCTGTTGCCATAGATGCAGGAGTGGAGTTGGATAGCTTGGTTGGCTTAGTGGCCGCACTCCAACAAACAACGGCTCGTGGTGGTGCTGTTATTGGTAATAGTTTGAAGACCATATTTACAAGGATACAGCGGCCAGAATCGATCCGGCAAATTGAGGATCTTGGAGTTGCTGTAAGAAACATCCAGGGCGAAGTTTTATCTGCAGATAAAATACTTTTGAATATGGCAAAGAGTTTCAATACTCTTACTCAAGCTCAACAATCTAATGTTGTGCAATTTTCCGCAGGTATATTTCAGGCTAACGTCTTTAGATCTATTCTTAGAGATTTAGCTAAAGAGCAAAGCTTGCATGCGCAAGCCACCGAAGTTTCCGCTAACGCATCCGGAGAGGCCGCTAAAAAGAATGAAATCCTGAATCAAACACTTGCAGCATTAGCATCTCAAGCTGGAACGGGAATACGAGAATTAGCAGGCATTATAGGCGAGCTTGCAGTAAAGCCTGAAATTGGAGGATTTTTAGAGTTTTTAGTTGGCCAAATTGAAGGCATCAAAAAGATGCTTGGAGGAGGAGAAGATGAAGGAAGCGCTTTCGCTAAAGGGTTAGTCCGGGGAATAGGGAATGTCTTAACTGGTCCTGCTGCGATAGCTTTTGGAGCAGTGTTCATAAAGATGTTCCTGAATATAGCTAAGTTTGCCAGCACTTCACTAAAAGATGTTCTTGGTATTGTTAGCCAGAAAGATAGAATCAGGCAAATGGAGGAGTCAATCGTTCAAGCTTTATCAGCCAATAAAAACCTTCAGGAATCCTTAAATAATCTAGAGGGAGATAGGCTTGCTCAAGAGAAGTTCATTCTTGGAATTATTGAGGCACAAACAAGCGCCATGAGAGAGCAACAATTGCTGGCCAGTCGTTTAGCAAAACCTTTAATGAGAAAAGGCGTAACCCCCGACTTGACAATAAAAGCTTCCGGGGGTTTAATACCTGAATCTGTAAAAAGCAAAGAAAAGCAAGGCGCAAGAAAGGGTGGTTATGCCCCAGGGTCAATAGACTCAATGAACATTCCGGGGCTTGGCCCAGTTGTTTATAATAAAGCGGAAACCGTTAAACAATTTCCTGGTATGAAGCAGCCTGCGATTATGCCTCCAAAACAAAGCAGGGCTGGAGGTGCTTACAAAAGCACTTTTAAAGAAAAACATGGCTTCGATCCTTACGCAAGCCATGGTTTTGTTCCTAATTTCGCGATGAAAAGAGGGTCTACTCTCGTCATGGACAAAGCGAAGTTAAAAGTTTTTGGAACAGATGTAGATATAGGACGTGCGGTTAATAAAAAATATCAAGAAATACAAGAACATTTTCAAGCAAAAATTCCAATAAATATTGAAGCTGGACTGCAGCAGATAATAACCTCATCAACTAAAGATAAAAAACAGCCAACAGGCAGAGAGTCTTTATTCGAAAGTTTCAGCGCCTTATCGGGAGCAGGAATAAAATCAATAGAGCGACCTTTTGATATACGAAACATTGGTGCCGCTAAGTCAAGAGGCTCAAAACCAAAAGGACTCTCTCCATCTGAATTTAGTGAAAAGAAGGTAATGGGTCTACTCAAGAGAGAGCAAAGCGTTGATAAGGTAGATAAAAAAGAAGGTTATAGGCTAACGCATGATCCACAAACAAATAAAGGTCTTCCTGATTATCCTGTAGATATCATCTCATACGGCGAAAATTACCCAACCCACGAAGTTAAGAGTGGTAGTTTCAATCCAGCTAATCTCATATTCAAAAGCTTACGAATGGCTTCTGATCGAGAGTTGCCAAACTGGATGCAACAAAATAAAATAAGCGGCGGCAAAAAACTACAAGAAAGAAAACTTAAAAAAGCTGAAACCTTATCAAAGAGATTAGATTTATACGATCCCAAGCAAAAGAAAAGTGCCAAAGAAGAAGGGTTTGAATTTAGTCAAGATTTTGCGGATCAATGGGGATTAAGCCAGGGGTTTGTTCCTAATTTCAAAAAAGATTGGCGACAATTATACTCAAATACGTTAACAGGATACAAGCAGGGAAAAATAAAATCTCGAGAAGATCTTATGGGTTATTTAGGGGTTAGCCTAAGCGGCCTATCTCAACTAGTTAGCGCTTCAAGTAATTCAAATAATAAAGCGATCAGGGAACAGTTGTCCGAAGTTCAACTTGATAAATTAAGGGAGATTAATGCATCTGTTTCTGATAAGAACCAGAAAGACTGGAGGAGCCTGTACTCGACTACAATATCAGCCCGAAATCAGGGAAAGATAAATTCCAGAGAAGAACTAGCGAAATCCCTTGGTGTAAGTGCAGTCGGTCTATCTCAACTAGTTAGCGCTTCAAGTAATTCAAATAATAAAGCGATCAGGGAACAGTTGTCCGAAGTTCAACTTGATAAATTAAGGGAGATAAGTAATTCTCTCTTAACTGATAAATCAGGAACATTATCCCAAACAAGATTAAAAGGTGATTTATTTGAGAAAGCTATTTCAATTCTTTCTGGGCAACCTTTCAAAAAAGGCGCAGACGCATTAGACTTTTCAAGAGCACGGGCAAGACCTGTATTAATGGATTCAAAAATTCGCGAACAAATAGATTTAGGCCAAGATGTTCGATATGGCGATGCAGAGTCAGGAAGCGGGCACAAAGTCCATATCATGAGGGATAAAGTTATTCGCGAGTTGGAAGAAGGCGGCCAATTATATAATCTCATCCAAAAAAATGGCGATATTAATTTACCAGGAAAAACGTTCACAGATATTGTTGCTAACGGATCCGACGCTAAACCAAAAGAATCATCTACCATAAAATTAGGTGAGTTATTAAATACTGGTCGAACAACAGCTGGAACAAAAAATGCGATAGAAAAATCTTTAACAAAAAAATACAAAGGTAAAATAACTCCTGCGCAAAGACAAAAAGAATACCAAAGAAATGTTAAGTTCGATTATTATGTTGATGATGTTAATTTGGAAAACCTAAAGGTTGACAAAAGAACCAAGCTAGGAAAAGAATTGGGAGATATAGATAAACAATTTCTTGCAGTATCCGCTCAGACACAGAGTGACGGATTGGTTCCAAATTTCGCATCTCTTAGATCACCTATTAAATTTGATGTTGGCGATGAAAAAAGCTACGGAAAGTCCTATGTTGCAAGAACAGCGAAATCGGGGAAACTTTTTCTACTAGAGCAAGGCCACAAACATTTCTCTGAATATATGGAGTCTCAGGGTAAACCTACGCCAAAAATGACTAGAGGTGTTATTGGGGGCAGAGAAGGATATTGGGTGAACCAGCACGAAGATGATATACTAGAATGGAGTAAAAAGCCAAACATAGAATACATTCGAAAAGAAAAAGAGGTTAAAGAGCAAAGAGAGCAGGAATCAAAAGACTATATGCAGAAGCTTAAGTATGGATCTTTTGAGCCTATAAAAAATGCAATGCCATTAAATTTCGGGGGAGATTCGGTCAGATACCAAAGAACATCTGGTTTCGGAAAAGAGCTTATAAATAAACTTGGGCCAGACTATAAATACATTTCAGTAAACACTAGAAAAGTAGAAGATTACGCTAAAGCTAATAATATAACCAAGCAACTTCGTTCTGGTTCTACGGTACCCAATTCCAAATCAGCCTTGCTTAAAATGGTTGACTTACCTAAGTCTAAAATTCAAGAGCTAGATTTTGTTAGGCCAAGAAAAAGAACTGAAGACGAAAAAAAAGAGGAACTAAGAGAAATTAGTCCAACAAGCCCTATCAAATGGGATGTTCGTCAAAATCCGGGAACAAAAAAGAAAGATTACTCTCTTAAGGGTAGCGACGACACCTTTAGGCACTTTAGTAATTTCTTAGAAAGAAAAGGTGTTCCCAAGAGAAGTATTCAAAATATTCAAAACGCTATACAGCAGAAAAGAGAAACTATAAAAGGCCTCGAAGAAGGAGCAAGAAAAAAAAGTCAATCCAGATCAGATAACACTGCATTTCATGAAGCAGCACTAGCGTCTGAAAATATAGAAAAAAACTTTAGTATACCAACTGATAAATTATACATTAAAAACTTATCTAATTTAATCAAAGAATTTAATAGTACAGTTTATACTGGTTTTAGTGATGGATATGTTCCTGATTATGGTGCTGTAGAAATGAATAAAGGATATGTGCCTAATTTTATTGGTTTTAATGTACCGAAGAAGTCGCATCAATTAATTGAAACATTTAATCAAATAACTGAAAAGAATAAACTTATTCCTACCGTTGATTCTTTGATGGAGCAAGGCGTGGATCGAGAGACTGCAATTCAGCAAACAAAAGACGATCAATTTGGACAAAAGAAATCGATGTTTAAGATTTTGAACACGATGAAGTCCGAAGGTGTTAAGCAGCTATTTTTTGGTCAAGGCGGTAAGATATTTCCTCATCAATCTGCTGGCACTATACCATTTACAATCGAGAAGATTAAGGATGTAATTAATAACACTGGATACAAGACTGATTTCAAAGCGGATGGATTTGTGCCCAACTATGCAGTTACTTTATCAGATGATAATTATTATAGCCAGAAAAACGTACAACATGGTATAACTCAACTTTATAAAAAGAGTGGTGGACGACAAAAATTAGCCCCGAAAGAATTAGAGTTTGCGTCTGAAAGATATATATCGGCAGTTCAAGACAGTGGAAAAACTTATCCTGGCGGAAACTTTAACGTCGGTGGTAAGAAGTTCAACTTTAATGAAGTCAGTATGTCATTAATGAAGCATGGTCAGTTTTATCAACCCAAAGAAGGTGAAGCTGTAGATTTATCGGAAGGGTTTGCTGGAGGCTATGTTCCTAATTTTGCCGACTCTCAAAAGATCCGAAATGGAGCTATTTACCACAGCAAAACAAACAACAAAGCTGTTAGAGTAAAAAGAGCAGATCAAGCAGAGCGTATTGCATACATTAAGCATCACACTCAGGATCACATGTTTGACCCCGAAGTTCCGTTTTCTGATTTAACGCCTGCCACTAAAAAACAAGTTCAGGAATATCTTGGTAGGTCACCAACTAAAGCTAAGGGTTTCGTTCCTAATTTTGCCGACACTACTCTTTATAGAGGTCAGGGCCGCCCAACTTTGGACACGCCAGACATACTGAGTAATCTTCCGAGTTTTAGTGGCGCTGAAACGCCAGAAGATGTTGTCGGTATTATTCAAAATTTTGTTAAATCTCATGTCAGCGGCGAATTGTCGGGACAAAGAAATAAACCTAATCCCGCCAAAAAAGCATCTGGTGCAGTTTCTTTTTCTACAAATGATACAATAGCTAGAGAATTTTCCGGACTAGGCACAATTAGAAGAAAAGCCACAAATCCAGACGGTAAAGTCTTTGAAAAGAAGGTTCCTCAGAAAAATATATTCAATAAGCGAAAATTACTTAAAATTTTAAGTAGAGGCGCCGACCTCGAGAATAATGTTTATCCGAAGGTACAGGAATTTAAGCAGGCAATTTCATCAGGGGCGATACAAAACTGGGCCCAGGAAAACGGCGGAATTTTCTTAAACGTTTCAGGCGCATATAATGACAAAGAAGCTTACGGAAAAATGGGCAAGATGGAATATGGAAGATTTGAGCATAAATTCTTGGGCAAAAGAATGCCTTCAATTGTACCTCCGAAAGAAATTGGTTTTAATAAAAATAAAACATTTGAAATCACCCCAAGAGAAGAAGAGGTTATGCAGGTATTTGATGATGGCCTTGTTCCTAACTTCGCAGACCCTCAAAAGATTCGAAATGGCGCCATATATAATAGTAAAACCAATAACAAAGCCGTAAGAGTTGTTCGGGCAAATCAAGCAGAAAGAATAGCGTATATCAAGCATCATTCTCAGGATCACATGTTTGACCCCGAAGTTCCGTTTTCCGATCTAACGCCCGCGACAAAGAAACAAGTTCAGGAATATTTAGGCAAGAAACCTAAGGCTAAAGCAAAAGGCTTTGTTCCTAATTATGCATTGACAGGAAAAGAATATGCTAAGTTTTCAGTTAGTTTGTCTGATTTTGTAAGAAATAATTCTATTACGCCGCCGATAAAATCTCTAAGTAGCCGTGAAATATTTAAAATTCCCCGCAGAAATGCAGAGGTTGCAGAACAAACTATTCAAAATATCAGGCAATTTATTTCATCTAATGAATTTGGGGATCTTGACGAAGATATCAGAAGACAGGTCAAGAAAGATTATAATAGAATTGCACCGAGAGGATTATCAAACCCATTTAGACCATTCGCCAAATATTCTCAAAAAGAATTTAGCGGAAGCATGGATGTAGGGCGCCCAACATTAAGAAGGGCTGTTGCTAAGGGATTTGTTCCTAATTTCGCAAGCCCGCTAAAAGAAGCTATAAAAAGAGAAAAAGCTGCAGGGGTTCCTGTTTCAAGTATTCGCGTAGAAAAAAGCCCGCAACTTAAAAGCTCCAAAAATCCAATGGGATTAGCGGTTACTAACACCAGGGATGAGCCTCTTGGTGTTGGCCAAGGGATTAGACGCGCAAGAAGTATGGGTATTGACCCTAAAAAACATGGGGCCTCAAAAGGGTTAGTGCCTAACTTTGCGGCTGGCATAAAGAATATACAATTCAAAGAAGGCGTTCCAGATGCTGTAAAAAAAGCATACAATGAAAGCGCAAAGCATTTAAATAGTTTTAATAAAAACATCGAAACAGCTAGTGATGCATCCGGCAAAAGGGCTGAAGCAGATAGTAACGCTAGTAATAAAACCGATGATTTTTCAAGCGGAGGCTTGATGAAGCTTTTTGTTTTTCAGTCATTACTGAGTACGGCTAATGGGTTCTTGCAGGAATTTGCAGAGAGTGGCGGTGAAACGGCTAAAACATTTGCTCAAATTGGTCAAGCTGGATCTAATTTAATTTCAACTTTACTGACTACGAAGGAGGTCGGCAACCAATTGATGGAAATGGCTAACATCAAGCCTTCTCAATCTGTGGGGCTAGGTGGGCTAATCCGAGGGGGTGGAGCTAGGCGTGGGGCAACTAAAGAAATAGCAGGAGGCCTTAAAGCAGCCATAGATTTCAAGGGGGTAAAAAACGCAACTGGAGCAATTTCTAGTTTTGGAAAAGGATTGTCAATGGCAGGCAAAGGTTTACTGAGATTCACACCAATAGTTGGACAATTACTTCTTTTGGGTACCGGATTAAACGAGGTAATGAAAATGATTACGGGTAAGGGTTTGTTTGATTTACTGAAAAGTGACGCAGATAAAGCTGCTGATAAATTAAAAGAATTGGCTGAGGCTGCAGATAAGACAGAAAACGCTCTTAATGGAGCAAATAAACTACAGAGCACTCAAGAGAAAATCACAGAATTAAAAATTTTAGGTGACTCAAGAAGCCTCAAGCAAGAAAAAGAACTCTGGTCTTTAAAAACACAAGAAATAAAAAACAGAAATGAGTTAAAGAAATCTATATCAGAAGTTGATACGTCGTATATTCAAAACGAAAGTTTAATACAAAAAATCAATCAAGTCAAGGCAGGGGAAATAACAAAAACTGAAGACGTTATTAAGGTTTTAACAGAATACTCTTTCGCCCAACAAGGTCAGATGGGAATCCAAGCTAGTTCCGAAAGATTCTTTAAGAGTATAGAAGACGTAAAAAGAACTCAAAAAGAAAAGATTGTTACGCCAAAAATGCTTAGCGGAATTCAAGTTGGAGAAACGGTTGAAAATACAGGTAGAAATATTTTATCAGAAGAATTTAAAAATAAAATAAATGAATCCGCCGCAGATATCGCACAGTCAATTTTAATGCTTAGCCCTAAACAGCAAGAGTCTGCGAAAAAATCTCTAAAAGAAGGGGAAGTCGGAAAAATTAGAGGGCTGGAAGGATTTGATGAATTAGGTAAAGTAGAGAAAAAATTTATATCTAGAAAAATATTAGAGTTTACAAAGAAAAAAGGCGCAGAAGGAGAAAAAAATGATGAGGAAGCTAAAGCAGAGGCTGGAGCAAGAGATGAACTGATCAAAAGACTATTCTTAATTAAGCAAGGCAGGCAACAAGAAGCTTTAAATCTAAAATTAAGCAACAAGCGGAATGAATTATACCGCAGCCAAAACGCTTTTCTTCATGGTATACTCTCCGAGTATGAAGGCATTAACGTTGCCGCTAAAATTGAAGCCGATGCAGCCAGAAAAACCGCAAAAATAAGATCTGATTATAACGAAAAACTGTTAGGCGTTAATCAAAAATTAATTCAAGGCACAGAAGGGATACTTGAAGGCGTGATTGGCGAAGGAGGCGCAAGCGCAAGTAGAGTCTTTGGTGCGGCTGGTGACCCTAATTCTAGCCCCGTACAATTCACTGAAAAGAGCGGTAAAGATTTAGGGCTAAATCAGGAGAAAGTTAAATTAGCTAATAAAATTCTACAAGAATCCTCAAAGCAGGCAAGTGCTGCCTCTCAATCAAGGAAATTTTTCGAGGAATTAAATAAAGCAAAAGATGAAGAGTTATACATTGCTACGGCTAAGTTGTTTTTTGATCAAGAAAACTTGCAAATCAGTCAAAAGGAGAAAAACAAACTTCAAGAGCTTATTAATACTCGAGATAAGACGCGAGCAATACTTGAGCAAGACAACGAAATAGCTTTAGAAAATGTAAATCAAGAAAGAACAAGAAGTTTAATTTCAAAGAAAACAACAGAGGGTGCAATTGCATTGCAAGAAATTCTAAGTCAAGGAATACCTTATGCTCAAACAGCTATAACTGCAATGGAAGGTAATGCTGCCACGCTCAAGGTTTTAAATAATTTCAGAGGCGCTGAAATAGAAACAATACTGCAAAGTGCAGCATTACAAGCTGAAGCCACACAATTGCAAAAAGAAAAAAATAGAAATGACCTTATAGCTGTTACTAAGTCTGCCGCGCAGGCTAAAGCTCAAGCCGAAGTATTTTCCAAAACAGAACAATATGCTCAAATTATTCAAAAAAGACTTGAGCAGGAGATATCTCAATCCGAGATAGCTGCAAGAGATGCTCAATTAAAAAATGAATTCTATAATATTGAAAGTAATAGGCTTGCTTTAGTTAAAAGTCAATTACAATCTGAAATAGATAATTTAAATACTGATAACTTAATTAAGCAATCTAGATTGGAGTTGTTAACTCAGTATGGAAAAATTAATGAATTGGTGGCTGGGCAGATTCAACAAAGCAGATTGCAAGCGACTACTGATTTAGCTACATCTATTGAAACGGCGCAACAAACAGGAACACCTGAGTCAATGGTTGATGTAGCCGAAAAGATGTCTGCCCTTAATAGAGAGATGAACACGGGCAGTAGAGCTATGGACGCTCTTAGAGAAAGGCTCGCAGAGGCGCAAGTCAATGCCGCGAACCTCGGGGCAGATTTAGTAAACATTGGATTCGATCAAGCAAAGAGTGGATTAAAGCAATTATTTAAAGATATTGGAAGTGGTGCAAAGAGCGCAAGTGAGGCGTGGGAAAGCTTCGGACTGAATATAGCAGACAGCCTTCTCGATAGAATCATGGAGCATAATATAGACAAAATGATGTCTAATCTATCAGTTGCTTTTACTGGGCAGGATTTACTGGCAGACGCAAATCAGAGGCTTGCTGCTACCATACCAACACTTAAGACATCAAATGATACGCTCAACACAACAACTGGAGCATTAAACACAAGCATGGGAACCTTGAATACATCTGTTCAAGGATTAACCACAGCGATAGGAAGCATCAACTTAAATCCTGGTCAGCCTACAGTCGATGTAACTATTCCATCAACTCCAGCTCAAGGTCCAGCCGCATCCGCCCCGGTAGAAAAGTTTTTGGGAGGCAAAATACAAGCGTTCAATAAAGGAGGCTTTGTTAAAGGTGAACCGGGGATTGACAGGGTTCCAGCTATGCTGACAGCAGGCGAGTATGTTTTAAACAAAGAACAAGTAAACGAAGTTCAAAAACAAGGGCCATCAACGACTGTATCGAAACCAGATCAGTTTTTCATGGAAAGCCCGAAGCAAATTTCGAAAAACATTGCCCCGAAAAAGACATTCGAAGATAATATCACAGGTAAGCTCAAACTATTCAAGGGTGGCGTAGTCCAAATGTTTCAGGATGGCGGTTTAGCTAATAAAAAAATAGACAAGGGAGTTTTTGATGTAGAGAAAAGAATTATTGATAAAAAGCAGGTTCAAGAAATACAAAATAAAGAGGTTTTAAATGTCAAGCAAAGCCCAGTACAAGAACTATCCATTAACACTGCAAAGATATCAAATATGGTTTCACCTGAAAAAGCTTTAAAGGGCAGTAAGGAACTCGGGGATATTAAAAAATTTTACGGCGGGAAAATACAAAAATTTGAAGAAGGAGGAATCGCTAAAAGGGTTAAAGCTGGAGCCAAAGGAGCTGCACAATTTGCAGTAATGACTGGGGTTAGTAGTGTTCTATCAAAAAAGTTAAATAAAAAGCAAGATAATCCACCACCAAAATTTGATATGCGTAAGCTTGAGAACTTGGATTTAGGTTCTGATGTTAATATCAAAAGAGGCGACCCAAGATTAAGTGCTAGATTTATTGCGGAAGATCCAGTGATGCAGGAGTACAGGGATCATTTGCTTGAACTAGCTACTTATAGGGCTCAAAAAACCAACGAAAAATTTAGAGAAAAACAAGGTACTCTTGCTTCTGTTATGGGAGCGGTCATGAGTTTTGCTGTCTCACAATTAGTTTCCGCCGCCGCTAAACCATTGCAAAAAAGCATACAAAAAGGTAAAAACTTTATGGGTAAAACCATGGGTCAGCATAAAGATGCCTACAAGAATGCAATGAGTATACCTGGCGGTAAAGACTTAAATTACAGCCAAGTTAGTAAATCAATAAAATCAGGAAAGCCTATCGATATTGGTGGAAAAGAATATACCTATCAAAATGGATCATGGCTTAATCCAGTAAAGAAACAAGGCGGAGGCTCGATACCAGCAATGCTTACAGCAGGGGAAGGCTTCGTCCCGGCTCCTATTGCAAGAAGGATTGGCTACGGTAATTTAAATAAAATGAACCAAACGGGATCCCTTCCTATAATCAATGGACCAGCAGGCATTGATAAGGTTGGACCAGTTGGATTAAATGAAGGAGATTTTATAATCAAAAAATCATCAACGGATAAACTACTAAGAGAGAATCCGAATATGATGAAATTCGCATTACAAAACCCAGAAGGTTTCAAGAAGGGAGAAAGAGGATACTATGAAGGTGGGGTAGTAGGTACAGCGACACGCGCTGCGCCTGTTGCATCAAAAACATACAAACCTCAATCTGCGCCAGAGCAAAGAAACCGCATAAGTTCATTGATTGAAGAAGTAGATCAAACTAAAGCTCAAGAAAGCGCACAATCCACAAGTAATTCAGTAACTAATAATATCAATGTTAATGTAAGCATTGATAAATCTGGCAATGAGTCAGTATCAACAGAACAAACGGGATCTAGCCTGGAGCAGGAAAAAGATCTAAGCATGAAGATCAAGGCAAAAGTTCTGGAAGTTATCAGGGATGAAAAGAGAATTGGCGGAGAGCTTAGTTAATGAAGCAGACTCACTTAGGATACGAGCAAAAGTTTTATTTGAATGGCACCCAACTTTCGGGTGTTCAGAGCGTTAATGGATCTTATGGAATACAAGAGCAGCCAATTAATATTTTAGGATGGGGTCATGTTGGCGGAAAGTATTATCCAAACCCTGACTATATCCTAGATCAACAGAATGGTTTTATATTGAATGAAGAGGGCTTCAAAATGGTTGCCGACAATCCATGTGTTGATGTTGATAAAATTTATCCAGACAGTTTGGCGGTTTTAAGTGCTCCACTAGAAGGTTCTTTTTCTATAAATTCTGCACTTGTTAGCCGAGATATGCTCATCGATTTCACTGGAGATAATCCTTTTACCGGAAGCATTCATTATGCGAGTAATTATTTCGGGTTTGAAAGCGGTTACATAACGGACCATTCTGTAAGCTGTGCGATTGGTCAATTACCGACCACATCTACTAATATTCGAGTTTTTGGAGATATTGGAGGTGCCCCAGACTTCATAAGGACAGAAGATGATTCTAACGTCAACCAAGAAACTGAATACGGAATGGTTACAGAAGACTCAAGAAAAGAAGGCTTATATAATGCATCTGGCAAAAACCCTTTTCCTGAAATAGTGATACCAAGTCAAGGATCAATAAGCGTGGAATGCTTTGGTGCAGAAACAGACAGGGTTACGGCATTCACTCACTCGATTAATGTGCCCATTGACCCAATATATATAGTTGGCTCATCTAGAGCTATACAGGTTGATGTATCTTGGCCCATCACAACCACAACTTCAGTATCTTTAGATGTTGATGAATACGAATATCATTCGTTAAGAGAATATTTGGTATCCCCAAACCTTGAAGATGTTAAAATAAAAATAAATGACTGCTTTGGCAGGCCAGTGCATCATTACATAGTATCATCAGCGAGATTAGTGGGTGAGTCGATGTCAGCATCATCAGAGGGCAGAATGACTGTAAATTTAGAGTACAAATCTTATCATAATAAGAGATGAAGAAGCCTTTTTTTAGATATGAAGACGTGCCACTAATATTGGCTCGGGGGGATGAAAGAGCTGCTGCAATCTTTGCGAACAGCGCGAGTATATCTGTAGATCAATCATTATCGGTGAAGAAAACTGTTGATGATTATAATATATCTTTCGCTTTGCAAACTGGGGATGTGTATTTTCCAGAGGCTCAAGAATCGGGATTCCTTATGGGGCCTGTTGATGGGCCGGCAATAAAAGCTCAAGAATCAATAGAGGTAATAAAAAGTGGCTCAAGAATATCATACCCAAATGGAGCTTCTTTGTATTTAACCGAAGATCTATTACCTGGAGATTATTATGTTAATGTTCGCTCTACCGGCGAAACTTTATTAAGGAAAGATGAAGACGTTCCATATGGAGAAGTTGAGGTTTTAAGAAATTATGCGGCAAATGATATAGCAAGAGGGACACTAAACATCAGTTACTACATGAACACGGGAAATCTAGAATCTTTTTCTGATGTAACTGGATTGATGGATTTGCAAAGCTATCCACATACTGATGAAGGAAAGATAACAGGCTCCTTGGGAGATTATATGTTTTATGACGCATATATTAAAGAAGTTAGCTTTTCGGCGCAACCTTTTCAGCCAATTCAAACAAATGTAACTCTTGACATATACGGGGCACTTGATGTAAAGGAGGGCCTTTCCGAAGAAATTATAGAGAATTATGGATGTTATGGGTATATTCTTCCTCCACAAAAAAATATACCACATGCAATGAATACTAAAATAGTTGGGTCAGAATCTGCAGGGATGAAGTATCCACTTAGTTTTAGTTATAAAATAACTGCAGAACGAAAACCTGAGGTATATTTACCCATAAGTGGCAGATATGATACTGGAGGAGAAATTCCAGATAGAGTCACAAAAGAAGATATAGAGGTCGTTATAGAACTTGCAGGAGAGAGACTCGATCCGCATTTAAAACTTGACGGTCAAAGAGCTGATGTATCAATAAAATTATCAGATTTAGGTTTTGATCCAGAATATACGGATAATAACGCTGGGTCAATGAAGGAATTTAAATTATTAAGAGATCCAAACGATAGGCAACCATACGCAACACCTTATCAAGCTTATGGTGTCATCGAATCAAATAAATTAACAATATCTGATCAAGGCTATCTACAGGGATCTGTGACAATAAGGCAATCTTATAGATAATGGACATATCAGCAAAAGACTGGCAGACGGGAATATCGTATAAAAAAGACGATATCGTAAGGATAGATAATCTCTCCACGCCAAACTATGTTGATATAAATGCTGAGCGAGCAATAGGAGAAATCTTATTAAATCTTACTGATGATCAGGAAAATTTCTTACAAACAGACGCAAATGAATTTATTGGTGTTGATGTAGGAGATTTATACAAAGGAGATGTTTCGCCGCAAGTTTTAATTAGCTCAAGCAAAGAAACGAAATACGGATTTTTATTTAAAGTTGATCCAAGTATTGGGTATTCAGCCCAAGCAATGATAAAAAAGAATACAGAGGAATCTGATTTAAATGATGCTTATACAACTTATTTATTTACCGAAGAGGGGCAAATTAATAAAGAAACTTCAATTGGTGTTGGAGTAGGAATAAAATTTTACGATAAAAGTTTGAACGGCTTATCGGTGGCTGATGAAAGAAAAACAAATCGAGCAATGGCTTCATCTGAGCTTAATCATCTCGAATGGTATAACGCTCAACTCGATATAGCCTCAGAAGATATTCCTCAGCAAGCTGCTTATGGTATAGCTTTTGTTTTTGTATATGGACACAAGTCTGGCGGTTTTGATTTTAAACAAATTAAAGCATCTCCACTTAGTCAATATTTTTATTGCACAGAAGATAATATTTCATCTTTAGATTCAGTACCTCCTCAAAGTGGATATTGGACTCAAGAGTTTCATTGGCGTCCTTCGTATAATACGCGGGCTGCGTTTTCAGCAATCAACGAGTACATGAAACTTGGTGACGGAAACGACTATATTACTAATAGTAGTATCAATTCTTTGCCTCTTGAATTAAGTTTAAATTTTAATAATAGAACGGATAAGCAATCTAAGGCTATTATACATTTTTTACAAGAAAAGCATTTTCCTTATGATTCTATATTTTCACTTAGTTATAATGCTAACAAGTTGTTGTCTGAGGAGACTGGTTCATTTAGATTCAAATATACTTATCCATACAGAAAAGATTTAAAGTTTACTTGTACTAATTTTTCGCATAATATTGCGTCCAGAAACAATAATAATATCGCAGCAACATTCGTTTGCAACACTGAGAGTACATTAAAAAGTGTTGATAGTCACGAAGGGTTCAATATGCGAACAGATGCATTATTGCCTGTTTACATCGACCAAGATACTGAATTTAAAAAAGGAGAAAAAATAACACTAAACACTTTCTCTCTTGAAGAGCCTGCGGCATCTGAGCTTGAGGGTGCATTAAGCATCGAAGGATCTGACTTTGAGAATGGCGTACCCAGGTCAGCTATTGTTAAGTTTACTGAAGCGCAAAATTTAGATACTCAAGATTGTGTTTACATTACTGCCCCCGAAAATTCTATATACAACGTAGGCAAAGTAAAGGTTACCGAGGTAACCAGTGATACTGAATTTAAAGTTGGCCCAATACTGGAAGAAGGTGATACTGAAAAAGTTCAAAATTACCAGCAGATACAATATTTGTTTATCAAGCAGTTAGATAGATGTCCTGAGGACTGCTTAAACTCAAGGCCTTTATTTCCTGATGGGGCCTCAATTATTAATCCTGAAATTATAGATCCACAATCAGGTGAAGCTAGAAAAAGAATCGTATTCTTAAAGAATTACCGCCGACTCATATTAGAGTCTCCGATTACTCAGTCAACTTCGTCGGTAACATTTACCCCTGTAGAGAATTTTACTCTTCGCGCCGAAGAAGATTTCAAGCTTATTATTCCTGCAGTTACAGGGCGTAGTAGTATATATATTGAAGACCCCGAAGGTATTCCTAAATATCCATGGTTGAAGGTTCGCGCTTTCGAGCATAAGCCGTCTTTTGCGTTTAGTGTCAATCAGGCTCCAGAGCATATAAGTACAGATTTTCTGGATAGCTATGTAAAGAAATATAAAAAAGGGATAAATCAAAATTTGTTTACTTTGAATCTTGTGTTTGATCTAAAGACTGACAGGGAAGCTGCTGAGATATTACAATTTCTAGAAAGTCACTTAGGTTACAAAAAATTTAGGTATGATCTACCAAGGCCATATATCAAAGACCTTGACTATATAACAACTCCTAATAGACAACTCAATTCAATTTTTTACTGTCCAGCTTGGGAGCATACAGTTGTTTATAAAAACAACCACACTATTACGGCTACATTTGTAGAATCCGTCACCTCTCATCCTGAAGACCTTAGGGATGTTTACGGTTTATACGGAAGAGATGAAGAAGGTCCTTGTTTTGCAGCTAAATTAGCAAATCCAATTACAGAGCATTATTTATGTACATTTTCCTCAAACTTACAAATGGCGGAAGGGTCAGGATTTAGCTTGGACGCTGACGGCAACAAACGTTTAGGGGCAAAAAATAAAGCAGTAGATTTAGTGTTTATCGTTGATATGACTGGTAGTATGCAGTCCACTTTGACCACAGGCGGAACTACTGTGACGAAACAACAAGCCGCTATTGACACTATACTCAAAATGATAGTCGCTCATGATGATTATGTAATGCCCGGGACTTATAGTTACGGCGGAGAGTTTGAGGCTCCAGCGATTTCTTTTCAAGATATTTCGGGCGATTCCAATGTTCCGCCCTGGCCCGTTGATGCAAGTCAAAAAAGTTTGATTGATATTAATGCTGGCGATGTAAATAGTAATCTCAAAGAAAAAGGTTATCGAGTAAACAATCTAGAGAGATTTAAAATCAAAGTAGACCAGAAAAGAGTGAATATTGGTTTCATCTTGATGGCTGACCAATCACAAACAGTGATCGATTTAAGTGAGATCCCCGATGCTTTTGATAAAGATATTGTTTACGATTCGGTTATTAAAGTCAAGGATAATAGGATACCTTACGGAGATGGAGAGTATTTTTCAAAAGTAATAAGTAAAGCACTTGCTCAGATGTACAATACTCCAAGGGCTGAATATGTTACTGATAGAATCATTATTATTCTAAGTGACGGAGAAACTTATACTGGGGATACCAGCGGGGGTCGTGGCAGTAAATACAGCCCCTCTGCCTTGCAAATGTGTGCAGCTCTAAGAAAAAATGGCGCACTTGCAAAAAGAAGACCAACTGATAGTGTTTTGGGCCAGTATGGACATGGAGGAAATACTCCGGCCTCAAAAATGCAAGAGTATCAATATCAAGAAAAAGATGGTAAATCCAGGTTGATAAATCCAGATTTAGGCAGCTCTAATCCATCGTGGTATTCAGAAGACTTACCTACTATTGTTATGTTTGCGGGAATTGGCTCACCTAGTTCTGGTGTTTCTAGCTTGGCAAAAAATTATGTTTACGACTACGATGGTGCTTCTCCGTATACAGCGGCACCAACAAAGACTCCTCAGTTTTATTTTCCGATCACCGATGGAGGTGTTCAATCGAAAGAATTAGAAAGATTGATGGATTTAATCAAGACTGTAGAAATCTTGACTAGCGATTCTGGGTTCAACAATTTATTCTCATTAACCCTGCACAATTGCGGGCCGCATGAAGTAGAGATACTGAATACTCTTATAAATATAAAATCACAAGCAGGACCGCTACAATGGACTACAGAACTTTTGCGCCAAGGAATACCAAAGGGCGGTGACATAAAAGAGCTAGAGTTATTGGAATCTAGTGAAACCTCTAGTAATGTTACAAGGGGTAAGGGCGGTCAATATTATAATGACCCAAATAATCAAAGTTTGTTTCAAGAAGCGGGAGGTGGGTCAAATATATTGTGGGAATCTTTCAACACAAAATACGAAGTATACAGACAAGGAAAAATACACGAGATTGATGGTGGCTGGAATCCGTTGAAGGAGAGTTTTAGCCTGATTACTGATAGTGGTGAAAATCTTGTGTTAGATTCAGGTGAGGAAATAATAACCGATCCTGAAGCCGCCGGCCCAATAAAAACCAGAGGAGTATTAAATACGGGAGTTGCATTCAAAGGCATGCCTGTCAGAGTTTTTAGAGCAGAATCGGGGTTAGAAATAGTTGATTATAACATAGGTAACGTAAATCAGTCAAATAATTTCAAGGGTGATTATTCTCATTTGCCAAAATTAAAACCAAATGAATCACTAGATTTATTCTTCGGTCTTCGAGTTGGTAGGCTTAGTGACATCAGTGAAGAGGTTCAGTTTGTGGTACATACAGACGACGGAACTCTCAATAAAACAGATTGCTATGGAAATATAAACTTCAACATAGGATCAACAAAGAAACTAGAGTATCAAAAACCGACTCAGGAGCCATTAAAAAGAATAGTTAGTGATTTGGTTCATTTTAGTGATGGAGCTATAGGGGCAGCAATGTCCATGGCTCCAGAGCTAGAAATAAAGCAATTAACAACCAATGGGAGTGTTGGTAGATATTATAGTGCCTCCGGAAGAAGTAGATCTGGTAATGTATTTAGAGTTACTCAAAAGAATCCAATAACATCAAGAGCAATAGATGTCTCTATAGGAAAACAAAGAAATGCTCCCGCACAAGCGACATCGTATCCCTCGGGATTTCCTGTAAACTCTACTTTATTGGCTGATGGTTTTGTTATAGCTAATTCCGAAAAACAAATAATTGACCTATATAAAAAAGAAGGTATAGGAATAAGTTTAAAGGACACTGATGGTGGAGCTGAGTTTAGTTATAGGTCATCAGAGTATTCAAGATACTTCATGATGAAAGACAGTGATTATATAGCAGCTAGATTCGTAAAGAAATTGAACCGATGGGGTTATGGGGCTATCAATCTTAAAGCAAATAAAATACCAACAGGCCCTTCGCTTAAATCAGGCTATTCCCCGGAAGAAGCAGAAAAAGGGTTTATGCCTGAAGATGTATCTAATATGTTGGGTAGCGGAGAATATAAAAGCGCAACATCAAGTTTAAAAAATGTAACAGAAACTCTTGACTCGATACTAATTAAGGAAGATGCATTATTAACGATGTATGACCAACCTGATTTCGCTGGTAATGTAGTTCTTAAAGAAACGGGTCCGTTATTAGTTTATTCTAAAAACGCATCAGAGTACATTAATTCAATTGATACTGAAGCTTTAAAAGACACAGGTATAGTAGATGAAAACGGAAATCTTATTAGGTCTAAGATTAAATCAGTAGATAATCTTAATGCATACCTTAACGGATCATTCAAAATAGAATACATACGATGAGCTTTATAACAGAAGAGTCAGGTATATGTCTTGGTCACAGTGGCGAAGTTGCGTATCCTTTTTGCGGCGAACTTGTAAGAGAGGGAGAATTAAAATATATCCTAGAAGAAGGCGGCAAAGTATTATTAACTGATACTCCATGTGGTGGCCCGATACCTGAATTTGATTGTAATTTTGACAGAAAAGTTGTTGACACTGGAAAGTTCATCACTTTAACGAATGTCTGTACGTTACCTATTACAGTGACAGGTTTCACTATGTCTGATCCAGCTAGATTTTCCTTGTTTGAATATCCACTACATAAGGGAACGCAAATTTATACCTCAGGAAATACCGCCGACCTTCCTTTTACTTTACAGCCAAATGAATTTAAAAGAATAAACACATATTTTCATCCTCTTATATCAGAGTTAACGAATGGAACGCCCGGAACTTTTGATAATCGAGTCGGCGATTCTTTTGAATCAAGGGTAGAAATTTATCCAGGATTCCCTATACAAAATTGTACAAATGATCCAAATAGCTGTGACGCATACTTTACTTTAAGTGGAGAGTTTGTGTGCGAAGAGCCTGACAAAGATTGGATGTATAATAATGAGAATTTTATAACCCCGAACTTATCTGATTTAGGTGGGATAGATGCTGATTATTGCATACCAATCACAGATCCAATAGAAATGGTTAAGGATGGCGGGCTTCATATTGAAAATACATTTTCGGGGCTAAGAGATACAGCTATTGCTTACGGAAAAGTACTGGATGATGGTGGCAGGCTTCACGAGAAATATCAAGATATCGGAATGGCTGGATCGCTTGCAGGTTTCGGGGCAATATGCCAAGGCTTGATTGACTCCAATAACCATAACAATATAAATAATTTGTTTGGGGCTACATTAACCAACCATTCATATACCTATAATGATGGCGAGAATGAATACCCGCTAAATATTAGCTATACTCCAAATAATACAGCAGTTAAGTCGTTTAATGATATACCTCATACAGGGATGCTCTTTAATGTGTTTTCAGAAGACCCATCAAGGGAAACTTATTACAGTACGGTATTTATAAATGTCGGCGCAAAAGATGCACAAAGACAATTAAATAGAATGTTTACTGCGCAAAAAGGAGAGTATACTTTGGAAGATTTCTGTACTCCAGAAAAGTTTGAGAATAAAAATATTTCAACTGATTTAGTTTATATTAGTGATGGATTTATAGGTCATGCAGAGGCGTGGCTACCCTCAGTAGCTGCAATATTCAATAAAGGAGTATATACTAAAGAGGATATAGAGCCAGAAGTCAGTAGGGACTTTGAATCAATATTGATACGGGAAAATGTAAAACTGACAATGTATTCAAAAGAAAACTTAAGCGGAGATGTACTACTAGAAAAGGAAGGTCCAGTCATATTCTATATAGCAGGGCGTTTCAACGCGGATGATATAAGCGAACAAATCTTAATTGATCAAGGTTTAACCGAGGGGCTTCTCGATAATGATGGTTTATTTATAGACAGTAAGTTGGAGTTTTTTGACTGGAATCGTTCGCAATTAAATTCTTTCAAAATAGAATATTTAGGATGATAAACATTTATAATATATCTTCTGGTGATTCAGATTCTAATAATGATTACATTAATATTCATGCGTCTATGGATGCGTCAGAAACTTCTTTTGTAAGTGTTTATAATGTGGATGGAACTGGTGTCATTCAATATAATACAAGGTCTGATTATTTATGGAAAGTAGAAAGAAAAAAATACTTTTCGGAAAGTAATGTAAATTTAAAGTCATCTCAATCTAGTAAATTAGGATATCCTGAATATTTTTCATGGGCTCCTGGTGGTAATATTTCGGTACTATCCAATGATGAAAGAATTGAAAATAACGAATATTTACCTTTAACGCAAAAAAATGATATATCTGACGCTGATATTGAAAAGTCCAATATATTAGTGTTGTCTGATTATTATGATGATCCTTGGGTGCCAAGCGGCGCAGTTGTTGTAGATCAGGTTTATTCAACTAAAATCGGCGCTGATAGTTCTGTGGGTGATCCGCCTTTTGTTAGTTTGACTACTGGAGAATCGACTCAACCGGTATCAGGGTTTATGGATACACTACAGCCTATACTTGGACTTAGTGAAGCTGAAAAAGAGGCGGTTAAACAAAACACTAAACAAATTTGTAAATTTCAATTAAGTTCCTCTAGTTTAGAAGGCTCTGTATTCTCTTTTAATATTGTTAAAAATTTTCTTGGCAATGATTATTTTGGAGTTGGTAGTGAGAACTTGCCGATTCAGTTTGGTAGAATAAAACTAAACAAAACCGACAATCTATCTACTCTAAGAGAATGGAACAGTATCTTTACTATCAATGACGATTGTAATGTTGACTCAATCTTCAGAGACGGAACAAATAGAGATACGGTGTTTTACTCAGAGCTCGAACAATACATAAATGATAACTGGTCAGGCAGATTAAAGGATCATCTTTGGGGTAAATACATTAATGACGAAACATGCCCTTTAAGCACGAGAGATCCAAGCAAATTAAAGAGACACATATTGTATTGTTATTATTATTTTGGCGTTTCTGATGATATTTACAATTTAGCATTAAAAGCTTATCCTGATTACAAAGCTCAGGTCGGTATTCAAACAGTTATGCGTTGGCACATAGGACTTGGTGGAAAAAGTAAGTATTCGAAAAACAGAAGATTTATTACGGAAGAGTATTCTTATTTGCCCGCAATATCTGAATATAAAACTGTAAGCAAAGTTATGGGCTTGCCGCCCCGAACATTATACATTTATAGTGTTGCAAATAACCGAAATATCGCTAACGTAATAGGAGATGCGCCTGTAGAAGTACAAACCGTTGACCTTGATTTTGAGGCATTACTGCAAGCCAGATCTATGTTATGGTGGGAGGGCGTTGATTCTTATTTACAAATGCGGGAGCAATCACTCGAGACATCCTTTCCATCTGTGGAATTATTTGAAGAAGTTGATGATAATAACTATATGCCAAGAGAGTCTAGTTTTGAATCAGATGCAGGTAACAAGCAATATTTCGAGCCAACAGGAAGCGATATTACAATAACCGAAGATACTGAAATCTATGATTAAAAAAGAACATGTGCAAACTCTTTTTGAGCTGGACCCTTCGGCTATAATATCTTTGTACCAGATAGATCTAAAGGAAAAAGGAAAGTATTTGTTTCATGCTGGAGAAAATGGATATAAAAATAAAATAATATTTAACTCTCAAGCTTACGATTTTTTTCCTATTCAAGCGGAAGGCTTCGAGATTAAAGGCGATGGCAGGCTTCCTAGGCCAACACTCACATTATCTAATCATGGCGGAGTGATATCAATGCGCTTGAATTATTTCAAAGACTTTATTAATTACAAGGTTACAAGAATCAAAACGTTTGTTAAATATTTAGACAACGCAAACTTTCCGAACAATTTAAACCCACACTCAGAGCCGGATCCTGATGCAGCATTCGAGCAGGATGTTTTCTTTATTAATCAGAAGACCAAAGAAGATGATAACATTGTAGAGTTTGAGTTGGTTTCATTATTGGAGTTACAAAACGCAAACACTCCAAATAGAACAGTATATTCAAACCACTGCCCCTGGCAATATAGGGGTGACATAGGATGCGGGTACAAAGGAAAGCCTATAGCTGACGAAAAAAATGTAAGATTTGTTCCCAGTGGCTACAATGGAGCAATGGTTGGTGAAGAAGTTTACTTTGGCTCTGAATTTGGATCAACAGAATTTGCACCTTTGAACTCTAATGAATCTTATAATGATTGGAATGTAAATTCTACATACAATAAAGGAGACGTTGTTAAGATTGTACCATTCGATTACGATTCATCTTTAAATCCAGTCGCAATTTACGTATGCATCAAAGACGCAGTAAAGTCAAACCCTATATTTGATAGAGAAAGTTGGCGGCTAGATGAATGTGACAGAACTTTATGTGGTTGCAGGCTTAGATTTTCAGATCCAGCCACAGGCGCAGGAGGAGGATTGCGTATATCTGATAACGCAAATAGCCAAGATGCTTTTTGGACAGAATCAGAAGAGGGTTTACCGTTTGGAGGATTTCCTGGAGTTGATCCTTATGACTTCAAGTAATTTCTGCGACAAAATTATAACTCACGCCAAATCTAATAATCAAGAAGAGGTTTGTGGATTAATTGTTTTAAATCAAGATTTAACTATTTCAGTTGAGCCGATGATCAATGAACATTCAAGCCCAGACAAATGTTTCTCAATGTCGGCGGCCAAATTCATCAATTTTAAAATAAACAAAACGATATTAGGTGTTTATCATTCTCACCCTAATCACAATGAAGAACCATCAGAGCACGATATTAATACTTGTGAAGAATTAGGTATACCTTATTTGATTTACAGCTTAGTTACTGATAAATTTTTTCTTTATTGCCCCGAATCTTATGAGCCTGAAGATCTTATAGGAAGACCTTACGTCGAAGGATTCTACGAATGCACCTCTATCTTCCGCGACTACTTTCACCTAAAACTAAACAAAAACATATCAACCTATAATAAAAACTACTGGCTACCAAAAGAAGATAAAAAAGCTAATGATTTATTGTACAATGTATTAGATAAGTATTTTAATAAAGTCAGCGACCAAGATATTAAAAAGCATGATATATTAGTGTTTCAATTAAAAGAATCTAAAAGATGTCATGTCGGGGTCTATTTAGGTAATGATTATTTCATTCATCAGCCATCAAAAGCACTATCATGCAATCAAATGCTAGACGAAAGATGGCAAAGCAAAATAAAAGAAACCTACCGCCACCATTCTTTGGTGTAAATATACAAGGCAAAAGGATGAAAAAAATTTATTTACATGGAGCTTTAGGTAAGCGTTTTGGCAAAGAGTGGAGCCTTGACGTTAGTTCCGCATCTGAAGCCATATCTGCCCTTTTTGCTAATGAGCCAAAAATCGCGAAATATATAAACAAAAAATATCAAGAAGGGATATCATATGGAGTAAAAAAAGGCGACAACAAAAATTTTCTACAAAAAGAAGATTATACCTTAAATACAAATAAGGATTTACATGTTTTTCCTGTACCTGAAGGTTCTGCAGATTTTGCTATTAATTTAGCTATTATGGCAGTGACTACTGCTGCAAGCATGATGATCCAGAAAAAAATGGCAGAGGCTATGAGAAGAGATGATTCTACTTTGGTAGCACAAACTCAGTCATTTATTTATTCCGGTGGAGATAATAGATTTCAGCAAGGATCAAACATTCCTGTTGGTTATGGAAGAATGAAAATCGGAAGCAATGTTATATCTTCTTGCGTAGTTAATTATGATTTTAACTCTAATAAACAAAAAATATTTAAATTTGAAAACGGAATACCTGGGCTAGTTCCTGCATATCACAAATACTATGACAATTCATTAGGGCCATTAGGCTCTTCTTTCGATAATAATACATTTGATGGAAAAAGCAGCTTTAAAAATGCAAGCCCCAAAGCTAAATATATAAAAAGTTTGGAATTTCTGAGCCAACTTGGTTCAAACGATGGAATATATGGGTCTTATCCTCCAAGTCAACAAGCTGAGACTAATAAATGGGTAGGTAATGCTTTTGGGGGTTATTATAGTTATAAGGCGAATTTCGCGAAAGGTATAGATAAGACAAAACTGCCGAATTTTAAAGAAGGGCAATGGTTCCCTAATCCTTTAGGGTCAAATATACAAGGCTTTCCTTATGGTTTAAAGGAAGATTCTGCAAATAAAAGTTCGTACATATGCACTCAAAGTGTTCCTATTAGAGATGGGCAGTTGGAGGAAAGAATATTTTACCCTATAATATTTAGCGAAGAAACTATTAAAGATCTAAAAAACGGATCTTATGCAGGAGCTCCTTTCCCTATACAAGTAGGAGAAAGATGGATTGGCGGAAGCAAGGCAAACGGAATTGGTTGGTTTAAATTAGAATCTACATCGATCTATAAAGCTATAGATCTAATATCTGAGGGGCCTATCGAAGGATTCTGCAATAAAAACGGAACCAGTTTTAATTTTGACAAAGAATTTAAATTAAACCCAAACCCTTCTCCGAATGACCCAGACTTTTTAAGAAATGAAAAAGATGATTACCTACAAGGTGTTTTTTTAGATGATTTACAAGTAAAAGAAGTAAATTACTCAGCGGGAGAAGATTCTTACAATATAAGCGAATTTGATATTGATTTGGGAATGGATTCTAAGGGGATTATTGGTGGTGAATCGCAAGGTCTTCTCGATAACCAATATTTATTGACAGCAAATACAAAAGAAATAAATTCACCTCTTTATGGACCAAGAGCTATAAATTACGCTAATGTAAATTTGTCGTCTATAGAAACCAAGGACTTTATAAAAAATAAAGCGTACTCTAATAATGCAAGGGTAGCGCATTCTCAAAACGGAGAAGAGTATACGTATGTTGTAAAAAAATCTTTATCAGATAAGTTAGAGCAAAATAATGAATATAAGGCAGGGGGTGGTGATATATATTACCTAGGTGAAGAAAATCAAGCAGAGTTTTATACGCCATTAGAAGGATTTAAGAATTTTGAAATATTTAGCGGAGAGGGCGCAAACTATATAGAGGGAGGGCAATCAGAGTATTACGAGCCAGGGGATTTAATTAAGGGAAGAACATTTGGTGGAGATACTCGTTATTATGAAATGGGTAATAATGCTGATCATTTTTTAGGCGTATTTGATTCATCAAAAACCTACACAAATCAAGTGGGTAAAATATTAATGCTAGATCAATCTTCAAGCGCAGACATAAATACCATTTCACAAATTGTAAAAATTACAGGTAATTATACTCCTGGTGATACTATATCAAGTTTCACTGAGTCATTGACGGCGGAATACGAAGATGAAAAAGGGGAGGTGCATATAGTGGTCAATGACCCTTGGTTTGTAGCTACGTACACTCAAACACCAGGAGTACCAAAGAATGTTTTTGGCGCAGAAATCGACATAACTCCAAGCTCCCCTAAATCTCAGGAATTAAATTTATGGGAAAAAATAATCATTAATGATCCGAAAAATATCACTAATGAAAATGGAGAAGACAAAAAAAACTTAAATTTATTTCAAAAACTAGAAAAAGGCGTAAAAACAAATGCAATTGATCCAGCTGAAGAGAATTTTATAGCGCATAAAATTATCAATTTAAATGTAGAAGAAGTTTTTGTTAGCCTACAAATAGATGAGTTATCTTACATATATGAGGGTGATTTTCTGGAGGCTGAATATAAATTAGGTGAAATGATGGGTGCAATAATGGGCGGATTAGTTGGGCTAGGTATAGCCGGATCAGTACAGAACCCTTTTGACTCAATTAGTGGGGCTGCATTTATGGGGCTAAGTGCATTGCTTGGGGCTATAGTTGGTTTTGTAGGTGCAAAATCTGCTAAATTTAGCATAGGCACTAAAATGGAGAATAGTGGAGAAATTTGGCCCAATAGAGCTAAGTTTAGAATTAAATATGGCAATGAGGGTGAAGCTCTCTATTCTACTGATGTTTATATTTATGGAATAGCAACTTCCGCGTACAGAAAAGACATTAAGGTGTATTTACCGAAAAACCCTCACCAAAAGGACCGAGAAATAAAAGTGTATAAACTAAATAGAGAAAGGAACTTTGTTAAAGAAGGTGAAATGTCAGCAAGGTATAAAGAACGATTCTCTTTAGCTAGCATTACCGAAGTATCTCATGTTAATTTAAGTTATCCAAATTCGGTAATTATAGGCACTAGAATAAATGCAAGAGATTACTCTAAGATGCCAACGAGAACTTTTCATTTGAAGCTCAAGAAAGTCGCGATTCCATCTAATTACGATCCTGTTACAAGAAAATATTCTGGTAATTGGGATGGACTTTTTAAGGGGCAAAAAAATAAAAATGATTCTATACCAGAGAGCGCGTTACACTGGACAGATAACCCAGCTTGGTGTCTTTATGATTTGATATCAAATAAAAGATACGGGGTTGGTAAATTTGGAATTAAGCCCGAACATGTTGATCGGTGGACATTATATAGGATAGCAAAATATTGTGATGATTATGTTCCCACTGGATATAGCCCCAAATATACAAAAAGATCTTTTAATGCAAACGGATCAAAAGCAATTAAGATTGATGGTGGCGCCAACTATGACTCAGTTGACTTTAGTGGGGAATTTAATTATCCGGGAAAAAAGATAGCCATTTTTTACGAAGACAATACATACGAATCAATTACTATTGATAATGTGGATTCTTCCGAAAAAATTGTATATCTAGAAAATGATCCCGTTCAAAAATCAGGAGCCTGCGCTGTCTCGATAGACTATCCAATCGTGGAGCCAAGATACACTATGAACGCATTCATCATGGATCAGCAAAATGCATTTAAATTGATTAATGAATTCGCATCTATATTTAGAGCATTTGCTTATTGGTCTGGTGGAGCAATTAACTTCTTTCAGGATGAAAAAAGAGATTCTGTAATGTTATTTACGAATAACAATATTTCTGATCAAGGATTTAGTTACTCTAGCACCCCAAAAACAAGTCGAACTAACGCTTGTAAAATAAAATACTTAGACAGGTACAATATGTATCGACCTAAAATAGAGTACTCAGAAGATAAAGAAGCAATAAAAGACAACAATATTATAGAGCAAACAGTTGACGGTTTTGGAATTACTTCTCAAGCGCAAGCAAAAAGAGCTGCCGACTTTGTCGTTAAAACCGCAAACTCAGAAACAGAACTCATATCTTTTGATACTAGCTCGATTGGATCTTATTTAAAACCGGGCGATATAGTAGAAGTTTTAGATCAAAAAAGAAATTTAGGTAAATTTTCAGGAAAAGTATTAAATTTAAACATAGCTGATGACGGTAAATCTGCAGAAATAGATATAGATTATCCAATTAGAACTATCATAGATCCATTAAACAAAGAAACATGGAAAAAAATAACCTTATACCTGCCAGAACAAAACCAAAGCATATCATCGTTAGACGAAGCCGGACAAGTAACCGATCAGGATATATTAAATATAAGAGCGCCCCAAATTCAAGAATATCTAATATCTGAGATAACTGAAAATGATACAAAACTAATACTCACAAATAATACTTACAGTTACATCGATGGAGAATTCACATGGACAAAAGCAATAAGTAATGCTAAAGAGAGAGGTGGCATACTCGCAACCATAGAGAATGAGCAAGATCAAAAATTCGCTAATTTTGTATTGCCGCAAAATAAAAAAGCCTGGATAGCTGGTTTTAAAAATGATAACAATGAATATGCTTGGTTCAATTCAGAGGCATGCGAAGATGGAGGATCCGCTTTAAATTATCAAAACTGGGCAAGCGGGCAACCTGATACCAGTGAAGATTACATATATATACAAGGTTCCACTGATAATTCTCATGGAAATTGGCTAACAGATAATCATGCAGATTTAAAAGGTTATATTTTAGATAAACCAAGTGATAGTCCACTATTTGATTTAAGGGATTCTGAAGGGGTTTCTTTCATAATGGAAGATAATGTTCATTTCGCGAATAAGAAAAAATACAAGATATTGAGTATCGAAGAATCAGGACAGGGAACTTTCAAGGTTCAAGGATTAGAATATGACGAAGAAAAGTTTGATAATATAGAGAAAGATATATCGATTAAGCCTCCAGAGTCACCAGTGATATTTACAGAACAGCCATTAGACGCGCCATCTAATGTAACATTGCAAATTCTAAGTGAAGATGTAGATCAAGAAGTTTCTTATGGATTAAGAGCGATATGGGATGAAGTCGCAGGCGCAGTTAGCTATAGAGTTCAGTTCTTTAGTGGTAATGTTTTATTGGCAAGTTTTGAGATACCAAGCAAAAACCAATCGTCTATGCAATATGATTTCAGGGACCCAAGGATTACAGAAAATGGATCTTACTACGCCAGAATATATACAAGAGGAAGATAATGTCGTTTTCAGATTCACAACCAGTAAAAATAGCTTTATCTAATCCTGTAGATAAGTTCGGGAAAACATATCAGATTTCTAATATATTTTTAGCTGATTCTTCTTATGAACAAGAAATTAATAATGTACCTGAAGCTTATACTTTATTATCCAATTTTCATCAAAATTTAGATGGCAGGCAAATTAATTTAAAGTGGGAGATAATCGACCCACGAGATGGACACACGATAAAAACAACAGAAGAAGTATCAAAAAACCCATATATTAGTGGTTTAGATATTACTGTTTACCAAAACTCAGGAGAACTTCGCGGAAAAGATGTTATAAACAACAGAACTAAGGTATTTGAAACAGGAGTAAAAGATGTTAAGTTCAATTATTCTATTCCTGAAGATACTGATATTAGAAATTATTCTGTTGATGTTAAATTGACTGATGTTTTTCAGAATCAAAACAATGGATTATTTACAACAAGGAATCTAGAGCCAGATTTTGATATTTATAGTACCTCTTTTAATAGTGGATTTTATGAAATAGGTTACAGCGGGAGAATAGATACCAATAATAATGACATATCCAATGGGTTAGAATATATCAAGGTATACAATTTTACAGGATTAAATAGTGGTACAAGCGGAATTTTTTCTCAAGATCAAGATTTCTTAGATACAAGCGTAAATTATGTAACGGGTGAATACGGCTCAGCAAGAATAGAGTTATCACCTGGAGATAATAATTATGTAATGGTTCTTGGTGTAGATGGATTTGGCACGGGGCATCATAAAGGGATTTATACATACAGGCAATACGTCACAGGAGAGGGTTTTAGTGGGATCAGCGGAAATGCAGAAGAACCTAGGTTACTAAGATATGATCCTGAAGTCACTAACCTACAAGACGAAAGAATATCTGGTGGCGACGCATTATATTTTTCTTTTGATGGTAACTACAATACAGGAAGTAGTTTGCTGAAAACCTGCTATGGCATAAGTGGAACAGGCGCAAGCTCGCGAGCTGTACGAGGGTACAATGATCCTATATTTTTAGCTAGCGGAATATTCTATGGAGAAGATGATGGTTATGGAATACCAAATACTGGGCAAGAATTACTCTATGACAATTCATTATATTGGCAAAGTGGATTTTATACTGGAGAGTTTTACCAAGACGCTACCGTTAGTGGTGTAGATTTTACTGGCTCCGGGACTTTTGGCAGTGGGGCTGGATATCTATGGCTCGCAGATTGCCCTAAGTATAGTGGTTATGAGTTCGTAACGGGAGATTCTTTTGAGGGAGGTATTTTTCATTATGGATACTATAATCCTGATGCTCAAGGGTTTGGGTGCGCATCAAGGAAAGAAGCTTTATCAGGAACTTATGAAATCAGTGGAATATATTCAATGCCTGTAAATGAGCCTAATAGCTATGAAATTGAATATCACACTGGACCTAGGTTTAACAAAACATACGAACAGGCAGCTTCTTATTTAAACGCAATAGGTAAAATGCCTGCAGTTATACTCAATCAATCTCAATTAAGCAAAATCCAAAGCATGAACGCAGGAAAAGGATGGGTGGGGTTGAGAAGAAAAAAAGTAGGAGTATTACAAAATGTATTCTCTGAAGAATTTATAAATCAAGCGTTTTTTAATGGCACAGAATTTACCGAGGAAGAAAGTCGTCCAGTACAGGCAGTTAATTCGTTAAATCAACTTGAAACCTCAATGATCGTAATTAATGACGTAGGAGATCATTGGGCGTGGGTAAACAGTAGTGGAACTCATATATATAAATACGCAGGATCAGGTTACGAAAAAATACGAGAAGCAAGCCTATCAATAGACATCACAAGAAACAGAGATGATCAAGTTTTGTTTAGCACTGGGTATACCGGAAACATTAAACCAATAGGGTTTAATGAAATAACTTTTGAGCTTAGTGAAGGAATTATCAATTTTGAATATAATTTTGTTGATAATTATTATCAGGATCAGCCAGAAAGTGAGCTTTACCAAGAAAACTACAACATAGTAGGATTGGATTTATTCACTGGATACGAGCCTAACTTTGTGGCTAACGAGAATAGTTTCATGGATAGATATGATATCCAATATAATGACGCTATTGAGCCTAGCGGGATAATCGTAGATACCACTAAAATGCAGACAGGTATATCTGTAGATTTTAGTCAAACATTGACTAGGCCGCCAAGTTATTATAAAATGCTTCCTTACGATACAGTTGGGTCTGGAGTATTAGCTGATGCTAATGAAAAAGCTGGAGGCATAGAAATAAAACCAGCAATAACAGATCAAGTATCAATACTAAGTTTAGATAGTGCAAAACAATCAAATTCTAATTGCGTAAATCTTGAATTTCAATATAATCATTTAACCCCGCCAATTGTTACTTTTGGATTAAGTTATACAGGTACTAAAGATGCAATGTCTTATTTAGGAGCAATGATTAAAGGAACTCCAACTGTTTCAAATGTAGAATTTATACTAACAGAAGTTCCGCCTGACACAGGCTACTGCTTGTATGTGCATAGCTCTAATAGCTAATTAATCCTAGCATAACCCTTGTTTCTTTCGGCGGAATATCATCCCAAGTTTCAGCGTTTTTAATCGCTTCATTTTGGTAGATTCCTTCGATTTTATCTTGCCACCAAACTTTTATATGATTTTTTCTAAATTCTTCAAAAGAATCGCAGTCTAGAACCTCTTTAGCTTTATTTTGTAATAATGATGTTGGGCTCAATGGATTGCCTTTTGATTTAGACTTAGGCGCAATAGATTGGGATGAATCAGATTTATCAATTTCATCGTCACCAACAATATGCACTTGTAGGAAATTCCTGACACATCTTACAAAAGCTCTATTGCATGCTATTGTTTCAAGGAACTTAGTTGCAAAGCTGCTGGTATTATTTAATGTAGCATTAGCCATGTCTTGAAAAACAACAGGTTCTCCGAATGTTTCGTAATTTGGTAGGAACTTCATTTGACAAGTTACAGCCACATGATCTTCTTCACATTTTATAACATCATAAGATACATCGGAGAACCCTCTTAGTTTGGCTAGTTCTTTAATGCCGCTAAGTTTTATAAGCAGTTGATGATCCGCTAATCCTTCTATTGATCTAGGAGTGTCTTTACCTCTCATTTGGAACCAGCTTCTATTAGGAAAAAGATGCTCTTCTCCTACCATGGCCCTCCAGTTTATTGATCCATCTTCATTGAATTCATATTCAACGTTTTTAAGTAAACCATTCTCATCCCTTACGAAAAGATTGGGGCCAGTTGAATTATCTATTTCAGTCTTTTTTGTCTTCGGCATAATTGTATATGTTTAAGTGTTCTACTTCTTCCCAAAATTCATCTGAATCTATAGCTTTTTGATGGTCTTCTGTTTTTTCTATTCCTGATTTCCATGCTGCTTTGCTGTAGTATTCTTTATTATTTGAGATCAATGTTTTATTACTATGATAGAACGTATTATCACACAATTCCGAAATAAAGTCAAGATCTTTTTTATTAGGGGTAGAATACTCTTCGACAACTAAATCAAAGAACTCCATTCTAATATCTGAAATTAGATCTTTATATTTACAAATTAAATTATATTTTAAACCTATTTGTGTTAAAAAGTCTAGGTAATCTTTTTTGATTGTGCCTTTATCCATGAATATTGTCATTCCTGCAATGTTTTTTCTGTTTTCATAGATAACGTTGGGATCAATTTTGTCGTCAATCATGAGGTTGACTTTATATTTCATCCAATGCTCAAGAGACTCAGGAAGAAGCTCGTAATCGCATCTGAGATTGATAACGGTTTCAGGCTTAAAGTCAGCGGCTGGAACAAAGTCAGGCACAACTTCTGTAACTTTATTATTATAATATTTGCCGATGTTTATTGTTTCATAAGAGTCTAGATTAAAATCAATATTTAAAACAGACAAAATGTATTTAGCTATATCTTCTGGCGCAATTTCATTGATTCTTTTAATTGCCTCATTAGGATTAAACGAAGGCTTAATTTCAGAAAAGTCCGGGGTTAGCTTTATAGACTTGGATTGTTTATTCCAAACTTGCGCCGAACATTCAGGGTAAGAGTTTCCGTATAGAATGATTGAGTTGATATCAAAAGCGCTTGCGATGTGAGATATAAAAGTGTCTGGGCCAAAGTGCAACTTAGAATTTTTAATTATATATGCCATTTGTTTTAGGCTAACCCCTAATATAGAGCAGTCAACACATTTCAAAGGTAAATCTTCTGCACCCCCAACCTGTACAACATCAATATTATTTTCTTTTAATTTATGTCTTATAAGTTCAAAAACAATAACCCAATGATCATAATTTTTAGATGTAAACTTTTTGTTATCAGTATTGATTGTGATATAATTGTCACTCGGTACAGGATAGAAGTGTTCAGATATAACTGGTTGCCCTATTTTTACTCCTAGGCATTTGGCGTATTCTTCGATAGCGTGACTCATGATTGATTATAAAGTTCTAAGGCTGTTACATCTTTTCCATTGTGAACGTAATTCACGCTCTTTTGCGTAGAGACTGTCGGCATATAAGCGACTTGAAAATAACCCGTATGATCTGACTTACCCTCTAGAAAAAACAAACTATCCATACTAGGCGAATAAGGTATCAATTGATGAACAGCAGGATTATCTTCAATCAAACTATAAAAATCAGGATTAGTGATTACATATAAATTATGATCAGGATAAAGTTGTTTAAGGTTTTCGAGTAAAGAATTAACCAAAATAACATCTGATGCGGCCATTGGAATAACTACAGCTATTCTTTTATCAGGGCCTTCATTATCTAAATATTCTTCGATTGCATTAGTTTGATTAACTTCGTCATTATTTTTTTGAGCAACCTGCTTGAAGTATTTTAATACATCTTCCCTGCTTCTTCCTTTCGATATTTCATTCATCCAATATTTGTGGCCATCATCACTAGTTGGATCACATTCAACATTTAAAATGTTTGTATATAAATCAACCAGCCAATCTGAATCAGACTCTATATGAGGAGGGTTATAATCAGGGTTTTTAAGTTTTTCGGAAAAGTCAAAATCCCAATCTACCTCTGGCAGATCATCTATGAATTTTTCAAGTTTCCCACCAACCACTTTCGGTGAATAATTATTCAGAACAAACTGTCTAGCTCTCCTCCCGAACTCTTTCTTTTTTGAGTCTTTCATTTTGTAAACTTTATTTAATTGTTTACAGATACTAGAAGGGAATGTACTTGCTTTTATAAATTGTGTTCCTGGTTCGCGATATTCCGCCCATTCCAGAGGGAAGCCGCCGCTCTCGCTTGTTACGTGTTCTTCTCCACAGCTATAATTTGTCACAAGAGTAATAAGCTCGGTTAGTTTAGCCTCCTGAATAGGTATCTCTTGTCCGCCGCTAGTAAAAGGGTGACAATATACATCCATCAGGTTATAGATTTCATTGAGTTGATTCTCGGAAACACCTGCGGTAACATTTGTGGTATTTACAGTTTTTGAACTTTTACAAAACTTGCAGTCAAGTTCTTGACCAGCAAAAGGTTTAACCTCGAAGCTCTTGCATTTCTTGCAGAAATAAGTAGTCAAAATATCAGAGGGATTAATGTTTTTTTCTTTTATTAATCTCTTGATGTCCCATCCTTCTGCCCAATTCGTATGCAATAGTAATTTCGTGTCAAGAGAAGGGTTCTGCTTTTTAAACTGAACAAATCCATCGAGTAAGTTTGGTACGCTTTTCCTTAATTGATTGCGAAAAACAAAACCAATGACAAAACAATCTTGAGCTATACCGTAGGCATTTCTAGATGTTAACTTAAATTCATCTGAAAGTTTGAAGAAGTTTTGATCTTCAACTATTCCATGCATAGTCTTCACATGGGCATGCCCGAGTTTACCCATTTCTCTTTCAGCGAAACCGGCCCAAGTAAAATAATTTTTTATATGAGGCGCAGCTTCTACAGCTAACGGTAATATTGGTTCAGAGTCCAAAGTTGTCCAGACTGCACAATGCATTTTATTCCACCATTTCCTCTCCCAATATTTATTAAAAGCCCAAATATCTTCGGCGCCAATATAAATGTCGGGTTGAATTTCTTTGATTAGTTCATCAATCATTTCAGAACCATAACCTGCAGCTCTTGCGAGACCTTGGTCTTGATTGATTTTTTGCATTCTAGCTTTATCGTCAGGAAGCGTTCCAAAGCATTTCCATGGTAATTTAGATAAGGAAGGATGTGACTTCGAGAAACCGTTACATGCTTCAATTATTTCATACTTACCTGTCTTATACAAATAGCTTAAAACATTTTTGCAATTTTTGCCAAACCCAGTAAATGCTTTACTATGGTTACTGTGAAATAATATTTTTTTCTTCTTAGGCATCGAAGGGTTCTGTATAGGACTTATTGAATCTGTGTTGATAGATTTTATTTAATAGTAACTTTAGAAATGAAACTACGCATTCGCATTCTCCCGGTTCAAGGGAAAGCTTGAAACTATTACCTCCCGACTTAGATATCGTCATACCAAAAGCTGGAACTGTTTGTTTTGATTCTGAGAATTCTTTAGTTTTAGGATTATAACTTTTGATCGTAGCTACTTTATCCCAAGGTGTGAATTTGATAGTGGTTTTGTTGTCATTGCTTTGATGGTATGTGCTCCATTCGTATCGTTTTTCAATGCAGTTGATAATTGCGCCACACTCAAACTCATTAAATTTTACTGTAACAGTTTTTTCTGGATTATTTGAGTTACCCTGAAAGGTTCCTGAGCCGTTATTCCATGAATATTGAGATATTCCGTTTACGAACAAAACAGGTTCACCGCTTTTTTTATCGTTACCGACTGAAAATGAAAAGCCGAAGCCTGAGTTACTTTTATTTGGTTTGTATATTTGAATACTCATATTAATCAAAGTCTATTTTTACGTTCTTACTCTCATATGTTTGCTTTACTTGATCAGGATGTTTGGCGCCATTTCTTTCTTTGGAGTAATTGTTATAGTATTTTTGTTTCAATGGATCAACGCCTCCATTTTCACTTGCTCTTTTAGCTGAAAGTTCGGCACTGCGATCCAAAAGATCGCCCATAGTTCCTTTGCCATTCGATGTTTTGTTTACGAAATCTGCATTGCTCCATGGATCAATTGAGGCTTCAGTATTTAACTGCGGTGAAGAGTATAATCTTTTCCATTCCAAACCATTTTCATCTATATATTTTTTTTCATCATTCATCCCGAAGAAAGCTTCTACAACTTCTTCTGTTTTAGGATTCTGGAATAAATAAATAGGCATTGTCTCAGATTATATCACGCAAACACCTAAAAGTCAATTACTTTTTATCTAATTTATTGGCGCCCAATTGTATTAGATCTAATAAGGAATCGAAAAACCAACAAAGCGCAGCCGAAGCAAAAGGAAAAGTAAAATAATAAACCTCCTGCTCTATATTATAAAACAATCCACCGATAAAAAGACCACACCAGAAACCAAGACATAAACTACAATTAAATAATTCTTTAATTATTGAGAATTTATTGCATATAAAATTTCTTGGTTTGTTTAATATAGATCCATATCTAAGAATCCACATTAAACCAAGGCATGAGACTAATTTAAGAGTTATCAAGCTCTTCTAACGCTTCTTGTATAACAGTTAGTTGTTCTTTCGAAAGTAAAACTTGACCCCCGAAATCATCAGTTAAGGAATACATTTCCTCTTGATCTTCAGATTTTTTGAGCGCAGGGCAGCGACCTTTTCCACAGCATAATAATACGGAATTTCCTTCTCTTTTTACATTCATGATTTTATTAGTTTTAGTATTTGGTTTACAGTGTTTGAGTAAGTAAATGTTTCTTTTAATTTAACGCCTTCTTCATTTCTTTTTTGATATCTATTCAAGGATTCATCTATGGCACTGTAAAAGCTTTCGTTTGAAAAGCAGTTTAGTTTGCCTTGATTGAATTCCTGACCTTTTTGAAAGAATACGTTATCATAAATTTCTTCTTGAGATGAGGGTTCTATCAAGATGGAGTTTTCTTTTGTTGCCCAATCTTTATGGGATGTTGAGTTTAAAACTATACTCCATTTACCGAGACAGGTGGAATTAAATGCAGGTAGGTTCCATCCTTCGGCTCCACTTAAACCGCTAAGATTAATGTCGATAGAGTTGTAGAGCTCATTCATTTCTTGGTTTGTCTTGAGGTAAGGTAGGAAATTTATATTAGTATACCGTTTTCCTTTCAAGGCTTGAGCAATTAAACCCTTCATTTGGTCTTCCTTGAAGAAAGGATTTGTTATGCAGCAAGTTAATTGATAGTCATTATTGTTGCCGTATTTTTCAGCCCAAAGATTAATAATAGCGGCGGTATGTTTTCTTTTTTCAAATTTACCGACTAAGCCAAAGTGAACCTTGTTTTCTAAATAAGTCTTTCCGGTCTCTTCGAAATCCTCATCAAAGCCAATTGGTATATATTCAGTATTCTCGCATCCGGAGTCTTTGAAGCAGTCTTGAGCATGAGTGCTACTAAAAATAGTCTTTTCATTTAGCTTAGTTAAGCTTATTTCTGCAGTAGTAGGCTCATCACATTCATAAAAAGTATAAAGAAAACTTCTTGAGCCAACAGAAGATTCTGAGCCATTCAGGTGCCACATTCTTAATGATGGATTATTTTTATCTAAGTTTTTAAATCTAGATTCATAAGAGTCAAGAACCCACTTTTTGAAATCCTCAGAGATTTTATCGTAAGCATCAAAGTCTAGCTTATTCCCTATTGGGAAGAAACAGATTTTTTGATCTAATTTATGAAGCTCTCTTAACATATTGATAGATACGTTGCCAAAGCTAAGTGAGTTTATCGGTCCGCTAAAATTTAAGTATTCCATATTAAAAGGGCATATCTGCCTCGTCAATTATTTCTTTTATACTATCTGAAGGTTTTGGGTTTTCAATTTTTTTATCTTCTTCTCTTTTGCCGTTAGGTAGGAACCTTACGAGATCTGCGCCGATGTAAAATTTTTGACGCTTGGTTCCGTTTTTATCTTCCCATTTGTTTACCTTAACTTTACCCTCTACGTAAACACAGGATCCTTTTGAGAGATATTTCGCGCAATTATCTGCAACCTTATTCCAGCACTCAATATCCATGAATATAACTTCATCTTTGGATGAGTTGATTGCTATCGGGAAACTACATTTATTGTAGTCTCCTAATTCTTTCATTTCTGGAGATCTTGTTAAATTTCCTATTCCGATGAATTTATTGATCATATGTCTCTACTTAGTTCTTTCTTGATTTTAGTTATAGCTTTATTGTGAATATTTATGCAGCCTTGTATGCTTAGGTCTAGGCTGTCTCCGATTTGTTTCCAAGGAGTCACTTTATTAGTCCCGGGATCCATGTATCTCATTTTGAATATTCTTGATATTCTTGGATCAGGATCTTTTGAGGCGATAGACATAACTTTGTCTAGGAATTCTTTGGTGATTGATTTTTCGTTTTCATTTTCTTCCTCAGGTATATCTTTCATCTCTGGCTTGTCTATCTCTATTTCCTTGGAGGATTTATTTTTTGTTTTATTATAAAGGTTTAAACACATCCATCTCGTTTCATTCCCCAAGTATGTTGAGAATTTAGTGTTTTTTGATTCATCGTATTTCAGAGCGGCTTGATAAATGTAATAATTTTTATCGGAAATAAGCTCTGACTTGTAAGTCGGCGTTGAGCTGGTGACACTTGGCGTATAGTTATGAACCATGGTCATGTATATTCCGCTATGCCGCGAAACTAACTCCATCAGGCATTCACCTGAATTGCTTTCTTGCCTTAAGCTATCAATAAGCTCTGCATCTGACATGTCTTCGATATTTTTCATAATTGAATTTTCTCCATGTTAACATAACATCTATAGTAATGTCAACATTATTATTAGGTTTACGTGAGAATACATAAGATATACGTAAGATATATCCTTAAACTAAAGTTTAAGGAATAATATTATAACAGATTTTTAAAAAATGTCAACAAAAAAATTTAAAATTATTCTCATAAGTGATTTTAACTGCGATCAAAGTCCCGGCGGGGCGCAAGTAAGCAACGACCTAATTATACAAGAGGGCTTAAAAAGAGGGCACGATATTAGACTTCATAACTATGATAGCTCGCCAGTGAATTTCTTGAGCAGCTATGACATTGTGATTAGCTCCAACCTGGAGGTTATATATCAGGCGAGTAAAAATATTTTTGATTTCATCATTGACCACCCAAATCATGTTAGACTAGAACACGATTCATGTCTTTATTTGTCAACAGATGATAGAGTTAAGCTGTTTGAATCATCTAAGTTGAACTTCTTTCTCTCACAATACCATCTTGATTTTTTTATTTCAATGTATGGCGATATTTTTGGAGAAACAAAAATCGTAAGTGACCCCATAGATACAGATCTGTTCAATAAAAATAAATCAATTGAAAAGACGTATGATATAATTTATTGCGGACTAATACATGAGCTTAAGGGAATTAACAAACTACTTGAGTTTTCAAATAAAAATCCCAACAGACAGATAGATGTTTTTGGTTGGGGTAGGGCAAATATAAAATCAATTTTCGAAAATTATCCTAATATCAATTTTAACGGTAAAATCAAACACAGCGAGATGCCAAAAGTATTTCAATCCTGCCAATCGGTTTTTCACAGTCCTATAGTTAATGAGCCTTTCTGTAGAATGGTTGCCGAATCTATATTGTGCGGAGTTGAAAGTATTATAGGTTCTCCAGAAAGAATTGGATCATATCTTGAGTATAAAAGATTGGGGCTTGATAAATTTAGAGATAATTGCGCAAATGCTCTAACTAATTTTTGGGAATCGCTGGAGAGTATAACATGATTACGGTTATATGTTCGGTCTATAACTCGGAAGAGTACCTGCCTAAATACTTAACTTATGTTAACGAACAATTTCTTAAGTGTTTTGAAATTATTTTTGTAGATGCAAACTCTAACGATAGATCTTTACAATTGATTGAAGATTTTAAATTCAGAGATAACATATCAGTGAAGGTAATTAAAGAAAAATCAAGAGTTACAATATACGAAGCATGGAACATAGCCATCAAAAATGCTTCGGGCGAATATATTGTCAATTGGAATACAGATGACATACTTTTCCAGTCTTCACTCCAAACATACAAATCGTATACAGAAAAACATCCAGACATAGATTTATTTTACGGACCGTGTTTTCTCTGCAAGTCTCAAGAAATCTCATCAATATTTAACATATACAATTGGCCTGAATATAGTCACCGAACCCTACTTCAAAGATGCATTTGCGGTCCCTTTCCATTGGTCAGAAAATCTGCTATCGAGGACGTGAATTATTTTAGTGAAAAATATGTATCAAGCGGAGACTATGAAATGTGGCTTAAATTATCGAAAAACAATTATAAGTTTCAAAAAATACCCGAAACAATAGGGTGCTTTATGGATCGGCCTAATTCTGTCTCTCAGCAAAAAATACAGTTGGCGCAACAAGAAGATCGAGAAATACAAAATAAATATGCCTAGACCATTCGAAGCCTGCAATTATATTGATATAAATGGAATTGACTACATGTATCTCAATGACGATTCCCCAGATCTCGCTTATCAATCAAGCGAAATAAGTTTTGTAGCACAACCGATAGCCGATAAAATCACAAACAAGCGTCATAATGTAATAACCGTCCCCCTTATGATGACGGATGAATGGGAGATAATAAAAGAAAACCCTGCGTTAATACCAAAACTTAGATCAAATAAAAAAATACACACATTTAATTTTGTCGGTCAGTGCAATTATATGGGTAGGCACATATTTAAATCACTAAATTTATCTAATTACGATTTCGAGGAAACACAAACAGTCTACAACCTCAAAAAACCAGAAAAAAAACAAAAATTAATCCACTTCCTAAATCGAATATCAGAATCTAAGTTCGTATTTTGCCCAAGAGGAATTGGATCCAGTTCTTTTCGAGCATACCAATCGATGATGTCTGGGTCTATTCCGATCATAACAGGAATGAATGATTATCCATTTGAAGATGAAGTAGACTGGGATGAAATATCAATCAGAGGTAGCTTGGAAAATATTAAATTATTAATTGATACTGCTTTAAATATGCAAGATTTTGAATACAATAAAATGAAGAAAAAATGCACTTGGTTTTGGGACAATTACTGCAAGCACGATATGTTATATAATTTTTTAGCGCAAAAAGTAAATGAGCAATAGCTTAATAATTAATGGTTCTCGCGCTGGATTCTTTTCTATGTTTAGAGGTACAGTGGGTACACTATTAATATGCGAACAACAAGCATTAACACCATTCATTGATTGGAAAAATACTCTATATAACGATAGCCCAAACGATAATGCATGGGAATATTATTTTGAAAATATATCTGATCTTGATCCTGAAAATTATACTACAGCAAGATGTCACAACATTCTCCCAAGAGAATACAACACTAGACTAACCATGAACAGGTTAATAAATAAATATGTCAAAATCAAGTCTGATATAAATAAAAAAATCGAAATTATAGTCAAAGAATTAGGAAAAAATCCGCTTGGTGTTCATATAAGGATGACTGATAAAATAAACTGCACTTCTCATGGCGAGCCTGAAAGCGGAAAACCAATTTCAATTGATTTATACAAAAAGCATATTGATAAAAATTTACAAGAACATGGCTCTAAATTTTTTCTAGCAACTGACGATGAGTCTGCGGCTGAAGAAATTAAAACTGAATATGGCGAAAATGTCATAACCACTAATTCAATTAGATCAACAGGCACAAAAAGCATTCACCATCACTTGGCTGGAAATAACAGAATAAAGGGTGAGCAAGTTTTAATTGACTGCCTTGTATTAAGTAGATGCAAACATATCATTAAAGGTATTAGTAATGTTGCTTTATGCGCCATGTTCTGGAATCTAGACTTGACATGCGATAATCTCAATTCTATATACAACGGCGACTCGAGAGAAGATTTTGTGCATGAATAAGATTAGTAGTGAGCCGTTTTTGAGTGGATATACTTATCGTTCACTAGCAAGTCAGGCAATATGTGACAATGGCGATACTCGTTACATGAAATCTACATGTAATGGTATAAATCCTAATGAAGTTATTGAAAACGAACTCTTATATGTAACCGGAAATCAAACCAAAAGATTTTTTATAGAAATCGCGCCAAAAATTAAAAACAAGTTTTCGGTTATCACAGCTCAAACGGACCCAGGGGTTGATGCTTCTTATGTCAAATTACTCCCAGATAATTTAGTTACTTGGTGGTCAATTAATGTTCACGTAGATCACTCAAAAATTAAACCAATTCCACTAGGCTTACAAAATTTGCACTGGCGGTATAATGGAAATATTCAAAGTGACCCAGAAACTTATAAGAAATACCAACCTAACCCTAAAGAAAAAAAAATACTAGGCTCCTTTTCGGTTCAGAACAACCATCATGAAAGAAGTACATGTTTAAACGCAGCAAAAAAAATCAACTGTGACTTCAGAATGTTCAAATCCGAAGATAGAAAAAATGAAAGTTACGTTGATGATTATTTTAATACAGTGTCAAGATATAAATTTGTGCTGTGTCCTTGGGGTGCAGGAATTGACACCCATAGATTATGGGAAACCTTGTATTTAGGTTCAATACCCATCACCAGACGTCACAGAGTTTATCGTGATTTTGAGGATTTTCCTATATTATTTCTGGACGATTGGCTAGAACTTATTGAAATAGATTTTGAATCAACGTACAATTACTACAAAGAGAAATTACAAACAGAAAATAGAATTTATTTTGAATACTGGAATAATAAAATTATTTCAACATAAAGAAGAGAAGGCTTCTGTTAATTAGTGAATATAATTATATGATATGAAAATAGGGTTTGTAGTTACAACACATTATAGTGATATTTGTCCAACTGGTATGGATAGTATTATTACTTACATAGATAGTTTCGTAAAGATAAGGAAGAATAATTATTTTCTCTACGTGATAGATAATACATCTGTAAAAAAAATAACACACCCTGAAATGGAATTTTCTTGGTTTAATTATGAATATATTGAAGATCAAAAAATAAGTGGCTTAACAGGTGCTTGGAACAAAGGGATTAAAAAAGCAATTGATGACAGTTGTGATATTATTTTAAATACTAATAACGATTTAATTTTAAATGAATCAACACATTCGTTAATTGAGATAATATCAACGCATGAGCATTCTGATAAATCCTTATACGGTCCAGTTACAACTAGAGATGGTGTTTCTACTGATCATCAAGCTAGAAACGGTGTTGGTGATAGACTTATTGAAACATCAGATCATTACGCATTAAACGGATTTTTTAATGCTTTTACAAAAGAATTTTTTAATAATTTTAATATAGAGGGTAATCTCTACAGTACCGATATAAAAGAAATGTGGTGTGGTCAAGAAGTGGAATTATATAACAGAGGTAAAACAAATGGTATGAAAAGTTTCATTGTAGAACATTGTTTTGTAGAACATATTAAACATAGGTCTTGGATATCAGCAAAAAATAAATTATAATGAAAAATATATTAATAACAGGAGTTGCTGGTTTAATAGGCAGTAGGTTAGCAGATTGGATAATAGATAATACTGACTATAATGTAATTGGTGTCGATAATCTGAGTGGAGGTTACGTTGATAATGTACATGAGGGTGTTAAGTTCTATCAGATGGATGTGAAAGATTCGGCGATTGGAGATATTTTTAAAGAATATAAACCTATATATGTTTTCCACTTTGCAGCATATGCTGCAGAAGGTTTAAGTCCATTCATTAGATGTTTTAATTATGAAAATAATTTAGTAGCAACTACAAATATCGTCAATAATTGTATTAATTATGATACTAAAAGATTGATATTTACATCTACTATGGCAGTATACGGTAAAGGAAATCCACCGTTTAATGAATCTGATCAACCAAATCCAATAGACCCATACGGTGTTGCTAAATTTGCTTGTGAATCAGATATACAAATCGCTGGTGAACAACATGGGTTAGACTGGTGCATTATTCGACCACATAATGTTTATGGTATTAAACAAAACATATGGGATAAATATAGAAATGTTTTAGGAATATGGATGTACCAGCACATGAATGATATTAGTATGACTATCTTTGGGGACGGTGAACAAAAACGAGCGTTTAGTTTTATCGATGATTGTTTAGAACCTTTATGGAAATCAGCAGTTAAGAAAGAAGCTAGTAAAGAAATTATAAATTTAGGTTCTAGTAAATTCTATACCATTAACGAAGCCAATAGAATCTTAAAGAGCGTGATTGGTGGTGGTAGTACTAAATATGAGAAAAAAAGACATGAAGTAAAAAATGCGCACCCAACATGGGAAAAATCAATGAGGATATTAGATTATCGAGACAAGATTTCGTTAAAAGATGGTTTAAATCTTATGTGGGAATGGGCGAAATCTCAACCGGATAGAGAAAGATTTGTTTGGAATAAATACGAAATAGAAAGAGGTATCTACGATTTTTGGAAAATAAAAAAATAAAACAAAGTTTAAAAATTATGGAAAGAAGTGATATAATAAACAAGTATGTTGAAAATTATGGTTATGAGACATATTTAGAGGTTGGATTACAAAGTGGTAGTAATAGAGATAAGATCAAAGTTAACCCTAAAAATAAAACCACTGTTGACCCTGATATTACATCTAATAACCCTACACACAGAATGACATCAGATGAGTTTTTTATGGGTAATAATAAAACATTTGATGCAATTTTTATTGATGGGTTACATTATTCCGATCAGGTATTAAGAGATATTTTAAATGGGTTAGAGATTCTTAATGAAGGGGGTACAATTTTTTGTCATGATATGTTACCTGAGAATGAAGATATGGCTAAAGTACCTAGAATTACAAGTACATGGACAGGTGACTGTTGGAAGGCTTGGTTTAAATTATTAGGTACTAGGGATGATTTAGAGATGTTCATTGTTGATACTGATTTAGGTGTTGGTGTTATAAGAAGAGGTAAAAATATACCTTTAAAAGAATTAAATATACCTATGGAGAATATGCAGTGGAGTCTATTCGCTGAACACTCAATAAAAAATACTATCAATAAAATTAGTACTTCTGAATTTATTGAAAAATGGAAATGAAACTAATAACAATATTCAATTTTCCCAATCAAAATAATTACAACAATCTTTGTCAATGGTGGATTAGTCAATGCCTAAAAAATTCGGAATTAGATATTGAAATTTGGTATAGAGACAGCATTGATCACCTTAAAATTTTAGATAAAAGAATCAGGTGCATTAAAAAAGATGAAGTCAAAATATCTAGTCTATTAAAATCAAACTTAATCTCAGATAAAGCTCAACATAATATTGGATTCAAGCTTTACAATCTTTGTCAAGAGTCCGATCCCTTTATATTTATAGACGCCGACGCTATTTTATTTAAAGATATTACCCCATTAATCAACGCCTCTAAAGATAAGCCTTTTATAGCTATAAACCACCAAGATATACCCGGACACACTTCTCATATACCTTATAAGTTCTTAAATAGCGGGGTCCAGATTTGCAGTGACTCCAGTGTATTAGATTTTAATGAAATTGTTAAAGCCCAAAATCTTCATGATTATTTTATTGTTCCCGGCACGGATCAATCAATGCTTTGGACGTACTTTAACCATATTAAATATAATTATACGCACAAAGATATTGGTCGCGAATGGAATAACTGCGCAGGATTAAAGAGTGGCGAAAGTGACATTTGCATAAACCATTATTGGTACAACTTTAAACCATGGAATATTAAATGTAAATTCTGGGAATCTTTTTTATCATAGCATAAATGAAAAAAATAATTATTACAGGAGTCACAGGTCAGGACGGCAGTCATATGGCTGACTATTTATTAAAAAATACTAATTTTAAAATCTACGGAGCAGTTCGTCGTCTTAGTGTTAAGAATCACGAGAACATTTTACATTTAGAAAATGAGCCGCGCTTTGAGTTAATAAATATGGACCTTAACGACGCTCATAGCATGAGAGATGTCATCATAGATCTTCAGCCTGATTATTTTATTAATTTCGCCGCCCAATCTTTTGTTGCCGGTAGCTGGGATTACCCAATCCAAACATGGGACACCGATGCAGATGCAGTTCTGCATATACTAGAATCAATCAGAAGATTTTCGCCAGCTTGTCGTTTTTATAATGCAGGATCCTCCGAAGAATTTGGCGATGTTATTTATAGCCCCCAAAATGAAGAGCATCCATTACGACCACAATCTCCTTATGGCGCAGCAAAATGCGCGGCTCGTCATATTGTGAGGGTCTACAGAGAATCTTACGGTTTGTTTGCGATTCAAGGTTGGCTATTTAATCACGAGGGCACAAGAAGAGGTCTCGATTTTGTTACAAGGAAAATCAGCAACGGTGTCGCAAAAATTAAACATGCAATTGAAAGCGGTCAAGAAATTCCTACCCTGCAGCTCGGCAATATTGACGCTCAACGAGATTGGACTGACGCAGAAGATTTTATGGAAGGAGTTTGGATGATGCTGAACAGAGACAAGCCCAAAAACTATGTTCTCGCTAGCGGCAAGATGTATACTGTTCGTGAGTTTTTGAATGAAAGTTTAAAATGTGCTGATATTAAATTTATAGCAAAAGGCTCCGAAGAAAACGAAGAATATTATACCGAAGACGGCAAACTAATCTTTAAGGTTAATTCAAAATTTTATAGGCCCGCTGAAGTTCATGAGCTTTGCGGAGATTGCTCTCTGGCAGAGCAGGAGATGGGCTGGACTCGTAAAACTGACTTCTACGGTTTGGTTAAAAAAATGTACGATAACGATTACAAGCTTCTCTCAAAGTGAAAGAAAGTAAAGTCTTTGTGGCCGGCCATAGAGGAATGGTCGGCTCTGCAGTATTAGATAATCTAAAATCAAAAGGCTACAATAACATAGTAACAAAGACTAGAAATGAAGTAGATTTAACTAGTCAGCAAGATGTTGATGAATTATTTGGTAATGAAAGCATCGATTATGTTATTTTATGTGCTGCTAAAGTTGGTGGTATATTAGCTAACAATACTTACAGGGGCGATTTCATATATGAAAATTTACAAATAGCCTCAAACATTATCAAGTCATCGCAAGTTCATGGTGTATCAAAATTAATCAACCTTGGATCTTCATGCATTTACCCAAGAGATGCAAAAATACCCATTAAGGAAGAATCGCTACTTACTGGTATACTAGAAAAAACAAATGAGCCTTACGCTATCGCTAAAATAGCGGCGCTTAAAATGTGCGAAGCATTCAATACTCAATACGGTAGTAATTTTTATTCACTTATGCCGTGCAATCTTTACGGTCCCCGAGATAATTTTGACCTTAAAACATCCCATGTTCTTCCGGCGTTTATTAATAAAGTTCATGCCGCAAAACTTTCGGGGCAAAAAGAAATAGAGGTCTGGGGTAGTGGCAAACCGTTAAGAGAATTTCTTTACGTAGATGATTTAGCTAGCGCAGTAATATATTGCTTAGAGAATATTGAAGCTAAAGATATATACGAGCAAGGAATATCTCACATTAACTGTGGGTCTGAAGACGAGGTTTCGATTTCTGAACTCATGTATATCATACAAGACGCCGTTAATTATAACGGTAAGATTGTCTTTGATAAAACGAAACCCGACGGAACCTTTCGGAAGAAAATGGATAACACAAGAATACAAAACCTAGGGTATAAAAATACTACATCATTAGCAGATGGAATAAAAAAAACATATTCTTGGTTTAAAAATAATTTTTAACAATTATAATCTAATTAATCATGGCTACTAAAAGTAAAAAGCAAGAAAAAGCAGAAGCGACTGACGCTGAAGTTCAAAACGAAAACGCCGGAAAAACTTCTATAGTTTTTGACGATAAAGAATACTTCCTTGAAGATATGACTCAAGAGCAGCAAGCTATCATCAGTCATATTAGCGACCTAGAAGGAAAGATTCAAAAGGCGCAATTCGACTTAAATCAGCATAACGTTGGTAAACAAGCGTTTGTTGACATGCTAAAAAAAGCTCTAGAAGCTTAATTTTGTCTTTTTTTACGTGTATAATTCTGTATGCGTAAAATAAAATCTCTAGTTACTGGTGGGGCTGGCTTCATAGGCAGTCATCTTGTTGAACGCCTGCTCAAAGCAGGGCACGAAGTCGTAGTGGTTGACGATGAGTCTTCTACTGCTAATTCAAATTTTAACTGGAGAGACGATACCGAGAATCATAAAGTTGACATTTGTGATTTCGATAAACTTGAACCTTTATTTAAAGGAGTAGATTTAGTTTTTCATTTAGCTGCAAGATCAAGAATACAGATTTGCGTCCAAGACCCTTCTGACGCAGTTAAAAATAATTCTCTCGGGACCGTTAATGTTTTGCAGTCTGCGAGATTAAACAAATGCAAGCGAGTAATGTTCGCAGGAACCTCCTCTTGCTATGGTTTAGCGAATCCTATTCCATTAACAGAGGATATGCCAAATGATTGTTTAAATCCATATTCAGTCAGTAAAGCTAATTGTGAAGAATTATGCAAAATGTATACAAAGCTTTTTGGGCTTGAAACTGTACTCTTTAGATTTTTTAATGTTTATGGCGAGCGCCAACCCTTAAGCGGAGACTACGCTCCTGTTGTTGGTTTATTCTTTAGGCAAAAAGAAGCTGGCGAATCGATGACTGTAGTTGGAGACGGCCTTCAAACTAGAGATTACACATATGTAAAAGATATAGCTGAAGCGATGTATCTGGCGGGCGAGTCTAAAAATAAAGAAATCATCGGAGAGCTTTTTAATCTAGGTACAGGCAGAAATCATTCTGTGTTAGATATAGTTAAACTAGTGGAAGGCGAATATATACACATAGATGCAAGGCCGGGTGAAGCGCGAGAAACCTTAGCTGATAATACAAAGGCAAAGGCTATGCTTAATTGGAGCCCTACTCAGATATTTGAAGATTGGGTAAAAAATAACAGGCCTCAATGAAAATCGGCGTAATCGGTAACGGGTTTGTTGGTTCCGCAATTGCGAACGGATTCATTAATTATGACACAAAAGTCTTTGACAAGAATCCGGACATCTCAAAAAACTCGCTAGAAGAAGTATTATCTCAGGATTTTGTTTTCGTTTCTGTGCCGACTCCAATGAAGGATGCTATGGGTGCAGATTGCAATCTTTCAATAATAGAGTCTTGCTTTAATGAGGTAGAATCCTTGGGTTCAAACGCTGTTTTTATCATCAAATCTACTGTTCCAATAGGTACGACCAAATCCTTGCAGCGTAAACATAAAAACTTAAAGATAATACATTCGCCTGAATTCCTAACTGCTAAATTTGCTAAAGAAGATTTCATTAATGCTGATAGGCATATCATTGGATATACAAACAAGAAATCAATCGGCGAAAAAGCGATTAAACTTTTCAACAAAGCATTCCCAAATATACAAACAGTATTAATGAAAAGCGATGAATCTGAATCTGTTAAATATATTGCGAATTGTTTCTTTGCCACCAAGGTTAGTTTTTTTAATGAAGTATATTGTTTAATCGAAAAGCTTGGCCTTGACTGGCATTCAATTATTAACGGAGTTATCAGCGACAAAAGAATAGGTCAATCGCACTTTCAAGTTCCTGGCCATGATGGAGACAAGGGTTTCGGCGGAACTTGTTTCCCCAAGGATATCAATGCCTTAATTAAAACTTTTGAAAAAAATGGATTAGACCCTAAATTATTAACGGCGGCTTGGGATGTAAACCTCAATGTAAGAAGTGACTTAGATTGGGCTAGATCAGAATCTGCGGTCAAAAAATAGATTGTTAATAACTCAGCAAGGATTGTTCTTGCAATACACAATTTTCTATGTTATCATAGGAAAATCAGTCAAATATTTATTTTTTTTGAAATCCCAAATACCCCTGTGTAAAATAGCTTCATGGACATAAAAGTTAAGAAAAGAAATGGTCGCCTAGAAAACTTCGAAGTAGATAAAATCAACGCAAGCGCCCAAAGAGCATGCGAAGAAATAGAGGACGTTTCAGCGAGTGAAATAGTTCTCGACGCCCAACTTCAACTATTCGATAAAATTACCACAAAAGAGATAGATCAAGCTCTTATTTTGTCGGCCAGAGAGAAAATCGAAAAAGAACCAAACTATTCTTTCGCTGCAGCAAGGCTTTTATTGAATTGTCTATACAAGGAGGTTTTCAAAGAAGGCGTTGATTCTGACGCATTCAGACTACAATACAGAAAAAGCTTTATACAAAACATTAAAAAACTAGTTAAACAAAATAGACTAGATAAAAGACTACTAGATTTTGATTTAAATAAATTATCAGAAGCAATAAAAATCAGGAGAGATAAAGATTTCAAATACTTAGGTATACAAATATTATTTGATAGATATCTCCTTAGATCTGAAGATAAAATCATGGAAACTCCTCAGGCTTTCTGGATGAGGGTTGCGATGGGATTATCTATTAATGAAGAAAATAAAGAAGAAAAAGCTATAGAGTTCTACAATCTCTTTAGTCAGTTCTTATACACTCCCTCTACCCCTACCCTTTTTAACAGTGGAACTACTCACTCACAGCTTAGTTCTTGCTACCTTAATACTTTTGATGATAGTATTGACGGCATTTTTGACGGCGCTTGGCAAGAAGCTCGAAAATCAAAGTACGCCGGTGGCCTTGGCCTTGATGTTACCCCTTTTCGTTCTACAGGTTCTCATATTCAAGGAACTAACGGTATATCTAGCGGCTTGGTGCCTTGGCTTAAAATATACAACGATTTACTGGTAGCAGTTAATCAGGGCGGGAAGAGGCCCGGAGCAGGGTGCGCTTACTTAGAGCCTTGGCATTTAGACTTTGAAGATTTCTTGAACTTACGCAGAAATACCGGAGACGATAGGTTGCGCTGTCATGATATGAATACAGCCGCTTGGATTCCTGACGAGTTCATGCGTCGCGTTGAGAGTGAAGATGTCTGGTACTTTTTTGACCCAAAAGATACCGAAAATGAAGATGGAAAAAATCTTCACGATCTTTTTGGCAAAGATTTCGACGATCACTACAATAAAATGTGTGATGCAGCAGAAGAAGGTTTGATTAAGAACTATAGGATAATACCTGCAAAAGAATTATGGAAAAAGATGTTGAAAGTATTATTCGAAACCTCTCACCCTTGGAACACATTCAAAGATCCTTGTAACATAAGGTATACAAATCAACATGAAGGTACTGTTCATAGCTCTAACCTTTGTACTGAAATCACGCTTCATACCAAAGCATCTAAGTATGAAGAAGGAGAAAAAACAGAAATTGGAGAAACGGCAGTATGTAATTTAGGTTCAATTAATTTATTTAATCATTTAATTCAAAAGCAAGCTCATGGAGGGTCAGGATGGGCTATTGATTATGACAAACTAAAGTCTACTATTCATACAGCTATAAGGATACTCGATAATGTAATAGATATAAACTTTTACCCAACCAAAGAGGCTGCTAATTCAAATCTGCGCAACAGACCTATTGGCTTAGGCATGATGGGCACACATGATGTTTGCCACAAGTTAAACATAAATATAGATAGCGAAGAAGCGGTTAAATTTAGCAATAAGTTGTTTGAGTTTTATTCTCATCATGCTATTTACGCAAGTTCTATACTAGCTAAAGAAAAAGGAAAATACGAAACCTATGAAGGTTCTTTATGGAGTCAAAATATACTACCCATCGACTCTTATAACAATTTAACTTCATACCGAGATAAAACAAGGCAATTCTCCACAGGCAAAGGTGAGTCATTGGAATCTTGGGCTAAAGTTCGCGAGCACATTAAAGAGTTTGGCATGAGAAACTCTAATGTTATGGCTATTGCTCCCACCGCAACTATTGGTTACATTAACGGAGTAGAGCAAAGTATTGAGCCAAACTTTTCAGTGCTATTTGTTTACGAAAATAAAAGTGGAAACTTTTACATAACAAATCAACATTTCGTAAATGACATGAAAGAAAGAGGGTTATGGTCTTCAGAAATTGCGGCTATGGTCAAAGGTGCAGATGGAGATCTTTCTTTACTAAACGGCGCTATACCAGAAGATTTGAAGCAAAAGTACTGCACCGCTTTTGATAGAGATATGTTAAAACTTGTTGATTGTAATGCGGCTCGGCAAAAATGGGTTGACCAAGCAATAAGCTTCAATTTATACAATAAAACGACATCCCTGAAATATTTGAATGATATTTACATATCTTGCTGGAAAGCTGGGCTAAAAACTACTTACTATTTAAGAAATAGAGCGGCGAGTAAAATTGAAAAATCTACAGGATCAGAAACTTCAGAAACCGCAGAACAATCAGCTTGCAGCATAGAGGCAATGAAAAATGGGGGAACTTGCGAAAGTTGTCAGTAAATATTCGGCGGGGGTAGCTATACTCTATGGCTCGTCTATCTTGTTGGCAAAAAGATGCGAGTTCTGCAATATTACAGGCAAAAAAGTATCATTCCCAGGCTACTGGTCTATATTTGCGGGGGCAATGGATAAAGGAGAATCCCCTACTGAATGCGCATCTAGAGAGCTTTTTGAAGAGACTAAAATATCAGTAAACCCAAATGATCTTAATTTTCTCTCAACGAAGGAAAATTCTCATGGACTACTACATATTTACTCTTTTGATACAGATCAATTACTTATACCTGAATTAAATTTTGAGCATACTCAATTCGGTTGGTTTAATATAAATGAATTAGATTCTTTTACTGACAAAATAGACATAGAACTAATGCAGCTAATAATAGATAACAAATATAAATAATTTTTTTTGTGTAATCTATAGGCGTGAACCTCATTATAGAAGCGCCTCTCTGCGAACCGCCTAGCGAAATTTCTTCGTTTAGAGATATCACACTGTACGGAAAAACCTTTGTTTTTGAAGATATTGTTCTTCTTTGTCAAAAAGGTACTCGTTCTTTTTACTGGAATTGGTTAAAAGCTCACGGTGCGCATGACTTCGTTTCCTACTTAGCTTCAGATCATGAGACAATAGAAGGATTACTAATGCACAGTGAGAGAGGAGACTTTGTGGTAGATAGAATAAATACTGTTAACCTAAACAAAATAATATGTTTTTTTGAAAAATTAAGATTGCTATGAATATAAAAGTTTTATTTACTGTCGTGATGTGTTTATTTGTTGGTAATTGTGCTACTCAAAAACACGTAAATCAATCCTCTTATCATGGTTTATCCGCTGCGGCAAAACCAACCGCTTCATTAAAAGACTCAACGCCTCAATCTAGTATTGAAATAAATACAGAAGCTCCACTTCATGCGATAAGCTGGATAGTTGGTGGAATATTTTTATTCTGCTTGACTAATGGAGTAAGTATTTACCTTTATTCTAGGTATAAAAAAAATAAAAACTGATCTTGACTTTGGTTTAGTTTCGTAGTATTATACTACTATGTCAGATAAAAATGGTCAACTTCTATCTCAAAATATCGCCGGTGTAAATCGAATCTTGCCTCATAAGCATAAGTATGCATGGGATCTATTCCTAAAAAGTTGTGCAAACAATTGGATGCCTACAGAGATTTCTATGCAAAACGATATTAATCAATGGAAAAATAATGAAATCACAGAAGACGAAAAACTCTTGGTCAAGCGTTGTTTGGGCTTTTTTGCTGGAAGCGAGTCTCTCGTTGGTAATAACTTGCTTCTTTCTGCTTTTAGATATATTACTGACGCTGAATGCCGCCAATATATTTTGCGCCAAGCATTTGAAGAGAGTCTTCACAATCTTACGATAGTATACGTTTGTGATAGCTTAGATCTGGATATTGATGAAGTTTTTACTGCTTACGAAACTATCCCTAGTATCAAAGCTAAAGATGACTTTCTTATGGGTATAACTGATGATCTTAGCCGCCAAGATTTCGATCCCACAACGACACAAGGGAAGCAAGAAATACTTAGGAATTTCTTAACTTATTGGATTGTCTGCGAGGGTACATTCTTTTTTAGCGGTTTCGCTATGCTTCTTGCTTTAGGCAGGCAAAACAAGCTTCAAGGTATTTCTGATCAAATTAAATATACATTAAGAGATGAAAGTTCCCATATTGCCTTTGGAACTTATTTAATTAATACATTGATCGAGCAAAATCCAGAAATCTGGACAGAAGAAATACAAAATGAATTTATCGAGCATATGAAAAAAGCCGTAGAGCTAGAGATAGCATATGCGAAAGATGTATTACCAACAGGTATATTAGGATTAAATTCGGAGATGTTTGTTGATTATATGTATTATATTGGCAACAGAAGGCTTGAGGCTATTGGTTTAGATTACAGGTTTCCTAGTGATAAAAATCCGTTTCCTTGGCTGGGAGAAGTAGTTGACGTTCAGGCTATGGGCAACTTTTTTGAAAGAAGAGTTAGGGAATACCAACAAAGCGGATCTTTAGAAGACGATTTCTGATCTTTAGTGTAATATATACGTAGTGAGTTGTCCTCGTATATATACATTATCTAGCATTAGTGGAGAAAGTGGAATTCTCTATAATGTCTCAGGATCTGGACTAAATTACGAAACCGGATTTTTTAATACAATCAGTGGTTCAGAAATTTCAGGCGAATATATTTACACTCCTGAATTAAGAAATACAAACTTTGTATCAGAAACAGGTGTTTTCACAGATTTGCAGGCTGGAAACATAACAGGTAATACAGGTTATTTTGATAGAGCTTACATAGACTATATACATAGCCATACAATATCTAACTCGTATAATATATCTTCTCCCCATTTGTCGGCCACAAATATTGGCAATACAAATCTTTCTTCTCATAATATTTCGTTATATGATAAAATTTCACTACTTAAATGCGATAAAGCATATCAAGTAAACTACCAAAGGCCAGAAGTTACCTGCGAAACTGATTTTTTTTATTCGGGTTGGCGCAACTCAATCGAGGGAGGTAATAATGATTACCTAGGCAATTCATTAGATTTAAACGATGCAGGAGATTTTTTAGTTATAGGTGGAAATAGATACAACAGTAACGATGGCCTTATAAGAACATATTATTGGGACGGAGGCTCTTGGAATCAATCTGGAATAGATATAGTTGGTTCAAGTGCAGAAAGCTTGGGTCACGTTGTTTCATTAAATTCAGATGGAGATATTTTGGTCTCAGCAGGTAATACAGCAAACTCAAATTCAGGAATTGTTTATGCTTATGATTGGATTGCTAATTCTTGGTCTCAAAGAATTAACCCTATTAGTGGTCAATCAATTGAAGAGTTCGGATCTTCTTTGTCTCTAAATGCGGATGGTGATTATATTGTAGTTGGGGCTCCTTTAGCTAACGATAATTCAGGAATCGTGCGCGTTTACAACTGGGATAGCAGCGAATGGACCCAAATCGGAGATGACATTAGTGGCGTGTTAGACAATGAATCTTTGGGTTATTCTGTAGATATCAATTCAGATGGGAAAATTATATGCGCAGGAGGTCCTGGAGCAAATACAGACGAAGGAATAACTAGAGCATATCACTACAAAGGAGTTGCAGCGAGCGGCATACTTGATGGACTTCTTTTTACAGCGCTTGAAGATTCTATTAACTTTAACGGATTATCTATTTCTCTTTCTCAAATTGCTGGTGGTGCATCTTCACCAAATCCACCAACACCCGCCACAGTAGTTTTTGATTCACCCTCTAGCAGTATCTTAATATCTGGAGATATTAATAACGGTTCCGTAACTTACTCTGGTTTACTTGATGATATTACTGTTGGTTCAAATTTAACTGAATTAAATAATGCTGGATTTAGCGCTTCTATTCTTGATGGTTTTGACGAAAATCCAATTAGTACTGCAGGGCCTATCATAACACAAGGCGGTCAAGATCCCTCTTGGGATATCGTTGGTAAAACTATTAGTGGTGATGCAAACGAAAAATTAGGATATCAAGTATCTTTACATAAAAACGCTTCATACATTATGACAAAAGGTATTGGAGGTAACGGAGGTAATGGCACAATTAAACAATATCAATTACATGGATCTTATAATAATTTTTCGGATACTCGCTACTGGACTCATTTAAATCAAGACGTAGAAGGGAAAACCTTTGATGTTAATGATTCTTTTTCTATATTGGCTGTCGGAATTGACTCTGAAGACTCCAACACCGGAGTCTGTAAAATTTATGGCAAACAAGATAATGCTTGGGAGCAAATAGGTGAAGATTTAAATGGGCAATCCTTGAATGAAAGTTTCGGATATTCAGTCGCTTTAAATAGCGATGGCGAAGTTCTTTGTATTGCTGGAAGTGAGTACGGATTAAATCAGGGGATAATTCGTCAATATAACTTTGACTATCGAGCAGACATACGGCTAAATTCCACAAGAGTTACTGCTGATAATTTAAATTTAGAATATTATGAATTACCTACCTCAGACCCTCTTGTTCGAGGTGATGTCTGGAGAGATGAAAACGATTTCTTAAAAATCAGTCCAGGCTGGACTCCTGCTATTTTAAACACTATTGCATGGTATGACGCTGCGGATACATTTAGAATCACATCTACTAATAACACAATTAGTCAAGTTAACGATAAATCGGGTAATAATATAAACTTAACGGTTATTACTGCTGGCACAACTGGACCCAAAACTTCGACAAGAGTATTGAATAATTTAAATGTGATAGAATGGTGCGAGCCTCGGCAATTACTAGAGAATAACATATTCTCTCACGATCAAGCGAATAGTGCTCTTTGTATAGCGATTGTTTTTAAGGCTGATTTTAATAATTCGCAAGATTTTATTTTTGCCGGCACAGATAGCACTTCCGCAGGAAATCGCATGGCTATTCGCAGGCTCCACACAAACGATAGCGTTCAAATATTAGGCGGGAGTGGTACAGGTTCTAATATAGCGATTGGTTCCGGAAACGATACTGTCGTGGAAGGTCAAGATTATATAGTGGTTGTTAAACTTAATTCCTCAAACTCCACTATCAGATTAAACGGACAGCTTAAAAAAACTGGAGATATAGGTACAAATCAAATAACATCTATAAATATGGGTGGGAACGCAATAGGATCTCAAAATATAAACGGCTACATAGCTGAATTTATAGCCTTTCTAGATACTGATCAACAAGAAAAAATCGAAGGTTATTTAGCTCACAAATGGAGCCTTGCTTCAAATTTGCCCGGAAATCATCCGTATAAAACATATTGGCCATTTTAAAATAGGCGTTTTTTCTTTATAATAAGTTTATATTGGACGGATATAAACAGAAATTAATCAGGAAATTAAAGACTCGTTGCTCTGAATTAAACGAAGAGCTCTGCGAGGTAGAATCTTTGTTTAATCAGGCCGTACCTCTTTTTTGCGCTGCAGTAGATAACTTCTGCAAATCTAATGATTTAGAAAACCCGTTAAATTCATTAAAAGATGATAAAGAAGAGGAAAAAATACAATTTTCTTCTAATTTTAAATCTGTTTATCGTAAAATAGCAATCGAAACCCACCCGGACAAAGGTATTGAAGATGATAAAAAACTAGAATTATACCATGATGCCACAGATGCAAAAAAAAATCAACAAATTGATAAAATTATCAGTATAGCAAAAGACTTAAAAATAGACATTTATGACTTTAGTTTCGAGGATATAAAGTTGATCGAGCAATCTATGTCTGATACAGAAGAAAAAATTAACAAAATACGCTCAAGCTACCCGTGGGCCTGGTTCTTTTCTAATGTAAAAAAAAGAGATGATATTATATCTGGGTTCGTGCTTAATAAAGTGTAATACATAATTTATGGACTGTAGCCTTATAATTTGTATCTTTTTTAATCTTTTTTTTTAATCTACTTATGAATCTTAAGGTATATGGAGTATTGCGTAATCACTTGGTTTAAGGAAATAAATGGCCCGTTTAATTATAAAGAGGACTGCTACTTTGATAGTAAAGAAGCTATCTCGTCTTTTGGTTAAAGAGGTGCCTGCTCCACCTACGTAATTTTATGATAAATTTAGTAAAGCAAGCCATAAATAAAGCAAAATGTGTATATGAAAATAAAAGCATACAAATACTCGAATACCTCGATAAAGAAATCAAATACGAACAATCTTTAAAATATTATACAGACCAGAATCACATAAATAAATTAACAATGGAATACGAAGCTTATCCTTTTAACGAATCAATTCATAGTCTTAGCTGTATGCCCGAGCCAGCTATAGAAGAAATTATCAGGGTTAATAAACGAATCACAGAACATACTTGGGGCGTTATATTAGAATCAGATAAAATTTCCGATTTAAATGTTTATATTGCGCAAATGAATAAAGTTCAAATTAATGCAAGACAAGCTAATTTTTTTGTTGTTACAGATTCAGAAGAAGTATTATTAAAATTACATGATATATTCAACTGGATGAATAAAGTTTTTTATATTGTACCCAATACATACAATAGTAATATAGAAGAAGAATACAGAGCAAGTATTAATTTTCATTGCTTGAAACATCTAGACAAGCATATCTCTACCCCAAACTCTACATACATGAATATGTTAAAGCAAATTGGAGGTAAACAGGTTACAGTCCCAAGCCTTAGTAGAGTATTTTGTTTTAACGCCAAAAGATTAGTGCCAGAAGAATGAAAAGAATATCGTACATAGTTTGCTCTCGTAATGATAATTATAACGGCGATTCTGTGGGCAGATGCATCAACACGGTTAATCACGCTTGTGAAATTATCAAAAAAAATAATGTAGAAGATGAATCTGAAGTTTTGCTTATTGACTGGTGTTCAAGAAATGTGCCAATGAAAGATGCTATCACTAGCGGATTGGTTCCAGAAACTCAAGGCTTGCTTAAAATTGTGACCGTTCCACCTGATATAGCGGACAAGCATCAAGGCGACTCACCATTCTCTGAGGTTCATGCCATGAATGTAGGTTTCCGCCAGATGGAAGGTAAACATTTTGCTCGCATCGATCAAGATACATTAATAGGTCAGCGTTTCATGGATTGGTTTCATCATGAATTTGAAGTTAAAGATTATGGTTGGCCGTGGCCCCGTGCATCTTTCTGCAGCCGCCGAAATTTAGATGAATCACAGTCCCATCATTCTGTTTTTCGTGATTTTATATATGACCAACAACTTTCTTACAAGGTTGAGATTTGTCACGAGCACAATCATTACAGTCGATTGATGCCAAATAAGCAGGTCTTTCCTTTTTACGGTGGAGCAGTTGGCGTCATGATGGTTGAAAGAGAGTGTTATCTAGAGCATAAAGGCTTCAACGAGCAACTTGTATACATGAACAGTATGGATACCGAATTCATGAACAGGATTGCTGCAAAAGAAGATATCTACAATCTATGTCTAGCGATTGATGCAGATTTCTATCATCAATTTCATGGTCGTGATGATGGCGCGTCAAATGATACTACTCAGCCACACGCACAACAAGAAGGTGCTAGGAAAACTAATTCTTTAGACATTAGAAACAAGTTACTAGATAACCCCAACCCAGATAATTGGGGTTTGCTTGACGAAGACTTGGAGGTTACAGCCTTATGAGTAATGTTATTTATGTAATTAACGATTTACCAAAGGACACTGACTTTGCGAATCCTGGCTATAAAGACATGGCATGGGTTCCTCATTGCCTTGGATCTATTGAAAAGTATGCAGAGAAAATTGGTTGCGATTTAAAGACTATATCAATGTCAGACTTTCCTGGCTATCAAGATATACATCAATATACGTTTAGTCATTACCAGAAGAGTACGTTTGTTAAGGTTCTGTTTTTGCATGAGTTCCTAAAGACTGATTATGATAAATTCGCATTGCTTGATCTTGATATGGTTGTAAGCAAAACTGCCCCCGACATTTTTGAGTATCACAAAGATGATGAATTCATGATGCAGTATGGTTTTAACGAAGCAGTAGTCAAAAAGAATGAAGTATTTTTAAAAGAATATTTAAAGGCTATCCCTCAAGACGAAGACGTCTACTGGTTTAATGAAAAAAGCCAACGCAATATACCTAAGTATAATTTAAACTTAGGCTGCTACATTATGAGCCGCAAGATTGTATCCGAGATGGTTGAGGTATTACCAGACCAATATTCTATCGTAGATTTCCTAAAAGAGCATAACTTAATTGATAACCCAGTTTTGGAAATACTTGGGGAGCGCAAAGATTTCATTGATCAAGACATGTACGGCTATGCATATGCCAAAACAACCGTTACCGATTATCATAAACCTCTTCAATGGGTGTGGAATGCGAACTATCAGGCTTGCTTCCAAAAAGGTAAAGATAATAAAGATTTTTACTTATGCCATCTTTGCGGTGAAGACGGAAAGGAGTTCTTGCTAGACAATTTAAATAACCCCGAAGTCATGGAGAAAATCGATGTATAGCCACGATCATAAATTCATTTACGTTCATATCCCAAAATCGGGTGGCACATTTATTAAGCATTATCTTTTATCAAACATAGAGCCTGATTACGAGAATAATCAAAATCAGCAGGACTATGATGATAAATATAAAACTACATGCGAAAGAGCCATTAATGGAATACTTTGGGAGGTTCCTGATTACAAAGATTATTTTAAATTTACTGTAGTTCGCAATCCTTTTGACCGCGTAGTCTCCATGTTTTCATATCTTGGCGGCTGGAAATATGATTATTTTGTAGAGAATAATATCGACTCTCCTAAAATGCCTTATGTGCAAAAGTTTCATGATTTTTATATCAGAGACGACTTTGACGGTTTTATTGATTACGCTTACGAACAAAAAGCCATTAAAGAGTTTCACGCGGGATATTATGAAACTAACTTAAACAGGGTAACAGTTAGAGGTAGAGTGGAAATAGATAAATTTTTTAAAGTGGAAGACATGCAAAAGTGCTTATTCCAGTTGCAAATGAAACTTGGCTTTGAAAGCCGAAAGGGATTTGATGACTGGCGAAAGAATAGTAGCGCAGAGTATAAAAAGAAACAAGACTACAAAGATTATTATTCAACATACAGCAAAGACTATATAGAAAAACATTTTGCAGAAGATTTAATTTATTTTAATTATGGATTCTAAATTTGTAGTTTTCGGTCAAGAAAGGGCAGGAACCACAAGTTTAATTGCCGCTCTTAACAAGAATGATCGGATTGTTCATGAGCCGCTATCTTCTTTGACTGGCGATCTTGAGCATAACTCACGGTACGCTAAGATTATTGAAGAACATGGAATGAATCCAGAATATTTACCAAAGTCAGACCATATACCGTATTTCAATAAATTTAATAATATATCGGAAGACAAAGATAAGCTTTGGGATTTTTTAGATGATTTATTTAAAACTTTTGATGGAGTTAAACATGTCTGGTGTACAGTTTCAGAAGTAGGTAACGAAAACTTTATATATTACTGCGCGGCACACGGCATAAAAATTATATACCAATATAGAGAAAGTGCATTTTATCCTGCAGTTTCGTGGCAGCTTGCTAACCAAGTTCAAGTTTGGCAGCTGGGCGAACAAAAAGAGCACAAAGAAAAAGTTGACTCATTCAACTACCAAGAATTAGAAGAGCCACCTATACAAAGAAGAATTAAATGGTATAAAAAATACTTACCACATTATCATGGGCTACTTCCTCCTGATGCCTACATCTCTAAATACGAAGATCTTTACGGCTTAGAAACTTATCAACAAAGGCTTGCTCAATTTGATAATATAGCCGCATATCTTGATATAGAGGTTGATTATAATAATGTTGAGAATTTCTTGGGTACAGACAGAAGAGTATTTGGTAAAAAAGCATATAAAAAAATACCAAACTATCAAGAAATGTTTGATAAATATGGAGATGAGAAGATTATATTGTGAACGATTATTATTATTTTTCTCGTGATACTGGCTGGGGCGATACTTTGTGGCATCTCACAAATGCCTTAATGTATTGTGAGCAGAATAACAAAGGTATGCTTATTGATATGCGCGGGCATTGGGCCAGCAAAGGTGATAGTAATTTGTTCACCGAATACTTTCACCATATTGATACAGACATCGAAGTCATCATAAATGAAGAATACATAGACCAACTCAAAAAAGATGCCGAAAAACATTCTGACTCTAGATTAGTAATAAAAAACCCACTTAAATCTAAAGAAGAGTCTAAAAAATTTTATGATACATTTGATCGAATCAGCGTTCACGGAACTATCGCCAAAGAAATAGATGAGATACGTGAAAAATATTTTGCCGCGAATTATATAGTTGGAGTTCATGCCAGAACATCAAACGGAGAAGTTTTGCCGCTAAGAACCGGAAACTCAAATCGTTTTCAGGGAGAAAGAAATGCAATACAAACTATTTTTGATATTTACAAAGAGAAAATAGATCAGGTATTATTTGATGATCCTCGTGCATTTTTAAAAGCTTGTGATAATTATAAATTTTTTGTGGCCACAGATTCAAAGCAGTTTGTTGATTTGTTTGAAAAAGAATACGGTAATACAATCGTAACCGAAAGGTATTTTGCCCCTCCAGGTTGTGGCACTGGCCACGAAAAAGGCGAACAATCCACAGAGATACAAATTCAGATGGAAGAAAAATATGGACGCATAAACATAGCTAAAGAAGCTTTGGTTGACTTTTACTTATTACAGTATACAAATTTTTTATTTAAAAACTTTAGCAGGTTTAATGAATTTTGTTTGTACAAAGGAATACCAAATTTTCACATTAATTTTCAGGAGAAGTGTTATTAAATGATTGGTCACAAAAATAAATGCATATTTATACATATTCCTAAAGCCGCAGGAACTTCTGTGGAGAACTTCTTAAGGCAAATCGACCCAGAGATACCATCAAAGGTTTTAAGAAAGAGAGGTTTTAGTAAATTTTTCAACGATCATTTAGATTACTATGTTTTTTCTTTTGTTCGCAACCCATATAATCGTTTTGTTTCTGCATGGAAGTGGGGCGAACTACAGTATCGAGTACATCCAGACATAAAATTTTATCAAAAAAAGAGGTCTGTATCTTTTGACGAGTATGTCCAATTAACCGTAGATGATGAATATAGAATGTTCAATAAAGACCTTTGGAGTGAGTATGACAGTTATCATACCTTGCCTCAGTTTGAGTTTTTTCCTCACTTAAATGGTGGCCACTATTTTACAGATAAAATTAACCCTGATTTTACTTGTAATTTTATTGGTAGGTTTGAGAACTTGCACGAAGATTTCAATAAAGTTTGCACTAATATAGGCATAAAGGAATTAAAACTTCCACATGCATATAATTCAAAAAACTTTAAGGAAGAATTTGAATGGAGCGACTTATCAAGAGACAAAATATATAACTACTACAAAAAAGACTTTGAATTATTTTATTCAGATATAGATAAGTAAAAATGAAAATTACTAATTATAGCAAGCATGGTCTTTTTGGTTCCACAATGAATTGGATTAATGCAAGGCTACCTTATTTATATAAAAATCAAATTTACCCAGAATGGGACATAAAAAATCTTAATCACGGCAATCCGTTGGATCAGGATAGGATTATTCCATATATTATCAGTCCTAAAAAACAAAACCCCTCAACCGGTGAAACTATTGAGTTAACAGATATAGATAGATATACTTATACGGATTTTAAAGAGGCTAGTTTTTACTTTAACCATTATTTTGAATTCAGCAAAGAGATTATTGATTTATCTAACACCATATCAAAAGATTTTAAAAATTGCCTCGGCGTACATTTAAGGGGTTATGATAAATTAAGAGTTAACGATAAAGAAAACATCCCCATAAGCAATAAAGAGTATATAAAAAAAATACTTAATCTTTCCAAAACTAAATCATTTCAAAGTGTTTTTATTTTGTCTGATGATGCTAAACTAAAATCTTTCTTGGCTCGAGAAATTTCCATTAACTTTAAGGCGCCAATCCATCAAACTCCTTTTAAAACAATTTATCATATTGATCAAAAGAATAGATCAGACAAACTTGAATTAACAAAAGAATCTGTGGCTGAAATGTTAGCATTGTCAAAATGTAAATTTGCTATAAAAAATCATTCTGCTTTTTCTAGTTGGGCGAAAATAATTAATCCTTCTATTGATATGTATCGAGTTACGCAATGTAAGCAAAAATGGTTCCCTGATTACTATCTACCCGAATTATGATTAGCCACAAACATAAATATATTTTTGTTCACACCCCCAAGTGCGCAGGAACTTCGATAGAGAAGGTCTTACTTGATTATGAAGGCGTTAACATAGATGCTGACGATAAATTTTATTTAAATTCCATACCTGAGTCAATTAAGAAGAAATATTTACTAGACTACCCACTACACTCTTACAGTCAACATTTTTATCTTGATCAATATAATCAAAGCTTAGCTAGCTCTTACTATTGCTTTACTTTTGTTAGAAACCCATGGGACTTAATGGTTAGTGAATATTTTTATATTTTAAACAACTACGAAATAAATTTATCTTTTGAAGATTTTATTAAAATAGGGGACGGACTGAAAGAAGTTAAAGGGTTTACATGGTTTGTCGAAAGAGGTCACCATCTGCTGCCTCAAGTTAATTTCTTAAATAAAAATATGAATTTTATTGGAAAATTCGAAAACCTACAAGATGATTTCAATGTTGTTTGCGATTCTATAAAAATATCAAGAATTGACCTTCCGTATTACAACTCCACAAAGCATAACCACTATACTAGATATTATAATAACTTAACTCGTGATATTATCGCAAAACGATACAAAGAAGATATTGAGTATTTTAATTTTAAATTTTAAATATAATTAACATGCCAACATTTGGTAGATTTTCATATGGAAAGCCTAGGCTTTTTTGGGATAACGATGATGCAGACCTCATTGTTGGTAACTTTTGCTCGATTGCTCAAGGTTGTAGTGTTTTTTTGGGAGGTAATCACAGAACTGATTGGGTAACTACTTTTCCATTCGGCCATGTCAACAAACATAAATTTAATAACTTTAATGGGTTAGGTCACCCAGCAACAAATGGCAATGTTGTAATAGGGCATGATGTATGGATTGGAGGTAATGTTACAATCATGTCTGGTGTATCTATTGGTTCTGGGGCTGTCATAGCGAATAATAGTCATGTTGTTAAAGATGTAGATGCATATAGTATTTCAGGGGGAAATCCGGCCAAACATATAAAATTTAGATTTAATCAGGATCAAATTAGTGCATTACTATTAATTCAGTGGTGGCACTGGCCTGAAGAAAAAATTAATAAAAATCTACCCTTATTATGTGACTCCAACATAGACAAGTTTATTGATATCCACGTTTAAAATTTATATCATGAAATACGAAACATATATCTTATCTCTACTAACCCCAGAAAGATTAGAGTACATAAATAAAACACGCAAGCTTTTTCCTTTTGTTAAAATTTTTAATTCTGTCAATGGTTACAATAAAGAAGAAACAATAAAAGAATTCTTGGACCTAAATCTTAATTTCCATAATTTAAAAATAGGCCCAAAAAATAATTTTAATAATTACGGAACTCTTGCATGTTGGATCACTAAAGTTAAGTTTCTTAAGCTTCAAGTCTCAAACGAAATTCCTTATGCACTTTTTCTCGAAGATGATGCTAAACTTTTACCCGGGTTTTTTGATGCACTTGACGATCAAATGAAAGATAAATGGAAAACGCTTGATCAAGAAGTAAATGTAATCAGGCTATTTCAATGGGGGGAAGGCTACATAACATCTTTATCAAGCGCTCGCAGGCTGCTTGACACAATTAAACAAGCAGGGGTTATTGACAACATTGATAACCAACTTAGAGAAAGATCTGGGCCAGAACTGAAGCTTAACTTTAACAATTTTTACAGAAAATGGGTAAAAACAAATGAGGGCGATATATTAAAAACAGAGCCACTTGATAAATATTTTTTTGATTCAATACAATGAGTTCTGTCGCTGTAATATCTTTTGAATGTCCTCCGGCGGATTACTCTAAAATTTCTTTTCCTAATAAAAGTAGGTATTGCGCTATCCACGGTTATGACTTTCACTCCTTTTCTAATAAAATTTCTTCAAGACCTGCTTCTTGGATCAAGATTTTATATATACAGCAAATCTTAAATAATTACGACTGGGTCCTCTGGTCTGATGCTGACAGTTATGTGGTTGATGGTAGCAGAAAGGTTGAAGATTTTATAGACGACTCAAAGGATTTAATCTTATGTGAAGATGATGTTGGTATTAATTTTGGCGTGTTTTTAATAAAGAATAGCGAATGGTCCAAGTGGCTTCTTAATGAAATTTGGGACTTTAAAAAATACGGAAACAATGTCTTGGGAACAACTACACATTTCGTCCCAAGAACACAAAAACATGCTACCTATAACACATGGGAACAAACAAATCTTCATTCCATAGTAGGCCTTCATGGTGAAAACTTTCCAGGAAACATTTTATGTTTACCAGAGAAAGGTGATCATTTTAATGTAAGGCCAGACCTTGCCACAAAACAGTCTTTTATAGTTCACCATAAGGGAGGATGGAGAAAGCACAAAGATTTTTTAAAATATATATTATGAGCTTGAAAATTATATCTTTCTGCAATTACCCCTATAGAGAAATAGCTCTCAACTGGGTTAAACATCTCGAGGAACTATCTATAGATAATTATGAGGTTTTATGCCTTGATCCTGAATCAGATGAATATCTAAAATCTCACCGATGCCACTCAAGAGTTCTTGATGAATTTAATGATGACTGGATTTCTGGATGTAAGCATACTATGCGCAGGACATTTATTTTTAAAAAATATTTAGAAGAAGGTTTTGATATAATCCATTCCGATACTGATGCTCTTTGGTTTAAAAACCCAATACCTGAATTAATCGAACCAAACACTCAAGATATCATCGTCTCTACGGTTCGCCATAAAGAAGCATTTCCACCAGAAGTTCGCAAAGCCTTTGGATTTACATGCTGTATGGGCTGGATTTTCTTCCGTAGTAATGACAGGACAATAAGTTATCTAGACAGATTTCTTAATACTAGGGAAATAAAAGGCTCTGATCAGAAAAATTTTAATCAATTTTTATTAAAAAATGCACCAACTTCTAAACCGCACCAATTTGGTGATGAGTTAACGATAGATAATACTGCCGACCAAGATTATAATTACAACGAGCTCTCCTTACTAGCTTTAAGTAAACCTCTAGTAAAGCGAGGTCCTATAGAAAACGAAACATATGTATGGCATCCAAATACAAGAAAAGAGGCTGAGCACAAAAAACAATCATTCATTGACAGAGGCAAATGGAAAATTTAATATCACACCTCGAAGGCCCGAACAAGCACATCATCAATTTAATCAAGCTTGATAGCGGTGAAGTTGTCAACTCGACAAGCAAATGGTTAACTGATCGTTGGTTCTTAAGGGAATCTAATTTTGAAAAAAACTTAACATGTATTGAAATTAGTCCATTCAAAAACAATAAAGACTCTAATACATTTGTTGGTAAAAAATATCTTGAACATAAAGTTTACAATTCTTTTGATAATGCCCCTGATGACATAGATTTTCTTTCTATAATAGACCCCGACAATGCTTTTGAGGTTCTTAAATCCATCGATCATTCTAAATATAAAATTAAATATCTTTGTGTAGCTATTAATCCACTAAAAAACAAAAATTTTAAAGAAAATAAAAAAGACATAGAGTTACTACTTAAAGGTAAATACAAATTTATCAAACAAAACAGGACAGAGTTATTATATAGTGTAATATAATCTTGATGCAAAAACCAATACCAACATATAGAAATCGGGTTCATTTGTTATATTTATTAAATGAACGTAAAATCAAACATGCATGCGAAGTCGGCGTATTCAGGGGTGGCTACAGTAGAGAAATCTTAGGAAGAATTCACAGTTTGGAAACACTTTACCTAGTGGATCTTTGGGAAAATCAAACTAATTACCACGACCTATGCAATGGAACCCAAGAAGAAATGAATGAGCATTTCTTAAAAACACTAGATAATACATCTAAATGGAAGGATAAAACTAAAGTTTTAAAAGGTTACTCTACTTCTGTTTGCAATAAAATACCGGACAATAGTCTTGATTGGGTTTATATAGATGCGAGACATGATTATCTTGGATGTAAAGAAGATATTCATGCATATTGGCCAAAATTAAAATCCAACGGGATTATGAGTGGTCACGATTACATTGAAAATCACGAATTACAAAAAATGCAGCCCAATAATGATTGGTCAATTTGCTATGACGGATCTTTTCATCCTGGGGCAGTTAAAGGCGCCGTAGACGAATTTGCTAACGATAATAACCTACAAGTTATAGTTGGATACAAAGAGCCAGATTATCCTAGTTGGTCAATCCTGAAACCATAGAAACATGAACAATATACAGATCAAAACTGGAGCCAACTTAAGCAGGCTCCTTCAATCTACAGTAAACATACCTCAAGCTTTTACTGAGCTTATTAAAAATTCCATTCAAAACTTCGCAACATCCTGCTCTATTGAATTGCAACACCCTTACTATGGTGACACGAATTGCTGCGCCATCATAACTGATAATGGCCAAGGATTTGATCATATTCCTGATGAAAATGGAATGAACGCTTTTGACAAGTATTTTGTTTTTGGAAATTCATACGATACTACTGGCGGCAAAGGTGTTCAACTAGGTCAAATGGGTATAGGAGGGAAGCTGGCTAATGACAAACTTTCTCATGAAACAGAAATTCACTGGACAATTGAGACCAAAAATGTTCATGGCAAATGTTTTCTCTTAGAATATAAACCAACCAATGTCACATTCTTAAACGAATACTCTCCATCTTTTAGAGAACTTAGCCTACAAGAATCTTCTATTAAAAGTGACACCGGAACAAGAATAACAATACAAAAAGTTAAACGAAAAATTGAAGCAAATAGCTGGAACAAAGAAATCATCAAGAATGAGCTCCGCACATTTTTTGGGCATCTTATTCCTCAATTACAGAAAGATGGCAAAAAGTTTGACCTCACCTTGAACGGAGAGAGTTTAGAATTTATCTACAAACTTCCAGGATCTAATATTCCAGTAATTAATAGAGAATTTGAGTATGATTACTATGGCCAAAAGAAGAAAGCCAATATTGAACTTAGACTGTCTTTGGTTTATAACAGATCTTTAATCAAAAACCATCCCCTCAAAAACATTGATATTATTTCGAAAGTCAAAATATGCCCATTTCATCTATCAGACCAAGACTTACTTGCATCAACAATAAGCTGGGTTGAATCCAAGAATAAAGAAGAATGTTTGGACCGCGACAAAATACATAATATATTTAATAAATTAGTTGGATTCATTTCTTGCGATGCTCTCTCTGAAGTTCTTGACGATACGGGCATGCCCGCTAAAGATTTATCTCACCATAGTTTAAGAGATGACCACCCAATCACTAAGCCTTTTCTCGAAAAATGTTATAGGGTAGTTATTGAATGGATCATTGAATATATTAAATTAAATCAAGAGGAAAAAATGAATATACTTGATGCTTTAGCTAACGAAGTGTCAACTATGCTTGCTGAATATTTTGACGAAGAAGATTTTTCGGACCTTTGGCAAAACGACGAAGGTGAAGACGAAGAAGAAGAGGAAGAGTTAACGGAAGAAGAAGAGCAAGAGGAAAAAGAAAAAGAAGAGCTTAAAGAGCTTGCCGAGATTGTTGCCAGAAGAGAATTCGATTTTCAACCCGAAGAAGAGGAAGAACCTGAAGAAGAGGAAGAGGAGGAAGAAGAGGAAGAGGAGGAAGAAGAACCTGAACCGGAAAATAACATTCCTCCACTATGGAATAGATTTAAAAATCAAAAACTTAAGAAATCGAAGAGGATTAGATATATAATTATCGATTTTGGTGAAGAAGAGAAAAACCTAATGTCAAGAGTGGATGATAATGAAAATTTCACTATATTAATCAACGAAGGCAATCCGAAGTTTTCAAGATTAAAAGAAGAGAATTCTCCTTTTTTATTGGCTCTTCACATTTCTGAGCTTTTAATTAGAGAGATTACGGTATACAAAAACCCCCTAGCTTCCCCATCTGATTTAGATGAAGCTATTAGTAATTTCTATAGCGATAAATACTCTCAAGTAAAAACGAAAAGTGAGCTCTGATTTTGCACCATACAGAATTATAGGAAAACCTTTTGATTTTGACCTTATTTGCGAAGAGGATCGCTTTCGGTTTGGCAGGGTTGTAGTTGAAAAAAAGAATGGTTCATTATTAAACCATTACTATGATCACTCTCCATGGAAATTTGATGCAAAAAACTCAAAAGCAGTTAGCTTTATCAAGCAGATTGAAAGGGCTGATGCGGCTCTAAACTTTCCAGACTTCAATCCAGTTAAAATTTATTTTATAGATGTCCCACCCAAAGCTGATATCATCAATCAATCAGCTGATCCCATTTTATTTCAGTCTTACATTGATAAAAACGAACCGGAATGCCCCCTCAGCCTAAGGAATCATCCAGATTTTATTTGTTGCCCCGATTTTACTTTTTGGGATTGGTGCGGAATGAAATATGATCGTTACTTTAGTAAAATCCGTACTGCTGGAGAGTCAAAGCCAGTTTCCTTAAAACTGTTTTGGCGCGGCACAAAATACCCAAAACTTCGCGGCCCCTTAGTTGATCTTAGCGAGCAGTATCCAGATATAATTGATGCAAAATTTGCAAAGCCTAATAAAAACGACCAAAACTTTATTTCTTTAGAAGATGCAGTTCTTGGTTACAGTTATTTTATTGACCTGCAGGCTTCTGGCTGGAGCCCAAGAGTTAAATACTTCCTTCAGTCTCATCGTTTGACATTTTTACAGGAGCGCTTTCATAAAGCATACTATGAAAAAGATTTGGTTCCCATGGAGCATTACATACCAATCAAAAAAGATCTATCCGATCTTGTTGATAAAATTAATTGGGCAAACAGCAATCCTAAAGCGGTTTCAGAAATTATAGAAAATGCTTTCAATTTCAGTATAATAAATTTCTCTATAGACGCCGTAAACAAAAAGTGGCTAGAAGTAATAGAGTATTCACAAAGAGGTTAAAACATTTTCCCTATGTACGATTTAATTATATTAACTACAGCGATTGATAGGCCTGATTTACACAACCAGACCTTGCGGCCATTTTTTAATATGCTTGAAAAACAGGGGATTAATCACAAGTGGATTGTTAATTTAGATTCTCCATTTAATAAAAGAGAAGCAGCATTAAATAATCTTAAAACGTTTAATTATAGCTACCATGGTCATGATATACATATGTCAAATAAGGCGTGCTTTTACTCAGCAGCAAAACATGTTATAACTGCTGCATACGATGATCTAGTCGATCTTGATGGATATGTAATGTGGCTGGAGGATGACTGGGATTTACTTGTCCCATTTAACATGCGAGAGTTAATAGATAGCGACTACGAATATATTGGCTTTCACTTTCATCACTTTTTTGAATTCTCCTTCAACCCAACTATTTGGAGTCAAGATTTCTTTGTAAAAAATGTATATGAGCCCTTTGCTTCCTCAGAAGAGTCTATAGACCCAGAGCAACTTCTTATTAACCACCACAAAAAAACTAGAGCAGAAGACCCCAGCCATTTAAAAAATGTAAAACGCATCAATTTTAATGGTGTGTTTGAAGATGCTGGCAGAAAATGGGGCGAGCAATATAATTTAAAAAAATGGAATAAAAATAAAACAGGAGGAAGTGTTAGTTATGTATAAAGCTTCTATCATATTATCGTCCTACAATAATTTATCTGCACTAAAGTTAAGCATTGAAAGTTTAAAATACCAAACAGAAAAAGATTTTGAAATTATTATAGCAGACGATGGATCAACAGATGGAACAATAGAATACTTGGAAAAAGAAAACATAAAGTATTTTAGCCATCCAAACGAAGGATATAGACTTGCATATATATGGAATCGCGGCGCCGAACTAGCAACTGGAGATAGATTAATTTTTGGTAATGCGGATATTATATCTCACCCCAAAAGAATTGAAGAGCATTTAAAGTTTAGCAATAATTTAGTTGCTGGTATTTATCCATCAATCCCAATTGATAAAGTCTCCTCTATTACAAATCATATGATTGCTGATAAATTTGAAGATGTCACTTCACTTGCAACACACGATAGAAGAAAAGATTTTATCGATAAAATTAAGCGCCCATACTTAGTTCATGGTAAAAAAATTCCACCACGGTATATGTATGGCGGTAATTGGTCTTGTCCCGCCAACACTTTCATAAAGCTTGGCGGTCTAGACGAAGGCTTTAGAGGCTGGGGAGGAGAAGATTTTGACTTTGCTAGAAGAGCGGAGTTAGACGGCAACGATATTATACTCAATACTAATTGCATAGGTTACCACCTGGACCACGAGACCATTAATAGGGATAGCACCAAATCAATCGGCAAAGGGTATTTTAATAAAAAATGGAATTAACATTTAAAGAGTGGATCGATAATGAAAAAAATTCTTAAAGTTTTTGTATGCTGTCACAAATACATCCATAGAGTTGAAGAGATAAAAGCTCGCGTTAATAAATGGTGCCTTGGCGATTATTTAATTTTTATTGGCGGCGAAGAAGAACAAGAATTAGAAGAAAATGTTATTCAATTAAAATGCAGGGATCTATACGAAGACCTTCCAGAGAAAATGTTTGCGATTTATACTTATCTATCTAACCTTGGATATACAGACCTTTATGACTATTTCTGGAAAATAGATGACGACATAGGCTTCATTAAATGGAATGTTCATCGCGAAGCAAATCTATACAATGAATTAAAGAACCATCACTATTGCGGTTTTAAACTTAAGCCTGGGAGCAAAGGGGGTAAAAGAGGCTGGCACATTGGCAGAGTAAAAGAAGATTCTCCTTGGTACAACAAGCGATACGATGGAGAGTACATAGACTGGATTGATGGCGGTACTACTTATTTCCTAAGCTCGCATGCATTAAACAAATGGAAAGGTTTTGCTGGGCTTAATCAAGTTAGATACAATGATATATACGAAGACCTTGCAGTGGCAAAATATTTATCTAAGTTTGATATTGTTCCATCAGAAATTGATCCCTGGCAAGGTAAGACTATTTTAAAATTCAACATTAATAAATGAACAAAAATATTTTCTTACTATGTCTGCAAGGATGGGACAATGCTCCATGGTTATATCGCGAAGTGTCTGAATCCTGGGAAATCAATAACCCAGATTGGAAAATTCATTATATAGATTTTAATAATTTAAAAGATTACGTTGATGACATAGATTATATTTATGATAAAACTAAAGATATAAGGAAACCTGCTCAAAGCGATATTATACGTTTATCTTTATTGAAAAATTACGGGGGTGTATGGGTTGACGCTACTTTGCTTTGCATGCAACCCTTAGACCATTGGGCTCAAGAAGCCGTATCCCATTCAGGTATATGGATGTATCATGCATGCATTGACCCAAAGACTAATTTTATAGGGGGTGCTAGTTGGTTTATATTGTCAGAAAAATCTTCCTACATTATCAATAAATGGAAAGAGGGGTGTGATATTTATTGGGGTAAAATGAACAAGATGCACACGTTTTTATGGATGGATTCTATTTTTAAAGATTTATTTTTTGCTGATAATAAATTTAGAGATGAATGGGTTGATTGTTGCTACGCAAAAGGTTTAGACATGAATTCTGAATATGGCTCCAGGGCTGAATCGCCAAATTGGCTTAACGATAATAAATTCAGGTCAGATATATTTTTAAATACCCCTCCTTATGCCGTTAAATTAACTAAATTCTTTATGGATTCATTTCCTGACCCTACTTCTGTTGATTTTAAAAATTCCAGCATTTATAATGCAATAAAAATGAGTAAAAGAAAATTTGTATACAAACATCCTTGGGAAACTCCTAAGAAGTGTAATTAAACGAAATGAAGCCTGTTAAAGTTACCAATGAGCGCACTGGAGGGAATTTATTCCACTATGCACATTTTATTTGTGATTGCTTGTATCCTGAATTTTTATCTGGAGTTTTTGATTATACCGATGTCTTCAGATTAAAAAGCATTCATCAAACATTAGGAAACTTCGCATCTTTTTACGAAGAAATCTCTGGAGCAAAAAATCACGAATTAGTGCTAGATTCCTTTGATTCTCTTGATTATGAACATATTGTTTGCCAAAGAAAAGAAGACGAAAATGACTTTGCTAATTTTGAATCTTTCAGGAAATTTATATTCAACCGTTTAGATATTAAAGCTTTGATTGATCAAATGGACGATCTTAATTGTTCGGCCCCTGAAATATTATTAATCAAAAGGGGAGAGCCTACCGAACTAATAAGTGACGAAGAATTAAAACTAGAGAACCCCAATCAAACTAACGGAAAAGAAAGGCGAGAAATATTAGGGGTGGGCAAAGTTGAAGAAAAATTAAAAAATATATACGGAAGTCGGATGCGCTCTGTTGTTCTCGAAGAAATGCCTTTTCGAATGCAGGTTTTTTTATTCAATCAAGCTAAATTTATTATCTGTGCACACGGAGCATGCATGAGTAATTTATTTTTTTGCGAACCAGGCACTAAAATATTAGAAGTACAAGCTCAAACCGCTCAAGATAGGGTTATTGGTGCAGGCTGTTATCCGTTTTTTGATTACATTTCAAAAACACTAGATCTAGATCAGCACAAAACAAAAAATAATCCCTTCATGGTTATAAAGACTGCCCAAAAAATACATTAAGATGAATTTTAAATCTTACATGATCACTTTCACTAAAGACCAGAATCGCCTTATTAATTTCAATCAGGCTAAATTAAAGTTGGATAATTTAGAATTATTTAATGCGGTAAATGCTATTGATCATTACAGTCATTTCGAATCAATTGATAGAAAAAATAATTATCATACTGATCAATATATTGATCAGTGGAAATGGCTTCCTGGCAAACTGGGATGTAATTTGTCTTATGTTAAGTTGTTGAAAGATTATCATCGTAATTATAATTTTTATCCCGACTTCCCTTCTTGGCTTCTTGTTATAGAAGATGATGTTGAAATTAAAATAGAGGACGCCACTTCTGTATTTTCTTCCATATTAAACAAGGCATCTGATTTAAGTTTTGACTTTGTTAAATTTTTCATAACAACGGGCAAAGAAAATATTAACGGGAAAATTATAGAGTTTTCACCTGAATTGCAATTTGATGAATCGAGACATATATCTGACGGTTTTTATAAACTTATGCCATCGTGGGGTACAGCTGCTCAAGCTTTTCATATTAATTCTGTATCTAAAATATTAAAGCAGTTGCCATGGAATGACCACATTGATCAAATACTTATGAGACCTCCATTATTTGACTCACTAAATAGCGCTGCTTACAAACAAGATTTTTTAAACTATTGCGGTGCTAAAAGTTTAGAAGAAGCCGACGAGGGTTACGGAAGTCTTATATTTAACAACTCAACTGATGGCAAGGTTGACTGGAGAAAACTCACAAGAATATGATTTCTCATGAATTAAAATGTATCTTCATACATATACCTAAATGTGCGGGCAGCTCTATAAATCAACAGCTTAAATTAGATTCAGTAGGATTCTCTGGTCATTCGCCAGCATCATACCATTCTGAATACAAAGATTATTTTTCTTTCACTTTTGTAAGGAATCCATATGATCGAATAGTTTCGGCGTATAAATATTTCCGCAAACTTAAACCAGGGCATCGTTGGTATAAAAGAAACAGTATAATATCTGATGCCGCAAATGACATGGAGTTCAATGATTTTGCTCATCACATCAATGATTTTATGAAGCTGATGAAACGAGAAGAAGGTTCATTTGAATCTGGCATCCACTTTCAACCTTTTCATTATTTTATTGATCAGCCGATTGATTTTGTTGGTCGCTTTGAAAATATTCAACAAGACTATTTTAAGATTTTATCTCATTTAAAACTTTCTATCAAGCCCCTTCGCAAAACCAACTCAACAAATAATTCAGATTATAGACGATTATATATGGAAGATAGTAAAAGAGAGGTGTACAATATATATGAAGAAGACATTAACAAATATAAATATAAATTTTAACTTATGACTGATCAATTTCCACTTCCTTATTATTTTAAATTATCTAGTGGTCGAAAATCCTTGTTAGAACTAATTACCCCCAACTCTAAATGCGTAGAAGTCGGAGTATTTAAAGGTGATTTTACGTCTTGCATTTTAGATCAATCTCCTGCAGAATTAAATCTAATTGACCCTTGGGATAGTATTATCGATGTTCCTGCTAGATGGCATGCTATTCCACAAGATGATATGGATGAAATTTTCAAAGAAGTTTCCTCTAGATTTTCTACAGAGTCAAAGGTAAATATCATTAAAAAATATTCTGTTGATGCGCTTGATCAATTTGAAGACGAATCACTAGATTGGGTATACTTGGATGCAAACCACTCTTATTCTTTTGTAAACCAAGACCTCGAAGGCTGGTGGCCTAAATTAAAACCTCAAGGGTTTTTATGTGGTAATGCATATATCGACGGTGATGCTCAATTAAGATTATTGGATTTCGGTGTAATACCTGCAGTTGATAGTTTCCTCGAAGATCGTTTTGATGAAATAGAGGATTTTGACAACCAGCAAGACCAATTCTGCATTCAAAAAAAGTAACCCTTCCAATGGAAGACATACTGCTTTTATTTAACGAAACCTTTTTAAAAAAAAACGGTATCATTACCGTTAACTCTACCAAAGATATACCAAATCAAGATTCTATTCTTTTTATTGGCAGTCATAGGTATACTTTTAACCCCCAAAAGATACTTGAATATTTTGAACCTATATCTAAAAAACCTTTTACTTATTCAATTATTTGCGGCAAAACAGATCGCTGCTTAAGTAAAGATATAGATATACCTGATAACATTAAAAAAATTTATTGCAATAACGTCGACTATTCTCACGATATTATTAAGTTCTTTCCAATGGGTAGGGATTTCAGGGCAAGAGATTGTTTTCATAAAAATACCGAAAACAGAGATCGAGATATTTTAGTTTATGGTAATTTTTCATTAAATACAAGCTGGATAAGAAAAGCTATTTATTTGTTTACAAAAGACAATCCCATGTATACTCTTGAAAATATTGGCTCAAGAGGAACAAGAGGAGAAAAACGTTCTTGGTTTATGCCTAATGATCAATTTTTTAATAGATTGCGAAGCAGTAAATTTGTAATGTGTCCGCGAGGAACGGCACCTGATTCTTTCAGGTTTTATGACACTCTTTATTGCGGTGCAATTCCTATTGTCGTTAAAGACTCGATGTACGATCAATTTGATCACTCAGAGTTACCAATTCTTTTCCTGGATCATCAAAAAGATTATCAAAAAATTAGTGAAGATTTTTTAAATGAGCAATATAATATATTATCTCAAAAAATAAAACCTTATTATAAAACATTAGATTTCAATCATTGGATAAAAAGAATTAAATTAGAATTATGAAAATATTAGTTGGAGGAGCAGGCGGCTTTATAGCCGGTTATTTAGTTAAAGATTTATTGGCACAAGGGCATGAAGTTATCGCCGCCGACATTAAGCCCGCAGATATGTGGTATCAGACGTTTGATGGTGCAGAAAATCATGCGGATTGTAATCTGCAAGAAAAAGATCATTGTTACAAATTAAGTGTCGGTGCTGATCGCATCTACAATCTTGCCTGCAATATGGGCGGCATGGGGTTTGTTGAAAACAATCAAGCTCTTTGCATGGAGAACGTTCTTATTCAGACTCACATGATGATGGCTGCGAGAGACAATGGTGTCAAAGAAGTTTTATATAGCTCAACTGCTTGTGTTTATCCAGCCGCAATTCAATCTGAAATTAAAGACGAATCATCTCAGGCACTTAAAGAATCTGATGTATTTCCAGCTAATCCAGATGATGGATATGGTTGGGAAAAATTATTTAGTGAATTGATTACTTATTATTACGGAAAAGATTTTGGTATTGATTCACGCACTTGTCGCTACCATAATGTTTATGGGCCATTTGGAACATGGCGTGGTGGTCGTGAAAAAGCTCCTGCTGCAATTTGTCGTAAAGTTATAGAAGCCAAGATGAGTGGTAAGCACGAAATTGAAATCTGGGGTGATGGCGAACAAACTCGTTCATTTATGTTTATTAATGACTGCTTGACCGGTATGGATTTAATGTGGGAAAAAGGTGACTCTCGCCCACTCAACCTTGGAAGTGATCGTATGGTTTCTATCAATCAGCTTGTTGATATTGTAGAAAATATCGGCGGCATTAAATTAAAAAGAAACTACAATTTAGATGCACCTCAAGGTGTCCGTGGTCGCAATAGCGACAACACTATGATCAAAGAGGTTTTAGGTTGGGCTCCTTCTATTACACTAGAAGATGGACTTGAAAAAACATATGAGTGGATTTACAATCAAATGCAGAATTGCAAAGATTCTGATGGATATTAAACCCCGAACTTATCATGATTGAATTTTACAATGTAAAAAAGAAGGAAAAGGTTCAGATTGATGAATCTAAAATTACAAAACAGTCAATGGAGCGCACTACAAAAACAGGCAAAATTTCTATTCGCTATGCTTTACGAGCCGTTGATGATGACGGCATGAAGCTCACTAAGTTTTGTAGCAAAGCCGATTACGATAAAATACCCGATTAATGGGTCCGATTCTCAATACTATTATAGGCGCAGGAATCAAACTGGCCTGTAATCTTATTAACGCTTGGCTTGAGCAGCGTCGCCATAATCAAATTTTATTGGCAGCTCGGGACAATGAGATGCTGCAGGCTTTAATCTCTAATCAATCCGAGCAGGCTAGTGACTCTTTTGTTAAGGTTACTCGGCGAGTACTGTTTATGAGTATTACATTTACAATGTGTTACCTCATGGTCTATTATGCACATAACCCCGGGATTACTTATGACATTATTGTGCCAAAAGGAGAAAACGCCAGATGGGGTTTTTTTAGTTACCTTTTTGGAGCTAAAGAATGGGATGTCGTTGAAATGACAGGTGGATTAATGCTATCGTCATTTATGGATCTTTGCTTTATGGTTATTGGCTTTTATGCGATACCAAGTAAAAGAAGGTAAATAATCTGATTTTAGGTGTATACTTATTCTGTATAATTAACATTTTTTAGCTATGTCATATTCAAATCCTTATTTCAGTGGAAGCTCTCAAGCAGTAAGCTCACCAAACGTCGGTCTTCAATATCTTTGGGATGGCGGTCTTAACAATAACAATGGGGGTTGGCGCCCGATTACTACAGGCGATCTTTTGACAGTTACCCTTGAAGGGGCTCAAGTCAATGTTAATCTTAAAAAAGACGAAGATACTGTAAATATTTACACGGACAAAGGTCAAGGTATAGATATACTTCAGACTGGTGACGCTGATAACTTTAACACTAACGCCAACCTACAAGTTGGTGATACAGATGTTTCTGACAGTAATCCAGTTCCAGTTAAAACCGAGTACCTCAACGACTCTATTGAAACTTTTCAATTTACTCACGATAATCTTAACGCTAATGTCAACCTACAAGTTGGTGATACAGATGTTTCTGACAGTAATCCAGTTCCAGTTAAAACCGAGTACCTCAACGACTCTATTGAAACTTTTCAATTTACTCACGATAATCTTAACGCTAATGTCAACCTACAAGTTGGTGATACAGATGTTTCTGACAGTAATCCGGTTCCTGTAAAAACAGATTATCAAAACGATTCAATAGAAGTTTTTCAAACAGGCCATGACAATTTAAACGCAAACGCTAATTTACAGATTGGGGATGCAGATGTCTCAGTGTCAAATCCCGTGAACACACAACCTGTTTGTCCTGTCTTATCAAACGACGAAAGCCTATTCGCCACAACAGCTAGTTTCAATGGAAATGGTGATATTGATAACGGAGTTGAATATTATTCGTTACAAGCAAACACAAGAGGTTCTGCGGGAAATAAAACGATCACTGGTAATGGTTTGACTACAATGTCCGCGTTTGCTTCCCAAAATAATTTTACCGCCAACTCTGGGAATACAAATCTAGTACCTGACAATGGAACAGCATTTTCTTTTACTGGCGGCGCAGACGCAACGAAAGCTGGCGCCACGCTTAACGGAATTTTGTATGAGTATTACCAAGAAGGTGCCATTGGAAATACTAAAGGTGTTCAAATCTCTGATGGTAGCTCCCTCTCTCATTATGTTGGCACTTATACTATTCAAATATTTATTAATACGGGAACCACTAGCCGGGGAGACCTAGTTAATTATATAACCAACAATGTTACTGAACTTAATGCGCTAACTACTACCGGCGGCACCCTTGCTCAAGCAGGATTCACTCAATTTAGCAATGGATCTGATGGCGATTTCGCTATATTTACTGGTAGTATAGCTGTTGAGTCAAAATATCAGAACATACAAATCACTGCAAACTCATCAGGGTCTTCCGGAAATGTTACGCTTACGGGCGATGATACTAGTACAATTACTGATTTAGTTAACGCTCATAATGGTGTCGCAGGAAATACGCAATTAACCGTCAACCTCGGAGGGCCTTACGTTTTAAATAATGGTGCATCTATAGCGCTCAATGGAGGCTCTGATGCAGTATCGACTGCCCAAGAATTTCATGATTCCACTAATAATTTTTATTACACAAAGCATAGTTACGTTATTAAATTAAAAGGCACCGGCAGTTCTGCGTCTGCAGACGTTACTTTCTTAGTAAAAAACAATGGGATCAATGATTTTGCATCAATTAAAAATGAAACTGTCACATGGAACCCTTCGACTGATGGAGATCAATATTTAACTTATTTTGATGAATTTAATTTTAGTTTTGCAAAAGTTTTCTTTGATTTAGATAACTGCACAGTTGATATAGCTGAAACTCATACTGGTTAAAATAAATTCTTGACTTTTTTACTTATTTATTCTATCATTGCGGAGTGACTCACTCTGAGAAGAAAAAAATAATTGAAAAATTAGTTGTCGTACCAGACAAACAAAAGCGCAATTTTTGGGGTAGAGAAATAAAATCCCTCAACATCTTGCTTGAAAAGTATTCTGAAGAAAATTTCTGGAAAGGCTTGACTTTCTCTGAAAAATTTGATAGTATTATTGTTCTTCGCTCTGGTTATTTTGCCAATGAGCTTAAAAAAAAGTACAAAAGATACAAATATAATATACCTCAACAAAAAAAACTTGAATTAGGAGGAAAAGTAGGAGATGATTATAAAAAACAAGTTAAACCCAAAAACCTTAGAGAATTTTTATCATGAGTAAAACAGCAGATATTGAATCAAAAGATTCCCTCAAAAGCTTTCTTAAGCAAAACGAAGACCATCATTACAACTTTGAAGACGAAATTGATTATAAAGTTTCTTGTGGAAGCTTAAAGGTTGATTTTGAACTGAATGGTGGACTAGGCCCCGGACTTCATAGATTTACAGGCATGAATGAGGGTGGCAAAAGCTCTGAAGCTCTAGAGGTCATGAAGAATTTTCTAAAAATGGATAATGCCAAAGGGGTTTATATTAAAGCAGAAGGTCGTTTATCAAAAGAGATGCGCGAAAGATGTGGTATCGATTTTACATATGAAGAAGACGCATGGGACGCAGGAAAATGCTTTATCTTTGATTGCAACATTTATGAGACCGTACTTGACTTGATGAGAGTTCTTGTGGCTAAAAACCCCGAAGGAACAAAATATTGCTTTATCTTAGATTCTTTAGATGGTTTGATTATGAAAGATGATCTAATTAAAGGATTTGAAGATTCTCATAAAGTGGCTGGCGGAGCACTTCTTGGCGCTAAGTTTATGCAAAAAATGAGCATTGCTTTAGCTAAGCGAGGGCATATGGCTATTTTCATATCTCAAGTTCGGGCCGATATCAAGCTTGACCCTTACAGCAAGGCCCCGATCAGACAAACAACAGCAACAGGAGGGAATGCTCTTCTTCATTTTGCTAATTACATTCTAGAGTTTGAGCCTAGATTCAAAAAAGACTTAATCCTAGAGAATCCCACCCAACCAATTGATCAGCAAAAGAATAAAATACTTGGCCATATAGCCAAAATCACTGTCAAAAAATCCCCAAATGAAAAGACAAATTATACATTAGAGTATCCAATTAAATACGGAAGAACCAAGGGGACTTCTATTTGGGTTGAAAAAGAAGTAATTGACATGCTGTATCTTTGGGGTTATGTCAACAAGAAAGGTGCATGGATATCTGCAGAGCAAGACTTCTTGGATCTCGTAAAAGATAATAAGTTAGATTTTCCTGAGAAAGTTCAAGGTGAGCCTAAACTAAATTCATTACTTGAAAGCAATCCAGACTTAACTACGTTTTTAATTAATCACTTCAAGGAGCTTATCTACAAAGAACATAATTAATGGTATTTAAAACACTAACCGGATCTTCAAAAAGAGTAAAAAAACCCAAGAATTATCTAATAAAATGGGACGGTCAAAGCCTGAGTAAATTACAATTTTCCACAAAACAGTTTCTAAAAAACCATTGGGATGTAGATATTGTGTTCGAAGAATTTCCAATCCCGGGAACAAGAATGCGCTTTGATTTCTATAATTCTAATAAAAATATCGCTGTCGAAGTTCAAGGAGGCCAGCATCTAAAGTACACCCCGTTCTTTCACGGCAAATCAAAGTCTACATTTCTTAGCCAAATACGAAGAGACAATGATAAACAAAAATTTTGCGAATTGAATGATATAAAATTAGTCGAAATTTATCCTAATGATGAATTGTCAGTTGATTTATTTAAATCTTTTGGCGTTATACTCTAACATATGTGTAATATAAAATAGTGAGCAATAATATTGATCCAGAAAATCTAAATGTTTTTTCCATTCCGGAATCTATGCTTGAAAAACTCTTTGAGTTTACGGGTGACGCAGATCACAGCAAAGGATTCATCTTAGCTTATGTAGACCAAGAAGGAAAGCCTATGGTTTATACTCGCAGCCAAAATCAAATTATTGAGATGGGGTTGCGTAAAGCTTTGGAGAAATATTTGATTACATTAGAAGAGGCCGAAAGTATGTATGGGGCAGAAAATGATGACCCCGACAATAAAGGCCTTGACTGATTCGTTTTTTTCTGATAACATAGTTCAATGATATATTCTCCTGAAGTAGAGAAACAGCTTCTTGCTGGTTTATTAAATTACCCAGATAAATATGTAGAGATAGCAATGTTTGTTGGTTCTAAAGATTTCTTCTTTGATCCTCATCAAATTATCTATAGTTTTATCAAGTCTGATTACGAAGCGGGAAACCATATAGATGACATTATACTTTCTGAACGAATTAAGCTTTCAGGCATTTCTTTTGAAGACAATATTAATGTAGCTGATTATTTAAGAGCTTTAAAGCTTAAAAAGTCATCGAAAGAATCTGTAATTGAGTGCGCTAAAGAGCTTTGTAAACTTTCGGCGCGTAGATCTTTATCTAAAACAGGTCAAGAGATGCAGAAGGCAATGAAAAACATTGACCCTTCAAAAAGTTTAAATGAAATCATTGAGTCATGCGATAAAATTTATTCATCAAACATTGATCTGTATGAAAATGGAGAAAACTTTCCTCAAAATATCTATTCGGATATGGAAGAGATTATTGAGCTTCGAGGCAACAACCCTCAAGATAACTTTGGTCCTGTCGGACCTCATCCAAGATTGCATGAGCTCTATGGTTCTCTTTTGCGCCCAGGAAACATAACGACTATAGTGGCAAGAACTGGTGTTGGTAAAACTCAATTCGTTATGGATTTTTGCAATAAAGTTTCGGCGTCTGAAGGGATACCTGTTCTTCATCTAGATAATGGAGAAATGAGTAAGGAAGAATTAATTATGAGACAATGCTCATCTCTCTCAGGCGTACCTCTTTCTCTTCTTGAGACGGGTCGATGGAGAAATGCAGGACAAGAAGTTGTCGATAAAGTTAGAAGAGTGTGGAATATAGTAAAAAATTATCAGTTTTATTATCAAAATGTTGGCGGCATGGATTCAGATGCAATTATGCAGCTAGTCAAGCATTTCTATTTTGGTCAAGTTCAGAGAGGCAATGAAATGATTCTATGTTATGATTATATCAAAACTAGTTCAGAGAAAATGGGTAATAAAGCCGAGTATCAAGTAGTTGGCGAAACTGTTGATAAATTCAAAAGGCTAATTCAAAGAGAGATAGTATTTAACGACAAACCTATGATCTCTATGATGACCAGCGTTCAGAGTAATCGGGCTGGAATAACAAATAATAGAACCTCAGACAATATTGTCGAAGATGAGAGTATCGTATCGCTATCAGATAGAATTACTCAATTCAGCTCGCACTTGCTCTCATTAAGGCAAAAGACTACAGATGAATTAGCGGAAGAAGATAATATGTTTGGAACGCATAGATTAACTTGTTTTAAATATAGACACTTAGGCGACAATGTTCACAGGGCTATACAACCAGTAAGAATGCCCAATGGAGACTTAAAAAGAAACTTCATTAATTTAAGCTTTGAAAATTTTAATATTACTGAACTTGGAGACCTACAAGATATGGTAGATTCTCAAGTTGATGTTGGGCTTGTTAATGGTCAAGGAGCATCAGATATTGATATATGACATCAGATAAGATAAAAGATATACTCACAAATCTTGGCTACAAACTTACTGATTGTGGAAATCACTGGAGAACTAGCGCCTTATACCGAGGCGGAAGTAATCCTACCGCAGTGCAAGTTTACAAAGATTCTGGTGTTTGGCTAGATTATGTTAAAAACTCTCAAGCGTTACCTCTTGAATCTCTTATTCAAGCGACACTTCAGACTAATGACAAAGAGCAAATTAAAAAAATCACAGGAGGCTACGATTTTTCTATTACCAGAACAGAAGTTGTCGAACGCCCAAAACTTACCATGGAAAAAACATACCCAGAATCAATGCTTGACAAACTGCTTCCTCACTATAAATTCTACAACAACAGAGGGATTTCTAGCGAAACCCTCATGTTTTTTAGGGGTGGGCTAGCTACGGAAGGAGCCATGTATCAGCGCTTTGTTTTTCCAATATATAACGAAGATGGCCAAATTTATGGATTTAGCGGGAGAGACATGACTACATCTAATCCTAATCGCCCTAAATGGAAACATATAGGTAAAAAATCGAATTGGATTTATCCTTACTATGTGCCAAATGACTCATACAATATTACCCAACAAGCTATTTCCGATCAAGATTTAGTTATATTAGTTGAAAGTATAGGCGATTTACTGCAATTACATGAACAAGGAATTAAAAACGTGCTAGTGACTTTTGGCACGTCTTTATCTTCTAAATTGTTATGCTTTTTAGTTTCTGCGGGTTGCTCTAAAATTGCACTATCATTAAACAACGACTCCAACCAAGAACACAACCGAGGAAGAATAGGCTCATTTAAGTCTTACTTAAAATTATTGAATTATTTCCCTCAAGATAGTATAATAATACATCCGCCTACTGAAAAAGATTTTGGCGAAATGAAACAAGAGCAATTTCCAGAATGGCTGCAATATCTAGAAACCGAAGCATACAAAGATGATCAACTTAATTACCAGAAAGAAGTTCTTGAATTAATCGACCAAAAAGAGATACCATCTTCTTTGTACAAAAAAAAGTATTTTGATGCCTAAATTAACTCCATTATCCGCCAGTAGAATAAAAAAAGCTCAAAGCTGCTCATGGAGCTACTGGGCTAGTTATATACTAAAAGTCCCAGATAAAAGTAACGACGGCGCAAGTCGTGGATGGATCTGTCACTTAATCTTTGAATTATTAGGCAACCCTCGCCACCGACCAATATACGACGAGTTAATATTAAAAGATGATATTTTTGCTTGTGAACCGATACGAAGATTGGTCGGATATCACGCTAGAAAATTGAATGTAAACGATAAAGAAAACCTGCAGTTAATCAACGACATGACCTTAGCGGGTTTGCATTTTGATTTCTTTGGAGGAGCAAGAGGTGAGCCTGACGAAGCTATATCTGAGCAAGAGTTCAACATCACAGTGGACGAGGCAGATAAACTTTATAGATTAAGAGGCTTCATAGATAAACTATTCTTCTATAAAGATCAAGAGCTAGCTGTAATTAGAGACTTTAAAAGTAGCAAGGCAGTATTTAAGGGTAAAGAATTATCAGACAATCTACAAGATTTATTATATACTTTAGCGGTTAAAAAACTATTCCCTCATTACAAAAAAAGACAAGTAGAATTTTTATTTTTGAAATTTGACCTGCATGCTTCTGGTAATGTTAGAATGGAAGAAATTACAGATGAAGAGTTAGAGGGCTTAGAATACTATCTAACAGAGATACAAGAATTTATTGATAACTTCGATGAAGAAGATGCGCGCAGTAATTTCGCAGGGGCGCAAGGTTACCCTTCCGACGGAACATTTGGAGGTCCCTTAATGTGCGGTAAAGATGGATATAAAATATCTAAAGGTAGCCCGCTATTAGATAAAGAAGGGAACCCTATTGTCGCATATATATGCCCATACAGAAAGCCGATGACCTATTTTGTGATTAAAAATAAAGACGGCAAAATTATTAAATCTGTTTTTGAAAATCAAAAAGATACACTCAAGGCGAATGATTCAGACGGTGAATTTATAGAAGAAATGCGTTACGAAGGTTGCCCGTATTGGAACCGCCCATCTGTAGAAATCGACGATTTTCTTTAAAATTTTGTGTACTCTGTTATGAATGACAGATACAATTGAGAACATTTGCTATGAATATGCAGAAAATTCTTTATTCTCTAAAGACGTTACTATTTTTGGCGCGCCAATAAAGATAATTGTTTACTTGCAATACAAGTATATCGGAGAGCTCTCAAAGTTTTTATGTAATTACGGTTACGAGATCTCTTCTCAGAAAAATACAGGTAAGCATTTTGGTATAGTTAGGTTTGAACTAACAAATGTGAGCGCTCTTGATTGTTTCTTCGACAATAACAAAAGAGGAGGGATTTAAAATGTTTTTAGTGGGGATAATATTTTTATCTGGCATATCAATATCGTTGGTTGCTGCATATTTTAGTATAGTTGGTTTAGCTACAATGTTTCCGGGTTCTATGGAAGCTATCGTTATAATGGGGGCGGTGCTTGAAATAGGGAAGCTCGTCGCAGCCGTCTGGCTTCACAAAAATTGGCATGAAGCTTTTGGTTTCCTCAAGTATTACTTGCTTTTAGCTGTCGTAGTATTAAGTGCTATAACCAGTATGGGCATCTTTGGTTTTCTATCAAAGTCTCATGTAGAACATGGCGCATCAATTGAAAAAGAACAGGCGGTTGTAGCGCAGATTGAAAGCAAAATAGAAAGAAAACAAACGTTCATCACCCAAAGAAAAGATCTACTCACTCAGTTTGAAAAACAAACACAGTCTACAAGCGAAGGCTCAGATCAAATCATCAAAAGACTAGACGATAGAATAAAAGCAATAAAAGAAGAAGAGACCTCTTTATTAAAAACACAAAATGATTTATTGTTAAAATTTGATGCAGATATAAAAATACTAGATCAGGAACTTGAATCATCTAAAAAGAGTACAGGTTTTTTTGGCGCCAATAATTTCGATACAGTCAATAACTCGCAAAAGCCTAAGCGAGAACAGATAAATAAAGACAGGAATCTTGCCTTAGAAAAAATTGAAACAGTTAAAAAAGAAACTATTCAAAAAATCTCAGATGTTAGATCCCAGATTGACTCAATACAGTTTCAAGATAAACCTACCACAATAGACAATCCAAAAATATCTCAGTATCAAAACGATATAGAGGAAGCTTATAATGAGATTGGTGAATTAGAGAATGAAAAATTTGAATATGGAGCAGCATTGAGAGCGCTAGAGACAGAAATTGGGCCAATTAAATATATTGTTGGGGCGCTTGACGAATGGATAGGTTTAGATGTTAATACAGAACAGGCTATTAGAATCATTATAGTTATTTTAATTTTTGTTTTTGATCCTTTGGCTATACTTCTTTTGATTGCTGCAACGATCACTTATTCTAAGAATAAAGAAGAAGATCTTCCGCCTGACATAAGAGATATAAGAAACAAACTCTTAGATGAATTAGAAGAGTATATAAACGAAGGCGGTTTAGCTGAACATTTTATTGAAAGAACAAAGAAATAGCTTGACTTTAGGCGGCGCATATGCTAAATTATATGCATGTTGCTTCCATTATTTAAAAGTCATTTTTCAATAGGAAAATCAATACTAACTCTAGACGCCCCAAAAGAAGAAGGCAAGGATCAATCATCTGATTCAGTTTTTGATATTGCCTCACAAAATAATCTAGACAAAGTAGTTCTAGTTGAAGATTCTTTTATGGGTTTTTTGCAGGCTCGTAAAATTTGCTCTGAATTATCTAAGCAGTTAATATTTGGAATTCGATTAGATTTTTGTGAGGACGCCTCTAATATAGAAGACGCGAAAGATGTCACATGCAGTCATAAAATTATCATTTTCCCAAAAAACTCTGAAGGGTGCAAAAACCTGAATCATATATACACCCTAGCTAAAACAAAACACAATGGCTGGCTAGACCTCAATATACTTAAAAAGCATTGGGTAGAAGAAAACCTTGCGCTAGCTGTTCCCTTTTACGATTCTTTTCTTTTTAAAAATTTAACTACTTTTCAATCGTGTTTTGTAAATTTCACTTTTACCAAGCCAACCTTTTTCGTAGAAGATAACGGGTTACCGTTTGATTCGATGATCAAGGACTCTGTTTCAAAGTATTGCGAAACAAACGATCTAATGACTCAGAAAGTTCAATCAATTTACTATAAAAATAAAAAAGACTTTTCTGCTTATTTAACATACAAATTAATATGTGGCAGGAATTCGTTTGCAGGAAAAGAGCTTTCATTAGAAAAACCTAACTTTGACCACTTGGGCAGCGATCAGTTTTGTTGGGAAAGCTACATGGAGAAAGTATAAAAATGGAAGATTTACTAAGATTTAAAAAGCAACAAAAGTATATGGTTTTTGATTTCGAAACCTGTAACTTGAATTTAGTTTCGGAGCACAACAAGCCTTGGCAGTTAGCGTTTTTAATTTATCATGGAGATAAACTCGTTGAATCAAACGATTACCATATTCATTGGGAAGATTTACGCATGTCCGAAGGAGCGCGAAAAGTCACAGGTTTTAATGATTCTAAATACAAGCGTTTAGCTAAACCGGCGGAAGAAGTACTAGATCACTTCGAGAAGTATTTATACGATGATGATTACATTAAGCTTGGTCATAACATATTTGGTTTTGATATTTATATCCACAATATTTTCAGGCGTCTTTTGGGAAGAAAGACAGATTACTCCTACTTGAACTCCTCGATTGATACTCTTTGTTTAGCTAAAGCTATATACAAAGAAATAGATCTCAACGAAGATGATCAGTTTTTATCTTGGCAGTTTAAACTAAACTCTATTTACGAAAGAGGAATGAGGCTAAATTTGGGGGCATGCTGCAAAACTTATGAAGTTGATTTTGATCCTGCTAAACTGCACGATGCACTCTATGATATACAAAAAAACTACGAAGTCTTTAAAAAAATGCTATGGAAAATCAAAATATGAAAGAAAATATAAATTGCTATCTTGAATTATACTCAAAAGAGATCCATAATCTGATGGAAGAGTCTACTTATTTATACGAAAAAATAAATTCCAAGCCTAGGTCTTATTGGGAATTTAACAAAAAAGAATATAATAATATTTTGAAACAAATTAAAGACATCGAAACAAGTGGGGAAGCTTTGCTTACTTGCAAAAATGATTGTATAGCAGATTTATGATATCCTTCGTAGAACAATTCACAGAGTACACTGATTGTATACCGCCAGGTGTTCGCTTACCTAAGATTGAAATCAGCCAAAAGCAGTATGAATCCATCAACGCGGACCCAACTATATCAAATTATGATTTTCTTCGCAAGTTATGCTTAGCAGGTGTTAAACAAAAAGGTATAAATAAATTCAAAAATGCCCAAGATTACTATGATAGAGTAAAAGAAGAACTTTCAATATTAAAAGAACTAGGATTTATAGATTACATATTATTAAATTGGGATATTTTAAACTATTGCCACGAAAGTGACATACCCACGGGGCCAGGAAGGGGCAGTGCCGCTGGATGCTTAGTGCTCTATTTGATTGATGTAACGAAGATTGATCCAATTAAATATGATTTATTCTTTGAAAGGTTTGTCAGTAAAAGCAGAGCTAAAAAGATAGAAAAGGATGGCATTACATATCTAGATGGAAGTTTATTAGCAGATGTTGATAATGACATTGCCTATGAACACAGATACAAGGTTATTGATTATATTGAGAACAAATACCCTGGGCGAACTGCAAAAATTCTAACACTTAACACTTTGAGTAGTAAACTCTGCATCAGAGAATGTGGCAAAATAGTGGGTGGCTTTAACGAGTCAGACATCAATGCAATTACTGCGCTAATACCTAAAAACTTTGGTAAAGTTTCATCTATCCACGAGGCTATCGAAACAACAGAAAAACTAAAAGAATGGGCCGAAGATAACATTGAAGTAATTAGAATTTCTAAAAAATTAGAAAATTTAAATAAAAATAGTGGAGTGCATCCATCTGGAATAGCTATTTCGCATGACGAGATATCAACCTTATCTCCATTGCAAGCTACCAACGAAGGGGCATTGGTTACTGCTTATGATATGAATTGGGTTGCAGAGCTGATGGTTAAGTTTGATATCCTTGGTTTAAGGACTCTCAGTGTTGTGTACGATGCTTGTGAATCTCTCGATATTGATCCACTTAAAATTCCACTAGACGACAAAAAGACATACCTACCATTTCAGGAGCTAGAATATGCTCATGGCTTATTTCAAATAGAAGCGCATACTAACTTTAGTGTTTGTAAAAAAATAAAGCCAACCAACCTAGAACAACTAAGCGCTGTTGTAGCGATTGCAAGACCTGGAGCACTAGACTTTGCTGACCAATATTCAGACTATGTCAGGACAGGAGATTTTCAAAGCCAACATGAAATATATGATGATGTGCTCTCCTATACAGGGGGCATCCCGCTGTACCAAGAACAGCTAATGAAAATGGCCGTAAACATTGGCTTCACACTCGATGAAGCTGAACAGCTCAGAAGGATCGTTGGCAAGAAAAAAGTTGACCAAATGCCCGCATGGAAAGCTAAGATTGAAGCTAAAATAATAGAAAACAAACTACCGCTTGAGGCAGGAGATATATTATGGAGAGTCGCGGAAGACAGTGCGAATTATTCTTTCAACAAAAGCCATTCGATTGCTTATAGCACACTCAGTGCTTGGACCACTTATTTAAAATTTAATCACCCTAAAGAGTTTTTTCTTTCTTTGCTAAAAATGACCAAGTTTGAGCCTACGCCACAGGCAGAGGTATCACGAATCAGCCAAGAGTTGCCTTTCTTTGGTATCAAACTATTACCTCCGAGTATATTACGTTCCAAAATGGACTTCTCAATTGAGGGAGATAATATTAGGTACGGCTTAAGTAGCATCAAAGGAATTAGTGAAAAGTCTTTGAATGCGCTCCGTAAATTTAGAGACGAAGAAAGTAAAACTAAATTTGATTTATTTTTGGCGGCAAAGTCTGCAGGACTTAATATCGGGGTACTATCAGCATTAATACAAGCAGGCGCTCTCACTGACGATCCAACGGATGATAGATCAAAGCTTGTGCTTGAAGCTCAATTGTTTAATATTCTTACTGACAGGGAGAAACGTAACTTCATAGCTATATCTGAGGCTGATGGAGTGGATCTTTTTGCTATATTTAAAAGAGTTACAGAGTCAAACTTTACTGAAATAGGCGATGACAACAGATCACTAATTAAAGAATCAAGATACAATACATTAAAAAAGAAATATGATCCTTATAAAAAAATCTATTATAAAAATAGTAAAAGTCAAAAATTTGCAAATTGGTATTTTGAAAAACAATTATTAGGATTCAGTTATTCCTCTCAATTATCTCAAGTATTTGATCATGATACAAACAAACCTAAAAATTCTGTTTATTTTAAATCTTTAGAGCCTCGAGAATCTTCCAAGTATATCTTTTCTGTAGCTTTTTCGAAGAAAGATAAATCAAGAAACGGTAATATGTATATCAAACTAGAGCTTGAAGATGAGTTTGGCACGGTTAACGCAATCCTTTGCGATACTGCCCGAGAAAAGAAATGCACAAACTATATAGAAAAGCATAAAGTGCCCAAAGAAGGCAGCATAGTAACACTACATGGAGAAAAAACCAGAGATGGAGATGCTATTTTTGTAAACAATATGAAGATAGTTGATGAAATGATATATATGAACTTAAAAGATCTTAAAGTGTAACCATATGGGAATGGATACTTCACCCAACTTTACTCCAAAGGCTCAACAGCTTATTTCTCAAGCTAAGTTTTTTGCAACATCTTTAAATGATCATGAAGTTGAAGCAGCTCACCTACTCTTAGTTATATTAAACTCTAAGCATTCATTGATTGATGATTTTATCGAAAGCTTTGGTTTTAGCTCTGAAGAAATTAAAGTTTTCGTGACTACTTTTTGCGGACTTAAAAAGAATGACGCAGAAGTCTACGAGGCTAAATTCTCTGAAGAGTTTGCGATAGTTCTTTCCAAAGCCCATGAATTTGCTGAAGAAATAAGCGATGCCTATATAGATGTTGAACACTTCTTTTTTGTGTTCTTAAACTCTTTTGATGGAGCGCTTTATAGTTTCTTTAAGGCTTATGATGTTGATATCGAAACGCTTGTCAAATCTTTTATCATCTTAATTAAAAGTGACGACAGTATGCTCGGTTTGCAAAAACCGCCACAACAACCTAGGATTCCTCGATCCAATCCAACTGCTTCTAATACCAAGGGCGATAGCATGCTAGAATCATTTGCCGTGAATCTAAATAACTTGTGCTTGTCTGGAAAGATTGGTGCGATCATAGGTAAAGATTATGAAATTGATCGCGTTTGTGAGATTTTATCGCGGAAGATAAAAAATAATCCCCTATTGATAGGCGACCCAGGGGTCGGCAAAACAGCTATAGTTGAAGGCTTGGCTCATAGAATTGTATCATCAAAAGTTCCACCTTTCTTATTAAACAAAGAAGTTTATGCTGTTGATCTTGCCTCGATGATTGCTGGCACAAAATATAGAGGTCAGTTTGAGCAGAGAATTAAATCATTACTTTCTGAGTGCCAAGATAACCCTAATGTTATTCTGTTTATTGATGAGACTCATACTCTTGTGGGTGCTGGCGGCGCAGAAGGAGCAATGGATGCCGCTAACATCTTAAAACCTGCATTAGCTAGAGGCGAAGTAACCCTTATCGGCGCGACCACTTTTCCAGAGTTTAAGAAGAATATCGAGAAAGATGTAGCGTTGACTCGTCGGTTTGAAAGCATTCATGTACAGGAACCTAGCCCCGAAGAATGCTTGCTGATATTAAAAGGCTTAAAGAAGTCGTATGAAGATTTCCATGATGTAAAATACTCTGTTAAAGTTTTAAGCGAGATTGTCAAACTCTGCGACTTATATCTTCCCAACAGAAGATTTCCTGATAAAGCAATTGACGTGCTTGATGAAGTCGGCGCCAAAGTAAAAATAAGAAACCTCACTCCTCCCAAAGAAATTTCTGAACTAGAAGATAAAATTTACGGAACAATAGACTCGGATGACCATGATATTGATCTTGAAAAAAATTTAATTGATGAATATGATAAACTTCTCGATGCATGGAGAAAAGAAGAAATAGAAGGGATTGATATAGATGACATCCTAGAGGTTATATCGCAAAAAACAAAAGTTCCAAAAGAAAATTTAATTCATGATAAAGACGAAAAAACCAAATCAATTCAAAAATCTCTAGCTAAAGATGTAATTAATCAGCCAGAAGCGGTTTCTTGTATGAGTCGAGCTATTCTTCGTTCTAAAATCGGCCTCAAAGATCATTGCAAACCGATTGGATCGTTTTTATTTTTGGGGGCTACAGGCGTTGGCAAGACATGGAGTGCTAAAATGCTTGCAAAACATTACTTTGGTTCAGAAAAAAACATGTTTCGTTTTGATATGTCTGAATATTCGGAAAAAGTTTCATCTGCTAAATTAATTGGGGCATCTCCAGGATATGTGGGATATGAAGAGGGCGGCATATTGATCGAGAGTCTAAAGAAAAAACCTCATTGCGTATTGCTGTTTGATGAAATAGAGAAGTCTCACCCCGAAGTTCAGCAGTTATTGCTTCAAATCCTGGAAGAAGGTGAAATCGAGGACAATAATGGTCATAAAGCTTACTTCAAAGATACCATTGTTATTCTTACCAGCAATATTGGCTCTGAATTAACTACCAAATCGACTCTTGGTTTTGGTCCAAGTCAAGAATCAAACAGCTCTAAGATTCATGACGCTGCCAAAAAAATTCTCAGCCCCGAACTTATCAATCGACTTGATGAAATAGTAATATTCAACCATTTAGAGGAAAAAGATCTGCAAAAAATATTCAAAAAACAAATCAGAGACCTACAAAAGAAATTAAAATCTAAAAAAATTAAAATTAATTATTCAAATGAGGTTATGAATCATATTTGCAAAGATGCGGCTTCCCAGAAAATGGGCGCTAGACCTCTCAAGCGAATAATACAACAAAATATAGCTGACGAAATCATCAATTTTTATTTTGAATCTGACTCAATTGAGCCAACAACATTTGATTTTCAAGTTTTAAACAACAAAGTAATACATAAGATTGTGAATTAATAATCCAATAAGAGCCGTAATAGGTGTATAATAACTTATTATGGCAGATAGAAAGATTTCACAATTCGATAATTTCACTGGTGATCAAGGGGCGGATGTATTTTATGTCATAGCGAGTGGGATAACAGAGGATCCTGATGCAAAAAACTATAAAGTCCCATTTGATGATTTAGCTGAAGATGTATTAGAAAAAAGCCCATGGAAGACAGGCGAAGGATTTGTTTATACAATGTCTCCAGTTACTTCGTTCGGAACTACTGGAGACTTAGGTTTATACAGGGTCGATGTTAAAGATGACGCAAGATTCAGGGATGATGTAGTAATTAGTGGCTCTTTAAAGTTTAATGATGCTCAATCAATTGGTTTAACTGATGATATCAATTTTAATTCTCCATTAGACGTCGATGGAACAATTAAATATTCTAATAGCTTTTTGACTGAAAGCGACCTGCCTTCCGCCGCCCAGTACAATGGAATGTTTGCAAAAGTAACCAACTATAATAATACTAATGCGGGTAAATCATTTTTTTCTCATGCTGGTGGGTGGCATAAAATTATAGATTCACTTGATTTAAACACTCAAGAGATTGCAGGATCTTTAGATATAGGGTCTCAATTAAACCCATCCTTATTGACCGTTAATCAAGATATTGTTGCTGTTCGCAATATTGAAGCTGGATTAAATATTTCTGGGTTCAATTTTATTGCTCTAAATGATATTACCGCCAGCGAAGATATTGCCGGTAAAAACGTTAGCGCTTCAGTTGATGTTAGCGCTGGCCAAGATATTGGTGCCACAAGAGATATTGGAGCAGGCCAAGACATTGGGGCAGCCCGAAATATTTCGGCAGGCCAAAACATAACAGCTACTGCTGGCAGCGTATCGGCAGGAACTACGGTTTCAGCAGGAACAAATGTCAGCGCAACCAATAATGTAACCGCAGGTCAAAATGTGACAGCTACTGCGGGCGGTGTATCGGCAGGAACAGATGTTACTGCTGGTCAAGATATCGGCGCTACAAGAGATATTGGAGCAGGCCAAGACATTGGGGCAGCCCGAAATGTTTCGGCAGGAAATGCGGTTTACATAGGGGGCGCAGGTGGAGCGGCGCTTTATCTTGATGGCAACGGCGATTTGGTAATTGGCTAAAAATGGCTCAAAGTCGAAAGATTACTGACCTTAATCGTGCAGAACCGCGCGATGAATTCGCTTTTATTGTAGCTACAGGTATTTCTAATTTTCAAATTTCCCTGAAAGATATTGCTGACTATAGTTCCACTAACAGGCCAACGGGGGATTTTACAGAAAGTTTAACGATTAGTGGAGTTCCAGTTCTAACTGGTGTAGAATATATTGATTCTGATATAGATAACATCAACAATGAGATCACAGAGATCAATAATCAGATCAACCAAATAACAAGTGGAACAACGGTAGTTTCTGGAGTGTCAGCCTCTTCGTTTGCCTTTTTCTCTGACATCGAAAATAATTTAGGTCCAGCTACTAAAACTTATTATGATACTCCAAGTGCCGATACTTTTCTTTCTGGGGTTACTGTTGATACAGCATCTAATCTTAAGGTTTATTTAAGATGGGATGGGCCCGGTAATGATTATATGGGTACCGGGTTTATTGATGGCATTCAAATACCAACCAATCAAGTTATCGAGTTAGGCTCATATACCCGAAGATTTGAGGGTTATCTAGATAATTTATCGTTTACTGGTCAACAATTTATTAGTGGAGAAGCAAATGGATCGTCTACCTTAATTACTTTAAATGAATTGGGCGCCGGACCAACACCTCTTTCTCTGTCTATTGATAGTATCAGTAACGCTACTCCAAAAGCTGGGCATAATTTAGGAGCAACTCATTTAAAGGGCGGCGATCAAATCGACGTTTATGCAGTTTTTGACAATAACGATATCGATACTATTGAGGTTTATGATTCTGGAATTTCTGATGGAATTTCCGCGCAATCTTATTCTTTAACAAACACTGGGGATGGAAATTATACCGCGACAATACCCATAACTGTAACTAACGGCAGAAGTAACTCTCAATCAATTGCCATCATTGCAAAAAATAGCTTTGGTACATTTGGAGATCAAACAATATCTTCTAATTCTGTTGATTTAGATCAGGTTTATCCTGTCATTTCTGCAAGTGATCCAGCTTCATACAACGGAAGAACTGATGGATTAAGAGAAGGAGAGACAACGAGTTTTGCAAATACCGTTTCTAATTGGTCAAGCTCAACCGACTTTATTGATTATTCCGCTTTAAGTAATGACATTTCTGTTGATAACGATGCGACTTTTGAAAACCCGAAAACCGTTAATTATGTCGGCGGCATTTACAATAACTCTGATAATGTAGAAATTACTGCCAGTCGAAACGCTAACGGCGCAGTAGATAGTGATAGCGTTAAAGTAAAAATTGCAAATGGGCCAGTTATCACAGGTATCGATTTAGATAATTTAGCGACTTCAGCAACTTCTCCAAATATTGTTGGTACTTCTGAAGTCAAGGGCGGAGACACAGTAAATGCTGAAATTTATGTAGTCGGAAAAGGTGTTACTTCTAATAATATCAGCTTGTCTATTGCTAATTCTGGGCTTTCAAATGGGTCACAAACCAATTACTCTAGTTATTCAGTCGTTACATTATCGGACGGCAGTTTTAAATATACCGTTCCAGTCAATGTTACTAGCTCAACTTCAAGAGATGGAGTACAAGCAATCACAGCTACGGCGCGAAACAATTTCGGCACATTAAGTGATTCCTTCACATCTTCAGCTTCAGCAACAGTCAATAATTCTGTTTATCCTGCGGTTTCTATTGGTTCCATTTCGTATCCTGGATCGCAACAAGCTTTAAAGAATACTGAGCCTGCTACGGTTTCTAATAGTGCGTCTAATTACGATTCGATATCTTATTCTAGCGACAATGGTCAGCTTTCTATAGCTAATGCAACTACATTTGAGGCTTCTAAAACAGCAACAAGAGCTGGAGGTTCTTACAATATATCGAGCAATAACTTTACAATTACCGCTACAAAAAATAGCAATGGCAGGGTTGTTTCAACTTCCGCAGTTGTTTACATAGCAAATACCGCAATGTCATTAAGCGTAACCAATCTAGCGTCTGTACTATCAAGTTCGCCAACTGGATTAAGCGACAACTTTAATTTGGTTTCAAATCAAAGATATTTATCGGCGCCAACATTATCCACAGATGGTGCGCAAACTTCACCTTCTTCTCTTGCGGTGACTGGATCTGGTACAAACACAAACTCTAATTCTTTTCGCATTACTGTTAGTGATTCAGATACAAAAGGAACTTTCTCATGGGATGTGAGCGCAACCAATTTAGCTGGGATTGTGACCACAACAATTGCGACAAATCCAAATTATGTACTTGCAGGATTCTCGAGCCGTACAATCACTGCATCTCCAACAAGTTTGGGCGCAGGACTAGCTTCTATCGGCACAACCGTCTCGAATACCTCAGATCTTTCTTTCGAAAATGTTAGTGAAGGAGGAACTGCACCGAATGGCGGCACAACATACACATATCAATCGTATCCAAACGGTACTCAACTAGATAACAGCTACGATGTAGATAACAAATTTACTATTTGCGACTCTAGCGGAGTAACAAGTTCAACAGGAGATCATGTATTCAATTTAGATAAACTAAATCGGGCAGCTAATACATCAACAGCAAATCCCGCTCAATTCGTAATCAAGGAAGATTAATATGGGAGCTTTCGAAGATTTTGTAAATGCAAACTTAGGTATTCGTAAACCTTTGATTACAGATACCACTACGCCAACATCTAGTTCAAAAGCTGCCGGCATTGTAGGTACTCATTTTTTAGACTCATCAACCAATTTTCTTTACGAAAAAACTGGCGAAAATAATTCTACTGACTGGGTCAAAATAGCATATCTCGGTCAGCCTCGTGGCGGAGCAGGTGGATCGGCTGGCGGCATAGAATCTTCTGTTCAATTTAATAGTGGCGGATTTTTTGGGGGTGATCAATACTTACTTTACGATTCTTCTGCCGGCAATTTGAGCGGTATAAGCGGTGATTTTGATTATTATAGCATTGATTTTCTGACTGGATTGAGTGGATATTTTAATGATGAAGTATTTGTCGGAGGAGTTGATGATGATGATGTTTTGGTTGTCGAGAGTGGAAACGTTAACATTTATGGTAGCGGATTTTTTCATAATCCAATTTCTGGGGGCGCAGCCCAGTTTTCTTCGATCAATTTAAATGGTGGCGATGTTGAATCCCAGCTTAAAGATTATGCGGTAGTTACGGGTGCGTCTATTGATTATAACACTCAGACTTTATCACTCTTAAGAGATCTAGGTTCTGGTTCAATAGATATTGATCTTGGGCCGCTTTTTTCATAAAGTTTAAAATTAGAAATCCCTGCGGTTAATTTGAGTGTATATTCATTTGAAACCTTAAATTATTTTTATTATGGCTACTAGAAACTTAATACCAAGAGGAAGCGGCGAAGGCGGGCTCGGAATTGAAACACGACCTTGGGGAACTGCGTTTTTTGACAGCGGAAATTTTACAAGTGGAATCACTGTTGGTGGAAATCCAGTGCCTACTGGTTTTGATATTGGTGGAGACGGAGGAGCCGTAATAGAAGGAGACGACGATAATATTAATTTTGGCGGCACAGATCCTGCTGATGCTCGTGATATTAATTTTATGCAGGGCGGCGAGAATGTTATGATAATTAACGAGCAAGGAAACGTTAATATCGAGAATAACATGAGTGTCAGCGGTACAATAAGTGGTGTTAGTGGTATTTTTGATGATAGAGTAGGTATTGGTACTACGAATCCTTCAGATAAGCTTTACATTAAAGGAGACTTTGAACGCTTTGGTGCTACTATTGAAAATCCAACTGCTAACCCAGCAAGATTAACTTTAACAAATTCAGAAGGTTCAGGTACTGTAGATTGTAATAACAACTTATTGAGATTAGGTAATAATACTAGTGAGGACTTAGTAATCGACTCCGACGGCAACGTAGGTATTGGTACTACGAATCCTCTTGCTAAATTCGATATTAGAACTAAAGGGGATACTTTTAATGATGGACTAATAGTTAAAAGTAACACTGGCGGGCAGAGAAGTGTAAGAATTTGGGTTGATGGATCGACTCAAAAGGCTCACATTGGAGCAGGACAAGGAACACAAGATTTAATCTTAAATCATGCAGGCGGCAACGTAGGTATTGGTACTACGATTCCTAGCGCGAAGTTGCATATAGAAAATACCACAGGCTCTTCTTTAATTTTGCAAAGTTTAGGTAGTTACGCAGACGGGCATCAACCTGTTATTATCTTGGCAGGAAAAAATCCAAGTGAAGTTAATAAAAATCTTGCTAGAATTAGGGCTGCTAGTGAAGGCACTGAGTTAGGTGCACTTGCATTTGATGTTAGGATGGGTGCAGGTACTCCACATGAAGAAGCGATGCGCATCGACTCCGACGGCAACGTAGGTATTGGTACTGCGAGTCCTAGTGCTTTACTTGACATAGTTAAAAGCAACGATAGCTCTGTTGGTATTAATATAGATAACGGCAATGCTGGTACAAATGCTCACGCAAGACTTGGTTTAAAAAACAATTCTGATGATACATTTTATCTATTAAACAACGGTTCAGGTAGAACTTTAACAAGATATGGTATCACTATAGCTGATTATTCTGAAATTTTAGCTCAAGAGAGTATCAATGGTTTGCTTATCGGAACAGGTCTAACAAATACCCCGATTATTTTTGGCAATAATGACTCTGAAAGAATGCGTATCAACTCCAACGGCCGAGTAGGTATTGGTACTACGAGTCCTAATGCTCGGCTCGAAGTTAAGACGAGAAACTCGGATGAATTGGCAATTCGAGTAATGTCTGCTAATGATAATTCATTATTCGATATACGAAAGTCAGATAATGGAGATACTGAGTTTTTAAATACTTACTACAGTGCACCAGAAGGTGGATTATCAGGTGGTTTTGCATTTAAAACTACTGATAATGCATCGGGCGCAGCAAAACACACTCGTATGAGTATTCTACAAAACGGCAACGTAGGTATTGGTACTACGAATCCTAGTGCGAAGTTGGAAGTCTCGACGGCATCTGAAAATACTGGAGTGGCATACGGAAACCTAGCTGATTCTTTATTACTAACAAACAAATCTGACGCAGCAGGGGCTGGGCCTAAGTTAATATTTTACAATACCTCAGATACAGGTAGCGGCACACCTAGTGCATTAATAGGTTTACAGCGTAAAACTGACGCAATAACAGCAGGGAGCAACGAAGGGAATTTGGTTTTCTGGACAAGAGGCACTGTAAACCCAGAAGAACGTATGCGCATCGACTCCAACGGCAACGTAGGTATTGGTACTACGAATCCTAGTGCTCCACTCACTATAACTGAAGTTGCTAATGTAGGATTTAGAATGCTTAAGTCAGACGGGTCAGATTTACTAAGTATCGGCGAAGATGGAGCAAGTTCAGTAATATTCAGTGGTGAAAGATTGGGAGGAAAATTGATTTTTAAAACAACCGATGGCACAGGAACCAATGAAGCAATGCGCATCGACTCCAACGGCAACGTAGGTATCGGTACTACGGATCCTGCAGGCCCCTTACACATTAAGAATACAACTGCTAATCAGATAAACTTAACAAGAGCTTCAGACATACGAGGAAGTTCTAACGGTGCATCTGCAGAGATACATGGAGGCGCATTAGTAAACACTACTCCATCCATGGGCGGTGCGATTGGTTTCACTCTAAAAGATTCGGATGGTGCAGGAACTGATACTGACACAGAAGGAGTAATATATTTTAAAGTTAAAGAATCAGGAGCTGGTTTAGTTGAAAAAATGCGCATCGACGCTAACGGCAACGTAGGTATTGGTACTACGAATCCAATATTCAAACTAGATGTAACTGACGAAGCTACTTTATCTTTAGGTGCTGACACTTCTGGAACAAGAGCAGCTGATACACAAAAAACATCAAGGGTAGGAGGTGTCAGATATAATAACGCTTCCCCTGTAAACATGATGATGCATGTCTCTGATTCAACACAGAACAAG